AGGCAGTAATGATCATCTATTTTTTGACCTACTCGTCGCAGGTAAATACGAGGAATTTAAGCAGGTTGTTGGCTTTGGTAATGCGCCTCAAAAGCCACAATTAGGTTATTTGTCTGAAGATGCACTTAATTGTACTACGAATCCAGCGGATCTAATAGACGCTCTCCAAGAGCCTATCCATCGGGAGGTTGGACGTTCAAGACCTGCTAGAGCAGCAAGGAGCCGAAAGAATAAATGAGTTATATAGCAAATCTTAGTTCAGAAGAACAATCTAAAGTATTTCTTATTATGAGGAAATTAAGAGATGTAGCAACTAACTATCAAAATGCAAGTATAGATGAATGCAAACCTTTAGGAAGTGTTACTTGGGAATATTTTAGTAAATACGAAATAATATCTTATTTTTTGAGGCAGATGTCTATTGAAGAAACCTTAGATGAAGTAGAAGATAGAACTAAAGAATATGCTAGAGAAATTATTCAACTATATAACTCTCATCGTAAAAAAGACTACGATATACTAAGAGCAGAAACTACTTTAGACTGGTTTATTAGTTCACTTAAAAACCAATTTATTTTTACTTATTATGAAGAGAGTTGATGAATTTTTACTCGTTAAAGAGACTTTATTGTCAGAGATAGAAGAGTTAGAGGAAAGGCTATGTTGTTTAAAGAAAAGAGTCAATAACTCAGAAAAACTAGGAGTTGGAGATGGAATAATTCTAGGAACTGGTAAAATAATTACTCTTGTAGCACAATATCAAATATTAGATAAAAAATATGAATAAGAAATTAATTTTCATTGTTGGTTGTCCTAGAAGTGGTACTACATTACTTCTATCCTATTTATGTGGAGTGCCTAATACTAAGGTCTTATATGAAACTAGAATTTTAAATAATGGTGACTTAGATTTTATTGCTAATTACTTTGACTCTATGGAGGAAGAAATAGTAATAGAAAAAACCGCTGAACACTGCTTACACTTAGAGAATATTGAAGCTCTAAGAGATAGATGTAAAAGAGATATTCATGTTATCTATCTAATAAGACCTCCTATTCCTACTGTACTTTCTCTCTTATCCTGTAGTAGAAAGAATCCTGAATTATTCGGAGAGACGGATTTACTAGGAGCTTGTGAAAAGTATGAAGAGTCTCTTATTTCTATTTATAGTAATCTAATTCTTAAGAGTAATAAAGATAACATACTTAGAAGTTATGCAGAGCTTAGAGGCGAAGATACTTCTGGAAATCTGATTATTCGAGACTACTATGTTACTAGAATACAGTATACTCCTTACTCTTTATGTGTAAATTATAGAGATTTAGTAGATAATCCTTATGAGGTAATAGAAGATATAGTTGATAGTTTAAAAATAAAAGCTGATGTACAGTCTTTAGTAGATAATAGAATAATTAATATACGAGAAGTTTTACCTATAGTAGAAACTGAAAAGCATCACAGTAATATCTTTAAATCTACAAAAGAAGTAGAAGAGGAAAGATTAACTAAGATAGTAGCTAAAGTTAATAAAGGAGTAAAAGAAAAATTTACTATTGATTTTAACTATATTAGTAACTACTTTGAGCATCCTAAAACTAAAGAGAGTGTTTATGACTTAGTAGTTAATAATAAAGTCTTAGAGGTAAAAGATAATCCCCAAGTAACTATAGTAGTTCCTTTATATAATAAGGAGAAACATATAGTTGAAACACTAACCTTTATCTTAAATCAAACATATCAGAATATAAGAGTAGTAGTCATAGATGATTGCTCTACGGATAATAGCTTAAAGATATTAGAAGAGTATTATATTTCACTACCGCTTAATTTACGAAAAAAAGTACATATTATAAGAAATAAGACTAATAAAGGTGTCTCCTATACTCGTAATGTAGGTCTTAGTAGTAATGCAGATATCTACTCTTTTTGTGATGCAGATGATACTTGGGATAAAGAGTTAGTAGAAAAATCAGTAAAAACCTTTAAGAGATATCCTTATGTTGACTGTGTTTACTCAAGAGTATTAAAAGATAAAATAGAAGATAAGAGTAAAATTTGTAATGGTAAAGTTTATAATGATGCTACTCAATACAACTTCTTAGAATGTGGAAGTAATCTATTTGTAAAAGCTGAAATATTAGAGGAGTACAAAGACTTAAGATTTGATGAGTCTTATAGTGGATGTGAAGACTGGGATTTTCTTATCCAATTATCTAAAGTAGTTAGCTTCAAATGTACTAAGGAATATTTAATAACCTATAGGCAAGTAGAAAATTCACTATCCTCTAATACTAAAAATCAATTTGACCAAGGTAAGAATATACTTATGAGATATTCTGAAAATGAGGAAAAGTATAAAAGGTTACTTACCAGATTATTCTTCTTCTATTTATCTTATAAAAATTTTACTTATAAAAATATCAAAGACTTAGACTTTAGATTTATACTAGAAATAGTTCTAAATAAATGCAAGTCTTTTGTTAAATTATATTTATCATAAATTAGCTCATTACGAATACTCTCTTTCTAACTTCTATGAAAAAATAAGTAGAAGAGATGATGAGTATTCTTCTTTCTTCTCTCAATTAGCAATAGATGAAAGGAAGCACTCTAAGATGTTATTTGCATTACTAGATAAGAGGAAAGAGATTATTCCTACTAAGTATCTCGTAGAAGCAGTTGAGTATAATAATAAGACAGTAAAGAGTAATGATAGAGTATCTACTAAAAACCCACTATTTTACTTAATCTTTAGAGGTAAAAGTGCTTCTAGCTATTCTACTAGAGATTTATTAATCTTTATTCGTAATGGAGAAAAGATTGCTTATATATACTATTCAGCTATCTTGTTTATAGTTAAATTTCTAAGTCTTATTACTAAGGATAAGTTATATGAGTTAGATATAAAAATTCTTTCTACTATAAGAGAAGAAGAAAATAATCATAGTAAAGGGATATAGAATTAGTAAAACATGAGATATAGAGTACGAATCGACTTTAATTATTGGAATTCTACTAGGACAGAGATAAGCGATAGTGGAGTAGAAATATTTTATGTTAAAGATATCTTAGAATTGCCTAGAGAGTTAGAAAATTATCTCTTAGACTTAAATTTGGGAATAGTGACAATAAAGAAAATAGAAGTTTACCTTGTAATAGATAAAAACTAATATGGAAAACTTAGATGTTAGATGGATTATCGAATCAGATGTCTTAGACTATACAGAAAACTTATTAAAATATCTTAAGGACAAGGAAATTTATTATAAGGAAACTAATTATCAAGATATTATTAGTTTTAACTATAAGGATAAATATGGAGGTTTAGTAGACTCAGAGGTAACTACTATATTTATTGGAAGTCTTAGAGGAGCTAGAGAGATAAATAAATATCCTATATCACCAGGGGCTATTTGTACTCTTAAAAACTTTGATTGTACTACTTATTATCCATCTTGGAGTCCATATCTCTTAAATGACGACTGGACAGTAACTATGAAGTCAATCCTTCAGAGAAATAGTAATAATGAATCTTATTTCTTTAGACCTAACGAAGGAGATAAGAGATTTGATGGTGGAATATATAGTAGTGAACAACTCTTAAGGGAAAATTTATCTTACACTCAGTTAATTGTTCAAGCTAGTGAAAAATGTATTGAAGATGAATATAGGTTCTTAGTAGTAGATAAAGAAGTGATTACTGGTACTAGATATCTATCTTATGGAGAAGGGGGAAATTCAATAGCTCAACTATATTTAGAGAACATATTAAAGGATAGTAGTCTTCTTATTCCTGATAGAACTTTTACAGTAGATATAGGATTTAATACTGACACTGGCAAACTAGGGGTAATAGAACTCAACTCCTTTTCTTGCGCTAATCTCTACTCAATGGATATAGGTAAAGTAGTTCCTGCTATCAATAACTTAGTTAAACAAATGTACCGGGAAGAAAATAATGACTAATCTTACTATTATTAAAGAATGGATCGAAGCCCTTAGAAGTGGAGAGTATCAACAAGGGAAGTACAGTTTAAAAATTAACGAAGATACCTACTGTTGCTTAGGAGTTCTCTGCGATAAAGTTAAACCTAAAGAATGGAAGCAGCGAGAGGGAGAAGAATATATTATTTATGATGAGAAAGAAACCTTACCTATAGAGATAAGAGAAATTTTAGAAGTAGAGGGCAGAGGAGGGAACTTTTATATTAATTCTGAAAACACTGAATTAAGAAAAATACTTCAAGGTGTAGATTGTGATGATTATGAATATTTTGAGTTGGCTGAGTTAAATGACGACTATGGTTTAACTTTTGACCAGATAGCTGATATTTTAGAGGCAGAGTTCTTCTAGTATTATTGGGAGTAGGTAGTGAGTATATTATTGGATTCACTACCTAATAAATCAAATTTCCTTGGTTTTTTTAGTCACAGTAACATTGGGGTATAAATAGACTAGAAAGCTAGTATTCGGGTCTAAAGTTACATTAGTGGGTTTGTTAATAGTTACTTGTTTATTAGCTATTTCTAGCTTACCAGGAGAAAGAACTGTGTTTAACTCTAAAGCAGGATCACTAAAACTTATACGAGTAGAGAAAGGATATTCAGCAGTAATCCCCTCTTTAAATAAACTAAATTTTTTATACTGAGGGATGTTAGTAGGAAGTGTAAAATTAACATCTTTATAAGAATCCACATCTACTTTAATATTTTCATCATATATAAATTGCGCCCAAAGTCTTTGAAACCATGAACGAGTATTCATAATTTTTAAAAAATTGTTATTACCCAGAAAGTCAGGTTGTAAAGAATTATTATTAGATGTTAAAGTTTCTATACCGTTATCATTACCATAATAAAGACTAGGAAGAGAGATATATTGGTACTCTGGGACATTAGAGAAAAAGAAATCATTTGTCCAATTACTTGTAGGGCTAGAAAAGAAAAACAAAGATCCTATTTTTTCTAAAGTTTCTTGTTTATCAGTTATATAGCGGTTACTATTAAAAAACAGCTTATCTCCTCTTAATTTTTTAATTAAAGAGGGAATAAATACTTTAGGTCTACTACTTAAATATTCAAAATAACTTTCATTATATAAATATGGGTCTGTAGCAGCATTATTATATGTTAAATTTGCACCTAACCCATAACTTTTCACTACTTGATGACGATTTTTTTCATAACCAACTATAGAACTTAATCTTTTATTTTTTTTACTATAAGTCCCTTTAGCCCATAATTCCCACCAACTTCTAGAGCTTAAAGCGTAATACCTACTAGGATTGTAAAAGTTAGAAGGAGAAGGGAGAAAGTTTAATCCTGAAAAATATAATTCTCCACCCAAAGTGCTAGTAGTGGGAGTTATAAATTTTAGTGAGTAGTTAAGTTGTTCAAAATGAAGGTCACTTATTATTTTTTCAGTATCTATTTCAGCGTTATTTCTAAGTAGTATTTGGTCATAAGTGTCTTTAAGATTTAAGTTAATCCTATGACCTCCAAAAGAAGTAAAAAATCTACGTTTAATATTATCTGTATTCCAAAAATCTTCTGTTTCTAATTTAGTAGTATCAAGTGTATTAGTAGAGGATAATATACTCCAATCTTTTACAGTAATAGTTATGTATTTTTGATATTCCCAACTCTGATTACTAAGTTTCTGAGTGCTATCTCTAAAAAAACCATCCCAGCCTCCTATTCCTTTACAATCGCTATTAGAAAGAGTGCTTCTAGAAGTTAACCCTAATTTAAGATGTATTATCTGGGTTTTATTATCTACTACCGATAAATTAATAGTTCTATTGTATAAGTTATTAATAGCTCTGTGAAGAGTAGCATTAGTAGGATCATTAACATGATTATCAAGAGTATAACCAGTAGTAGAGGTTGCAGCTTTAGGCGTATTATTAATAATATAAATCCAGACTTTAGGATTAATATTTAAATCAATTCTATTTTTGTTCCAATTTTCGTATATTTTATTATGAACAGTAACCTCTTCGTTAGTAGGAGTAAAGTTAGGCCCTCTTTGAAGTCTGTTTTCAGTATCTACTATTGTTTCATCTGCTCTAGTAATAAATGAGTTATACATTCCACTAAATAAATCACTAGCACCTAGTTCATGTAATTTAATAGCTTCTTCTTTCTTACTACTTCCTAACCAAATTTCAGCTCTATGAGTAGATAGCTTCATATCTCTCTTCTGAACAGGTGGAACTCCATCAGGGAATCTATTACCTCCACTACCATCATACGGCCCTCCTTGATTATTAGAAGGGCAACCAGGAACCCAAGGAAAGAAACCTTCTGGGATAGTAGGAGTTTGGTCTTCATTCACTTGTAATATTAAAAAATAACCAGGGACACTTACCCCTCCTACATAACCTTGGTAAAATCTTCTTCTATAAAAAAATGAGTAAGGTAAATCTTTCCATCCATAAATATGACCCCAACTATTATCAATATCTCCGACACTAGGTTGACCAGGAGGTAACGGTTGACCAGGAAGAGGACATCTACTATTGATAAAGCCTTGATTAGTACAATAACCAGCAACTTGCATAGCAGGAGTACAAGCATTAGTAAAACCTGGGAAATATTGAAAATAGCAACGAGTATACTCTTCCCCAGCTTGATTCGTTGATGGCCCCCAACCATCCATGAACATAGCCCCTGAACATTCTAAAATAGATCCATAACCAAATAGTTTCTTAAAACTTGTACCATTAGCATTATCATGAGAAGTTAAAGCTCCTAGCATATATTGCTCTTCTACTGAGGTCATCCTAGTAGAGTAGATTTTATTGCCAAGTCCTCCTCCTTGTGCATCCTTAGTACCATGAGGAGTCTTTGCATCTCTCCCCAAATCATCGTTAAGACAAGATTGAAGAGTATTATAAGGTTGATACTCTAGTCCAGTATGACTAACCCCTCCAATAGTCTCTCTAGCTGCGTAATTACATCTTTCATAAGCTCCTACGAACTGAGTACAAGAGCTTCCTCTCCTAATCCAAGTAGAATTTAAATCAGTAGCAACAGGGCTACCAGTATCTATTAATTTAACGAATAGGTAGAATACTTCAATATCAGAATCTGTATATTCAATTATTTTCTTGTCATTAGTAGGTTTAGTCTTTCTTAGCTGAATTATCTTTGTACTTACCTTCTCAGCAGTCTTAAATGTAACTGCTTTATATTGACCATCTTCTGAGTCTTTAACTACTAAGACTTCTCCAGTAGAATCAACATTAATACTAAGAGCTTGAATAGTCTTACCTGTCTCAGTATTGCGAACGTTTATCTTAGTTCCTATTCCACCATTTAAGGCATAACCAATAAAAGAGGTATTCTTCAGTAATTTAGATATTTGCTGTACTACTTGGTCGTCATTCATGGTAGATTAGTGGTTATTTACTTTATTAATATTAACAAAAATACTAGCATAGAAGAAATATCTGACTCAATTAAAATAAATATAGGAAAAAATTAAATGAATACTAATTTAAAACTAATTAAAGAATGGATCGAAGCCCTTAGAAGTGGTAAATATACTCAGGGCCAAGGTTGTTTAAGGAGTATAGATGATAGGTTTTGTTGTCTAGGAGTTCTCTGCGATATCACTAACAGGAAAGACTGGGATGAAGGAGAGGACAGTTATTACGCCACTATTTTAAATGAAAAGGATGCGCTACCTAAGAGTATTTTAAACCTCTTAAACTTAGAAGATAGGACACCTGATTTTAAAATCAGCTCAAAAAATTCAAAACTACTAGAAATATTAGAAGAAAACTATGAAGAAGAAGATAGAATTAATTACGATGATTTAACTCAATTAAATGATATTTGGGGATTAAATTTTAATCAAATAGCAGATATTCTGGAAGAGGAGTTTCTCAGGTAAATAAAAAAGAGATAGTTGAGTAGCTTTTTCTATCTCTATGATATAATCTGAGGTATCGGGTGAGTCCTCCTGTTGGTAAAGGTAGCTGTCTGTAAAACAGTAGCGTAAGCACCAGTAGTTCAATTCTACTCTCACCCATTATTTGTCAATAGGGAAAGAGATATTTTTAGTACCTCTTTAATGTTGATTTTTCTATGAATTATTTTCAAATTTCTACATTATAAATATAAGAACATAGTTTATGATTAAGTTTCATTTAAAACCGTTAAAAGAAAAAATTGGGGTTTATCTTCTTTATGTCAAAAATGAACTAGCTTATGTTGGTAGAAGCTCAAATCTTAGAAGTAGGCTAAATGATCATTTTAATCCTAATGATCCAGAGTATCAGGAATGGAAATCACTAATAGATGTAATTGAGTATTATCCTTGTGAATCTCTAGCAGACTCAGATATTATTGAGACTTATTTAATTAATACTCTGCATCCTACATTTAATAAAGAAAAAGTTTATTTAGGTGGAGTAACAATTAAAGTAGAATTACCAGAAAAATACGAGGTAGAAGAGATTGAAGATGATGGGTTTCCTACTAATGGTAGTTTTAAAGAATATTGTCAGAAGTATATTAGTAGCCCAGATGAAAGATTTTATATTGGTGATAGATTTCCTATTATTAGAGAGGCTTTTACTAAATTAGGAGCCAAGAGAATGAAAGCTTTAGGTTATCTTGTTAATAGATTAATAGATGAGCTTAAATTTAATAACACTGATATTCAGCAATGTATTAAAGATGAACTCATTCGACTTTTAGATATAGAGACTTTCTATTCTCTAGCTTTTGTTAAAAATACTCTCAATAATATTTATGAAAAACTAGATATTGCAAAGAAAGGAAAAGCTATTGATATAGCTAATTACGCAGAAGTTAAATATAAAACTGTTAGGTTAAAAGGTAAACTTGTTAAAGGAGTAGAGGTGTTAAATTACTATTTGATATCCTTTTACTGTTTTATCGTTTATTTTTCTATAACATAACTTAGCGTTACAGTATTCTAAAATATCTGAAGCTTTAGCGGTTGCTCTAATACCTAGTCTGGCATAAATGTATCCAAGTAATATCTTCATATCTTTACAACTATAAAATTTTTCTTTGTCTATTTCTTTTATCACCACTGTTTTAACTTTATCTTTTTTGTCAAAGTCGTCAATTTCGTATTGAATTTTAGTGATATGAAAACCTAAAGCTTTAATTTTTTCTTTTCCTAATTTTTCAATAGCATCTTTAATTAATGGAAATTGTTTATAAATAGTTTCTAAATCCCCTTTACCTTCAACAGCAGTTTTACAAAGAGAATAAAAAGAATTATTAACTAAATAGTCAATATCTAATTTGGTGCTAGACAATACATCTACTTCATTTAAAGATGAATAATAACTATTAATAGAAAGACCATCTTTATATACTTGAGCAATATCCTCATATCTTCTTTTATCTAATAAATACAACATCTCGTCATAGTAAGGAACTCCTTCTTCAGTTATAGAGATATAAAAGTTTTCTAAATTTTGAGTTGAGAGAAATAAATCTCGTTCTTCATCAGTAAGTTTACTATATCCTTGTAATAAGGTATTGCTTTGTTTAATCTTCTCCTCAGTTATTTTTAAAAATTCTTCTCTACTTAAACTAAGAGGATTAACATTAAAGATGTGACATAAGTAGTTTCGGAAAGGATTAGTAGGGTTTCTTATCCTACCTGCGATTTGAATAATGTCTGTGTCAATAGTTATTAATGTATGTGTATTAGTATTATTGGATACTACAAATACTACACCTCTTTCACTATAGAAATCTGAACCTTTAAAGCTACAAGAAGTAATAAAAGTAAATAGTGTTTCGGGATCAAGTGAAGTAGAAATATCATAATCACCTAATGTACGTTTATTCTTATCTGTATCCGAGCAAATAATTCTAACTTCAGAATTTAAGAGTTCTGATTTTTCACATATTTCTTTAATCATCCGAACACTGTTAACAAAGAAATATCCTGCATCACTTTTAATTCCGTTAATTTCTACTAAACCACTACGGTACTTATTTATTAAAGCTCTAACAGTTTGAATAGGTCTTTTTTTATGAAGTAAATCAATATTGATCTTAGTTAAATCATCCCATTCTAAAGTAGTGTAATCTAAATCTTTTAATTGAAGAGGGAGATATTCGACTTTAGTAGGAGTAGCTGATACATAAGAAACTTTACTAAACTTTTGAACTTCAATAAGTAATTTTGATATTGCTTTATTTCTGTAGTTATAGGCATCTAATAATTCACTAAACTCATCTACTATGATTTGGTAAGTGTCATCTATAAAAGGGACTATTTTATAAAAACTATCAAATGTTACCATTATTTTAGGTATAGCAGTATATTCAATATAATTTTTAATAGTAGCTAGTGATACTCCTTGGTAAAATCCTATAATTGAATCTGACCTTCTATTATTTGGGTATTGAGATACTTTGTTTTTAATCATAGCTACAGTAGGAGTAACTACTACAGTAGGAACATTATTCTCAAGAGCATAGCTAGTTAAACCTATTCCACAAGCTCCTTTGTCAACTATGCCATTTGGAATTTCTGAATATTTATCGGAGTAATACATTTATTTTTAACACTTTTTCTGTTTGGGATATCTCTATTTTAACCTTATATGGTAGAAAAAAGTGGTATCTATTATAATTAATTCCTTATCTTAATCTTTTCTTAAGATTTTCTATTAGCTCCAACGTCTCTTGGAAGATTTTGTTCTAATATCTTAGTCACCACTAGATACTAAGCAACTACTCAAAGACGAACGAGACTTTAAATATTTTACTAAGTTCCAAGTCATAGTATAGGAATGAGAGAACGAGTCAAAGCGAGAGAAAGAATGAGACTTATTTAATATTCTTTATTTTAGTATCAGTGAACTATGATTATTTTTATTAAGTATTATAATAACGAACTTTATATTGAAGAGTATGAGGAGGAGTGGGAAACGAGACTCGGAAATCATAGTGAAACAAGGTTCAGAGCCTATAGTGGAGAGAGAAGTGAAGTACAGTTTAGTGAGGAATATTATGTAAACTATAAGCCTTTGATAGATGATTGGAAAAAGTTAGTAGATAAAGTAGTTAAGAGTAAGGAAATAAAATAAATGGGAATTTCAACTGTTGGGTTCGTAGTGACTGAGAATAAAGATATCTTCTCAGTATTAAGTAAAATAGAAAATGTACTAATCCCTATTATTAAGAAATATTCTTCTGGAGATTATGTGTGGAAAGATAAGACAAGTCAGTTTCCTAGAATTGAATGTAATCCAAGTAGTAAATTCTTCAATATCTACTTTAAAGTTAATAATGAATCTAGAATCCTAATGGTTCACTTTGATTGCGATAGTGATTATTCTGAGTATGGAGATAAGGAAATTATTTGGAGTCTTAGTTATTGGGGGTTAGCAGAGGAGATAGTATTATCTATTTGTGAGGGAATGAAGCAATACGGTAAAGTGTATTATGAAGCTAATGATTGTGATGGAGATATAGTAGAGGTCTTATAATGCTAAAATCAATAACCTTTAACTCTAATTTTAGAAAGTTTACTAAGGGGCAGATATTTACTTTTAAGAAAGGATTAAATCTATTAGTAGGAGACAATGGTAGTGGAAAATCTTCTTTATTAGAAGTAATCTTTGGGAAAAAAATAGCAGGAGAAAAGATAGATGTAACAGTAGAAACTGATGAATATAATGATTGTTGCTATCTAGATTTAGAACATGGTAATCCTAGAACTAAAGGTAGAATAGAAACTCTTTCTCAAATCGCTTCTATCTTTCATAGTCATGGAGAATCAAATAACTCAATATTAAGGACAATATCTAAGTTAGAAGATAATGTAGCCGTTTTAGTAGATGAACCAGATTTAGCGTTATCTATTAAATCTATTAAAAAGTTATCTAAGTTTTTGAAAGATGAGTCTACTACTAAGCAAATAATCTGTGCAGTGCATAATCCTTTATTAATTAGTAGTGTTAGTCAAGTCTTATCTTTGGATCATTTTAAGTGGGTTTCTAGTAAAGATTATTTAGAAGAATAAGCATACAATGAAAGAAAATACGGTATCAGTGTCATCCATTTTATCCCGTAAGATTAGACCAATTCACCCAGGAGAAATAATAAGAGATTTACTAGAGGAAAGAGATAGTAGTATTGGAGACTTGTACCTTTATAATATTGAGTTAGATGAGATATTAGAAGGAGATAGACCTATGACTCATTACTGGGCTAAAAATTTAGAAAGTAGACTAGGTAGTATATTAGGTATTAAACTAGGTGTTAGTTCTGAGCTATTAATGAGACTTCAAAGGAAAGTAGATATCTGGGATAGTAAAGAAGATGTTTAATAGTATAACTCTAAAACACGAACGTAAAATAAATAAAATGAAACCAATTAGTGATTTTCGTGACCATCCAGCTCTTAAATATAATGAAAGAAAATTAGTATTTGTTATTGAATACCCTCCTAGACCTAAATTATATTTATTTACTGAAAAAGAGGTTAAAAGAATTTTACCTATTAAATTGCAGTATACAAATATAGGAGACCCTTATAAAAAATTAGCAAGATTTATATTTTGTAATGAAGATGAGGAGGATTCAATGGATATTAATCCTAATGACTTACAAGATTTAGTTAATATGGTTCAGTCTATTGGAGTAAAATTATTAGTACCTAAAGAGCTTATTAGTTACATAGACGAAGATGATGATTAAGTGTAAATAGATAATAAAAAAGGAGTGGACTTTATATCTACTCCTTAACTCATGACTACTTATTATTATACATTAACAATGGCTGATAACTCAGGAAGATTAATTTTAGGATATGCAGCTTTCCAAGCATCGTGAGAATAGATATTTTTGTAACCGAATCTTTGGCAAGGAGCTACTTTAATTTCTAACCCTAAGACCTTTGAAGCAGCTTTTAGTTTTCTCCAATTATAGTTCTTTTCACTTACATCATTGTATTTAGCAATTCGGATAATAGAAGAGTAATCATAAAGCTCATCAATAATTTCAGATTGACGTTCAGTGTCCTCAATTAAATCTTCTACTTGAGCTTCTAGAATAGAGTTTTCTAGTTTAAGTTGCTCTTTAGCTTCTTCACTTTCTACTAAAGACTTAAGAGCTTCAATATAAGTCTGAGGAAGAGTAGTAGTAAGAGTAGTAGTAAGAGTAGTAGTAAGAGTAGCTTTAACTTCATACCCAGCCATTGAATAAAGGAACTGAGTAGCACCAGCACTGATTACTTGGTCAAATAGTTCAGGATTATCTTTAGCTAACCAACGAGCCATAATTTTAGCTGGGATTAAAACTACTTCTTGAATCTGATGTCCCGTATTGATAGGAGTACGAATTAACTTACCCGGTGTGAAGGAATGTACGGGGGTATCAATTTGTTCTATTTCAAGACTTTGACACCTTTTTACTGCCGTAGTTCTATCAATCCCAGTCCATCGAGAATAACTAGACTGAGTACAATAAGCTTCACCATTAAAAGCGATAACAACTTCAAGTCCAGAATCAGTAGAAGAGTAGGTTAAATTCGTCATAAGTTCAATTCCTTTAATCTTACTTTTATATTATATCACAGAACTACAATAGTGTTGTAAGTAATTAATTAAAAGGATCTAAAAGTAATCAATCGTCTCTCATGGTTATACTCGAAGCAAAGAGCATCATGAACGTTAGAAATAGCAGGATTAGGTTGACGAAAGAATAGCCAAGCACCAGTAGATTGAAGAACAGTAAGTCTAATATTTCTAACAATATCACTTCCTCCCATTAAACTAGGAGATAGATTAATAGTATTATTAGCATTATTAGCTGTTGCCCAAGCTTTATTAGGTGGGTTACTATAAGAGAAAGTAGTGCTAGTTAAAGAGTTAAATCCTGTTGCAAGATTAAATGTAATAGGAGACGCACTTTGTGTACTTTTATCAAAGAAATTATATTGAAAATTAAGAAGGACACTACCAATAGTTCCATCTAAATTAACAATACCTCCAGGAACCCATAACATTTTCCCAGTACCATTAGGACATCTCCCACACTCCCCTGACTTACATTGAAGTAATATAGGAGAAGTGATTTCTACTATGGGATTAATCTTTACTACATTTTGTGTTTTCATAATTATTATAGTAAAACATTTAAGTTAATCCTAATCCCTTGACCAGTTACAGAGGGGAGAGAGTGAGCATTTCTAGCTAAGAGTAATCCATAAATAGCAGGAGAACCAGCATCATCAGTTGAGAAAGCCATTGATATCCCGTTAACTGAGTAAGTAGTGTTAAGAGAAGAAGCTAAAGGGAAAGAGAATTCAATATCCCCAATAAAGGTTCGAGCTTCTACATCAGTTAAAGCATAAGAGGCATAATTAGCTCTATCAGCAAATACAGTAGTAATAGGTTTACTGAAAAGTCTTAGGAGATATTGACCAGTAGATACAACTTCACAGTATAAAGAAGCATTTTGAATTACTCCACCTAAACCAGCTTTAAGAGCTACGTCAGAAAAAGTAAATTGAGAAGTTCCCATTAATTGATTAGCTGCATAAGAAGTAGTACCAATTCCTCCAGTATTAGTACCAATAGAGGTGACTACTTTATTACTAATGATAGGAACATAAAGAGTGTTTCCGCTATCAGTATAAGATTCAGCAGCAATTTTAAGACCTGACCCAGGAGTAGTAGAATAAAAATCTTGTGGCATATATTTTAGTTATTTTTAATTAGGATAAGTTAAGTAGTAATCATGACGTAGGACATTATCATTGTAGCTGCATTTGCTTCTACTTGAGTATACCAAGGAAACCCGCCTATAAGACCAAAGACACTTCCACCAGCTAAACTATCAGGGATAATAGTAATTTCTAAAGTATCATTACTAGATAATTTAAGCTTAGAGATTGAGTCTAGTTCTATAGGCTTCTGATTAAATATAGGGAGAACTAAATCTTTAACTACTTCTTTATCATTTAACTTAATAGTAATTTTACCAGGCTCACTTCTCTCATTCTTAAGTAAAAATTTAGCTAAAATATAAGAGGTAGTAGCAGTAGCAGTAAAAAGAGTAGTAGGAGCAACGTTAAGAGTAAGGGTTTCTGTTATATACTGAGTAGCCATTAGATAGTTAGTGGTAAATTGTTTTCGTTTATTAATTCTCTTAATACTTCTAATATATCAGAATTAACTTTATCTCCTAAAACTCCAATCATATTATTAAGACATATTTGAAAAGCTATAGGGTTCTCATTTCCTGCAATTGAATTAGTAAGAGCTAAAGCAAAATCTGAATAAGCAATACAAGATTGAATATCTTCTCCTGCTGAATATCTAGCAATTCCAAATAACTCAGTAGTTAGTAGTTCAGAATAAAAAGCTTTATAGTTAGGTGGAAGGATTAGAGTTGAATCTAATGGATTAGGAGATAATTGCGTCGTCCTCGCTTGGAATGCAGAAGTAAAAATTGTATCTAAAGCATCTTGAATTTCTGCGATATTTGGTTTAACAGGGTTACTAATATCAAACACCGCTTCCATTTCTTCATCTCCTATTTTTAGGGATTTAGAAAAGTAAACAGTTAGAATTCCATTGTCGTACTCTAATCGACTGATTTCGTCAATTTGGATTCTAGTTAAGCTTAATTCGGTTTCTAGTTTCATATTATTATCTTATTCTGTTTCCATACCAAAAAGAAGCATTAAGGTTTGCATCACCGAATACACTAACAGTACCAGAACCTATAGGTTGAGCGAAAACCTCTAAAAAGTCATTATTCACTAAAGGAAATTCAGGGATAGTAATGGTTGTTGCAAAGAATCCTGCATTTGTGGGATTGTCTAAAATCCGTGAAAGCCCAGATACCTCAACACCGTTTTTGTAAACATAAAGTAATATCCTATTTGCCACACTTAGATTAAATGTAATGTAAACAGTGATTCTCCATACTTCGGTTCCACTAGCTACTAATCTAGAAGTAGCTGAAACATATTGGCCACCTGTATTTGTTATAATATTCCCTAGCGTAATCTTAGTCGCCACGCCCAGAGTGAGTGATTGACTTGTACTAGCAGCACATCTAAATTGTCTATCCGCCTGAGTTAAGTAACCTGCTACATTGCAATTTCCTCCGATTCCTGCTCCTCCGTTTACTACTAAAGCTCCAGTCGTTGATGACGTTGATTGAGTGGTGTTAGTAATAGCTACTGGTGAGGTAAAAGTTTTTGCCCCTCCAACAGTTTGAGCAGCAGTTAAGTCCACAAAATTCTGAGTAGCGCTACCCGTCCCCCCATTGGAAATAGGTAAAACTCCACTTATATGAGTAGTTAGCCCAACTTTCCCATAACTAGGTACAGCTCCAACTCCTCCAGATAGCAGTACATTTCCAGTAGCTACATTTACTAACTTAGAAAGAGCAGTAGAAGTAGAAGCGAATAAAATATCTCCTATAGTGTAATTAGATTGTCCACTACCTCCTAAAGAAGCAGGAAGAGTATTAATAACATCAGTAGTTAAACTTACTTGAGACAATGTTACATTAGTCCCGTCGCTTCTAAGAACTCTATTATTAGTTTGAGTTCCTACTAGACTATTTAAAGTTAGTCCATGAGGGTTTCCACTTGTTATCTGAGAGTGAAGATAAGCTAAGTCCCCGTAATCCCCACGATATGCAGTAATAGATGTAACTCCTAAAGTAAGAGATGAGCCTCCTATTCCTAAATCATCAGAGGAAGAAGCAGGTTTAATAACCCCATCTTTAAGTATCAGTATTCGTGTTGACATCTATCACTTTCTCTTCTTTATTTTCTAGTTCAGCTAACTTAGTCTCAGTTTTCTCTAGCTCTTTCAATACTAAATCTAGTTGAGCTTGTAAACTAATTCTCTCATTAAGATACTGGTTACATTGAGCTTGATAAATTTCTATTAGCTTTTGTAAATAATCATTAGGTTCAATCTGCATTATTTTCTCCTTGTTCTTGGTACATCTTCCACTGCATTCGATAACCTTCTAGCTTCCATAATTGTCCAAGAGCATCCTCGTAACAAAGAAGTCTTCCAATATTCATGTCAAACTTCTTAGGATTAACTACTGCACTTCTTCCTGCTACAGTAAACCCACAAGGAAGTTTAAAAGAAATAACCATCTCTTTACTATGAAAAATTATTTCTTCTGTAGTAGAGTCTTCTAGTAGTTTAGTTAAATCTTCTTTTTTCACACTATACTTATTATCTAAATGATGCTTTGTTATCTCATCTTGTAACGTTAATCTTTTCATATTTTTTTTACCAAACACTATAAATAATTATATCAGTAGAAGTTCCTCTTCGAGTTGCCTCTATATTAGCTTTCCCATCAAGTATAACAGAAGTATAGTTCTCTGGTAAGTGGTAAGAGCTACCAAAATTATAAACTCCTGTATTATTAGTCTGAATAGTAAATTTATCTCCATTATTTATATTTAGTGGATTATTGATATTACTAAGAGTCCCAGTAGTATTAAAGAAATATTTATCACTTATATCTAAATCAGGAGAAATAGTAGTAGCATTAACAGTTATTAAAGGGTAAATTGTAGGAGACTCACCACTTCCACCTCCACCTCCTAAAGCTAAGATTAAAGGAATAATACCATCATCGACTGTTCTAATTAAATCATTAAGAGTAGAGAGGTTAGGATAAATAGAAGAGTACACATATTGAGTTACTTGATCTAAGTCTAATCCGGACTCTTTATCTTTCCAAATACCAGGTGAAGTAGCAGCAATATTATTAGGTCTAAAAATATTAATATTATTAGCTACCCCAGTCATATATTTATTAAACACTAAGTCTAAGTAACTATTATCAGTTCCCTTAAGATATCTCCTTTGTCCATCAGGGATATATGTAGTGTCTAAGGCTAATAATTGTCCCATAAATAAAGGTTCTCCTAAATACTTCATATTGTTAAGAGCTTGGGATAAAGGCATATCTAACTCAACAATACATCCTCTAGCTACATCGTGACTTATAGAGGTTACTTGATTTCCATCATAACTATAAGAGACACAGAATCTATAATTACCAATAGAGAATCCACTTCCTAATCCATTATCTACTACAAAATACGGTAAAGAGTAAAGGTTAAAAGTATTATCTATATTAGTAGGGATAGAAGTGGTTACTATCCCTGTACTCCAATCTGGTAAAACTACAGAGTATAAATTATTAGGAGTATTACTATTATAAGTAATCTCAAATTTTCTTATCTCTAAGTTAGATTGCCTTTGCACATATACAATATATTTCCCTATAGAGAAAGTAGAAGTAGTAGTTGCAATAACATCCGGATAATCACTCCTAATAGAAGTGGGAAGAGTAAGAGTTAAAGTAAAATTACTATTTTGAGTGATAGAAATATAACTACTCCAACTACTAGAAGATGTTTGCCCACTCTTAGTAGACACAAAAGCTCTTATAGCAGAATTATTAGGTACATCAGTAGGAGCTACAAAACAATTTCCTAAGTTGCTAATAAATACTTTTTGATTATCTGTATTTGGTATAAGACCTAAAATAGTAGTCTTAGGCAATAAAGGAAAAGTGTAGTTCTTAATTAATCCTGAACCGCTCAATACTTCTAGTCCAGAAATAGTAGTTGAAGGTAACACTCTTCTCCTTCCCCCATCAGGAAATATACAATCCCCTATTACTTCTGAACCTGCAACGTAACTACCAATATTAGAAACGAAAGAAGGATAGATAGATATAACCGCTTTTTCAGGTAAAAAATCATTTATCTCTGCTCCTAAGAAATTAAGGTAAATACTAAAAGATAACGCTTCACCTATCTCTAAATATTCCTCAATATTAAAATTAGGAGTATTACTATTAAAAGTTAAGGGAATTCCTAGTTTTTCAAAAGGTGTAATTCCATCTCTCTTAGTAGTCCTTAACTCACAAGTATTAAGATTTACTACTCCATTAAATATATAGCGAATCTTTTTATCAAATAAGTTAGTCTTTATTAGCTCATTTATCTTAACTATTAGAGTTATTCGAGTTCCTGCTACTACTATTCCACTAGGATTATCTAACCATAGGTTAATAGAAGAAGAGTCACTTCCATCTGGATTATAACTATTTAATATTGGAGTAATTTCATTAGACTCTCTTAAATCGAGTCTAGAGCCATCTATATCGTAAACTGAGGAAATATACGTTGAGAAGCTTCCTCTAGCCTTAAATCGTTTATTAGTAGTAGTAGAAAGAACTAATTGATTATCTATTACAGAAGTAGAATCGAAGTTGTCATACTCATAAATTAGTCCTGTCACTGTATAACCAATCAACATTCCATGAAGTAAATCAGAACTAAGAATATTAGTAATATCTTCTGAAGTAATATGACCAGTTCTTAAAAATACATCTTTAGTAATCTCTAAGACAATAGGAAATGTAGTAGATGAACTAATTGGTATTTTAGCTATCTGAGAAAAAGTATTAGGATTTGAAAAGCTACTAGCTCCTATAATATAATTAAATATCTCTTCAGCAGGCAATTTAGCTTGAGAATTAATAGTTATAGTTATTTTCCCAAAGTTAGAAATATTAATAAGAGAAGATATTAATAATAAATTTCTTCCTACTCTATTTTCTGTTTGAAGTGAGAAGTATAAAGGTTTAGCAGAAAGTTGACCTCCTGTAGTAGAGGCGATGCTCCAACAACTATTAGGTAAAACAATTCTACTATTTGCGTAAGTTACAGCCATTTTATTTATTAGCGAATTTGAATAGGTCTAGTAGAAGTAGTGTTATTTCCCTTACTCTTAGGTATTATCAATTTTTGATTACCAATAGTAAGAATATTTCCTTTTATATTTATTCTATTTTTCCCTAAGATGTCTAATATTTCTTTAATTAATATCTCTTCTTTCATTTAAGTTATAGTAAGGGATATATCAATAATACATTAATAATCAGTATGTTTGGGAAAGATAAGGTAAAAGGTCACAGTAGGTTATCAAAAGGGAAGAGTGGATTTAAAGTAATAAGGGTTAAAGACTTCTTCCGTAAAAAAGATGAAGATAGTAATCGTAACAGAAATATTGCTTTAGGAACAGCAGCGGTTATAGGAGTAGGTGGAGTTGCGTTGCTCTTAAGTAAGAAAAAACCCTCACTTCTTATTCCAAAATCCAGTAAATCAGGGAACCCAATAAAAGTAATTAATGAGACGATAGGGACTCCTCCGAAACAAAAATCTATGTCTGGTAAAGAGTTTATTCAACAAATGGATGATGAATGGGGGGTTGGTAAAAAAAAACTAAATAAAACTACTACATTAATTAAAGAAGTGGATGCAGTAATACCAGTTAAAACACCTAAGTTAGTTGAAGTAAAAGACTCTAGGATTAACGATATGCCAGAGTTAAAAGACTTTTGGAATACTAAAAATACTCCGGGAACTAGAATGCTGGAAAAAGGAGATAGAGTCTTAAAAGTATCTAAAAGAGCTTCTGGTATTCGTAAAAAGACAGGATTTAGTAAAGTATCTGACCCGTGGGAAACTCCTCTAAAAAGTAATTTAAAAAAAGAACCTACTGAACTATTAGTAAAAAAAGAGGGAATAAAACTATTGTCACCAGCTAAAGTAAAACCAAGAAAAAATCTATTAGTTCCTAGTAAAAAAGATAAAGTAACTTCCTCAGTAATCAATATGAGAAATACTCAGAGGGATTATGATAGTCTTGATATTCCAATGAAAGCTACTATTCAAATGGAGAAAGCTCTTACTAGACCTATTAGAGAAAGCTTGTTAGGTAGACCTCCAGATACTAAAGGTCTTAAAGCTATATTAGATACTGGAAATAAAGCTGATGTAGAACAGGTAATTACTAAAGCGAGTAGGAAAGTAAATGATAGATTAGTTAGACAAAATGATTTATTAAAAAAAAACAAGCTAGATGATATTGTTCCTTCACCTTCTAAAAGAGCATTATTAAAGAAAGTTATTCCTAAAGTAAATAAGGATAAAGCACTGACAATGTTAGGGGACGTAGTAGAACCTAAAGCTCCTATGGGTAAAATTATTAGACAGATGAATAGCTTAGCTAAAAATTCTGAGCTAGAAGAGTTAAATATTACTGTAAGAGATGATGAGTGGCAAAAAGCGTTAGCAACTATTACAGGTAGAAGAGAGATGATGAGTAGAACTAAAAATGGACTATCTAGTGCTACTGAGTCGTTGGTATATTCAAGAGTAGTTAAACCTAAAGTGATAAAAACTCTCATGGGTCAAATAAAATCTGGTAATCTTCAAACTACTAATCCAAAAGGATATACTCAACGATTACAAAGAATACAAGAAAATTTAAGTGATTTATATAAAAAAGAGGGTATTGATTATAAGAAAGTAAGTAGAAGGGAGTTAGCTAAAAGGACTGCTAAAATAATGCAACCTGAGATAGACGACACTATTGTAAAAGCTAAGGACTTTGCAACTGATGGTAAAGCTCTTCTTGATATGTTAAGACCTAATCCAGAATTAGAAGCTGGACTAGATAGAGCAGGTATTAAAGATCCTAAAATGAGAACTGTTATTCGTTTAATTAGTCATATTAGTGGAAAGTAAAAATAGTAGGTATTACACAATCGTAATGGTTAGCAATATTGATGTTTTTTGGCGGAGGTTAATTTGAAGATACTTTTATCAAAAGATACGATATTAGACTTACCAGATAAATTATTTAATCTTATAGAATTTTATATCCCTAGTAGTAAGATAGGAGATCCAAATTACTGGAGTATTCTAGAACCTTGCGATATTAAATACTTTAAAAATGGATGTCTTTTAAGTGTTTATAATAATAACTTTTCTCATTTATATGATAATTTCCATCTCGCAACTAGATTTATAGTAGATCGTCAACCTATCAACAACTTCTGGAATATTTTTGAAAAAACAATGTATTTACTTTGAATTTTACTTTTATTAACCGCTATATCTAGAACCAAATCCGTAGAATATTTTACCTAGTTCTTTACCACGAGTATACATATTAAAAATATAAGCATCGTTTTTATTAGGAGATACTTCTGGTTGAGCAGGTTCTTTTGGTAATTTAATTTTTTTAAGTGAGGTCAAGCTTCCCAAACTACTATCAATTCCTAAGCTTAAATTAGTGGAGCCTGTGACTTCAGTGAGTAAGGTTCCATCTTCTAATTCAAGATAACCAACTATATTAACTGAGGAACTATTACTTATCACTCTAGTCTTCCATGAATCCCAAGAGTAACTAAAATTAAGTTTACTTCCTTCTATAATTTTAGGTCTAAATAAAGTAGTAAAAGAGATAGAACAATTACTATTCATATCTTCTATTTCTAAATCAGTAATAGCTCCTAAAAATGCTTCCGATTTATGTCTAGTATTATAAGAAACGGAACCTTGTACTGGGTCATTAACGTTATATCCTTGAGTAACTAAGAGGTATTTATAGCTATCTTTAGGCTCTTGTGTCTTATCCACTCTCTTAGTCTCTATCATTTGGAAATAGATATCTGAGTTTTCTTTAAGACTTTCTTCAGTTTTAAGTACAAAAGGTAATTGTTTTCTTCCAGGTTCTCCTGGTCTACCAGTAGATTCTTCAACAGTAATAGTAGTAGTAGCATTTCTAAAATTACTATCTTGTGCAGAACGTTGAGTTACATGAGTTTCATATCTATCTTCTACTCCATCTTTGTCATCTCCAATAAAATTATCTTTAACTGAACTACCAGAAGAGGAAAAACCTAATCCTTCTTCTTGGATAGTGCCTTTACTCCTGTGGATAAATACTTTTTTATATACTTCTTGTTCTCTACCAGTAGATAATGTGGGATTATAAATAGGGTTATCAGTAGGAGTTTCTGGTGGGGAGTCTCTAAACTCTCTTCTTAAAGCAATATTAGCAGGGTCTTCAATCCTAGAATAACAAGAGTAGTAATTATATTCTTCTCCAATATACATAGGCTCAACCCAAGTAGGGTCAATTGCATATTTAGTAATTAATTTTCCATCTTTAGTACATACTTGATAAGGAATACTAGGAGTTGAATTGTTAGAATCTTGATAATAATCTCTCAATTGTCTTAAGATATATTGAGTTCCACCAATGATAGGGACGGCTCTAAATCTATAACAGTCCACCACTTCATTTAATTCAAATACTTTTTCTCCTCTAACTACTACATCTTCCTCATAAGCTTTACTAAGAGGGTTTCCTAACCCTTCTTTTTCTATTTCTAGTTTAGCTGTTTCAGTAGAAGATTCTTGTTTGAAGCGACACATTTTCCAACCACTAATCTTATTTCCTAAGTAGTACCCAGTAACAGAATCGTATAGATGAGTAGTCTCTTGAGATTCAGTAAGTCCCCAATAATTACTAGGAGAAGCTTCAATTATCTTTTCTCCGTCTCTCGTTATTACTATTTCTTTGGATAGATACATAAATCCCCAAGTCTCTATTTTTTCCCATAAGATAGTTGTTCCTTCTCTCCTAGTAAAAGTTTTAATCTTAGTCTTTCCTGACATATCATAGTTAAGATCCATTGTCTTAATCAATCCTTGGTCATTAGGAGGAGAGGTAGCGTTATCTGGGTCAAGAATACTTTCTTTAATTTTTATATTTAATTGAAGCCAAGAAGGTTGAGTATTTTGAAAAGTATCTTCTTCTTGATTATCTAAAGGTTCTTCTCCAGATTGATTCCAAGATAACTCACTAGGTTTATACCCTAATTCTGCTAAGTTATCCGAGTAAGAAACGTTACTAATAATTTTACTTTCCTTAACTTTGAAAGTAGAAGGTTTAGCCCAAGTAATAGTCTTAACCCCCTCATTAGAAGAAAAAAGAGTATAAAGTCCTTTAGTTCTTTTTCTACTATCTAATTCACTAGCAAAAGTAGTAGTTAAATCTGGGGCAACTGGTTTCTGATAATTACATAGAAAGTTATAGCCTAAATAGTTAAACCCTAATCTACTAGCAAAACTACTAAGAGGAATTACTAACTCATTAGGCTTATTAAGTGAGTTAGACAGACCAGATTTAGGAATATTGCTTCCCTCAATTTTACACTCAGGAGCTTCAAAGTTTTGACTACTTGTTAGACTGCCTCTATTTTTAACAAAGAAAGGTGTATTGATTAGCTTAGAATACCAACCCTCAAAAGATAAACTAATAGAGTAAGAACCTATAGGATGCTCACTTCTATTCTCTATATCTTCTGAGTAATTAGTTAATCGAAAAGGGGTATCGTAGAAGACATATTTCTTTTCAATATCTCTAAATTTACCTCTTAAGGCTAATATCTCATCTCTACTACATATCAAATTAAATCCAATAGAAGGATGATTTTCAAAACTTCTACTAAGAGTAAATCCTCCAACTAATTTATGTTCTACTATAAAATTAGGAAGCTCTATTTGATTACTAATAAATATCTCCTTGTTACCTAGTATTTTAAGAGGTTGAGGGTCATTAGTAATTTTAGTGTTAACTTTACAGCATAATAGAATTTTTTTAGTTAGTGGGTTATAAAGAAAAGTACCAGGAGAAGCAGCTAATTTATTTATTTGTTCTAAGGGTAATTCGTTAAAAGTGTTGAGGATATTATTTAAGGGAATTTGTTTAGTAGTCATTAGGTAGATTCTCTTTCTTCTATTGTAGTAATATTTTGTTGAGTAGTATTTAAGACTAAATCTTTTACCTCTAAGAGATTCTGATATTTACTTCCATTTATATATAGGCTAGAAATATCGTCTAAGGGTTCTAGGTCATTTATACTTATCTCGAACATTTGATATTGAGAAGGAGTAGTAGATAATACATAACTAAATTCCTCTATGTCTAATAAATCTTCTTCTGTGCTTTCTATATTGAACATAGGAGCAAAGCTAGTCATAGAAGTTCCATTAGTAAGATAGAAACAAGGAATAGAGATTAATTGTTTATCTTCGATATAAATATCTGGAGTAGTATTATTAGTTATAATTTGGAACATAAGTAATTAAAAAGCTATACAATTAAAATAACATGAATAAAGAGTTAGACCAATTACTCCAAGAATATTTAGCAAAGTTAGAGAATAATATTAAATACCTCAAGAGGAAGATATTAGACTTAGATGCTTATGAAGAATTTAAAATAATGATAGATATAATTACTATTGATATTTCACTTATACAGAAAAGACAGGAGGTAATGAGCCAAGAAAGTCTATCAACCATGAGTAAACTAAAAAAGCTTAAAAAGTCTTATAAGTTAGAAGAAATAATAGCTAAAGAGTATGTGGTAAATGATTAATTGTACTGGTGAGTAATTAAAATGGGTTTTGAAGAGTTTGATAAAATAATACTTGCTATTGAATGTCGTAGCTTGTTAGAATATTTAATTAGAAAGTATCCTGAATCATTAGAAAAAGAAGTAGTAGATTATTTACAGCAGTGTAGCTTATTTTATAGGGATAACGCTAGACAAAATAAAGAAAAAAAATTAAAGTCGAAAGATTATCTCTTAAAAGACTTAGAGCTATTTTAAAGGGAGAAAAAGGTAGTTTTATATTCTACCTCCTTAACTATAATTTTTATAACTGATGACAAAGTATAATTGTTGTTGTTAAACGACTCCTAGTATCTACTATATTTATCATCAGTCCTCAAAAATACATCCTTGAAGTAGGATTCCTTCTATTCGTTTATTAATAACTTTTCCTTCTAAATAACTTAAAACATCTTTACCTTTACATTTTTTATCTATTTTAAGAATGATATGAATGTCACTAAGTAAAGCTTTACACTCATTGAAACTGTAAAATTTATTATTTTCTATTTTCTTAGCTAAACTACTTTTAATAGCTTCTTTAACTTGGTTAGAGTTATAATAAAGTTCATTAGTTATTTTACTTTTATGATATCGTAGAGTTCTAATACGAGAGGTTCCTAAAATATCTACTGCTTTCTTAATAGTAGGATCTAACTTATCAATACTATTTAAAGTATATTGGTCATCAGAACTAAGATTTTTTTGAGATATTAATTCCACATATTGCTTTAACATTGACTGATAACTTATGCTAGTAGCAGTTGCTAAGAAATCTTTTTCTACTTTTTCATATTCTTGGTTTCCTTCAAGAGTAAATCCTGCTTCTAAATATCCTTGACGAATACTAATACCATTATTATAAATAGTGAATAGAACTTCGTAGTTAAACTCCTCATTTAGTTTTTTAAGTTCATTAAACTCTAATTCATTAGTTTCCGGATTGTAATAGCTGTAATCTTTTTCGATATCTAACTCATATCGAACTAAGAAAGCAGCTTTTTCTTTTGGTTCTAACTTATTGTTAAAGACATTGATTTGAATATTAGTGTTTTCAATTTTCTTTTCAATATTATCTTTGAACTGTTGTTGGCTTAGCTCTTGTATCCCAGTATTATAAATATGGAAGATAGTATCTTTGAATGGGTTATTGATATTACGAATCCTGCCAGCTATTTGAGTGATATCAGTAGAAATATCTAGTAGAGTATTTTTTCTATTAACATTACTAACAACGTAAATGACTCCACTATCCGAGTAAAAATCTACTCCAAGGAATGATTTAGAAGTAACGAACGTAAAAGGTTTATTAGGATCATGAACATTTCCAATCTCAAAATCATCTAGTATGTGTTGATTTCTATCAGTAGTAGAACATATAATTTTCACTTCATCTTGAGTAAGTCCAGCGTTGTTAATAATATCTTTAATTGACTTAACCGAATTCACAAAGAAATATGCTTCATTACTAATATGACCATTGATTTTCATCTGGTAATTATTAGCTTTGTATCTAGTAATAATTTTAACTACTGCAGCAAAAGGATTAGGAGTTTTCTTCCGATGTAATTTAATCTCTTTAGTAGACCATTTAATCTCAGTATAATCAAGAGATTCTAATATTCTAGGAGTAAACTTAGGCTTAATAGAAGTTGCAGATAAATAAGTTACATACTCAAATTTACTCGCTTGTTTTAGTAGATTATCAATTGCCTTATCACGATAGCTATAATCATTTAGTATTTTGTGGTATTCATCAACTAATAATCTAGTTTTATATGGGTTGGTACTTAAAGAAGTAAGCCAATTAATAGTTTTAGGAAGTGAATCATAAGTAGTGAAAATCTTATACTTGACTCTACTTTTAATCTGTTTTGAAAACTCTTTAAATGTAGTATCTCCATAAACTTCTACTATCTCTGGGTTCTGATTCTTTTTGTTAACTATTATTTCTATTGTTGGAACAGCTATTATATAAGACTCTGATGATTTAAGAGCCATTTCTGTCCCTCCTACTCCAGTTGCCCCTTTATTTAGTATTCCTTGAGGTAACTCAGTAAGAAACTCACTTAGGTAGATGGCTTTAATTGGTGCTTCGATAATGTTATGTTGCATTTTTTGTTTTGGCGATAAACTTTTGTTCTTGTCTATCTACATTATACTACAACAATTATACTTTGTCATCAGTTTAGCAAAATTATTTGGTTTTACTCTTAAGGTAATTTTCTAAAATAGTGGATAATACCAGTTTCTTGTCTACCTCCAAGGGTATCATTTTAACCGACACCCTTTTCATTTTCTTCTAATCTATCTAAAACTACCTAGCTACTGACGAACCTATCGTCTAATTTCTTTATATTTAACCTATCCTATAAGAGTTTTCAGCAAAGGTAAGAGAGAATCCTTCAGGAGTAATAATAGGTCTAGTTGTAGGTTTAGTAATCTTACTTCCATTATAAGTATCCTCCTTCTGTCCGCTCATTAGTCCTGAATAAATAAGAGGTAAATAAATCAGCCCTTTACGAATAGTGAATCCTTTATCATAATCCTTAGTCTCAGGTCTAACATAATCAATCACTTCCACGAACTTCCTTTCTCTTATAGCATCCTTAGCAATTTTATCTAATGAAACTAATACATCAGTAGTAGTATAATCAAATTGAGCAGTGAATCCTTTACGAATAAGAGAATATTTAACATAAGAACCAGAACCAGTAGAAGCCATTCTCGTAGCTTCACCTTCATTAGTTACTTGATAAGCGTTAGACTCCACAAATAAGCAAATATAGGATTTCCCATTTATATCGTATAATACTTCATCTCCTATCTCAGTTCCTGCTAAGAGATTTTTTTCATTTAAGAAGCATACCTTACGATGAAGAGGAAAACATTTAGTTAAATCATCTTCTCTGCCATGATGTCCTAAGATTACTGGGTCATCTATATCTTGAAATTGAGTAGCCATTACTTTTGTCTCCTTTCGATTTTAGTTGCTAAATTATATAAGTGAGTATTAATATCTAATCCAGTATCCTTATTTCCACCTTGAATAGTTATAGGTGAGTTAACAGTCACATTGCCACCTTTAACTATATATTCCTCTACTACTTTAACTAGCTCTTCAATATTTCTATTAAGAGTAGTAGTATTATCTAACTCTTCCTTATGTCTTCTATCTGCTTCATTTTTTTTAATTTGATTAGAGTTATCAAAAGATAATTTAAAAGAATCAACACTTTGTCTAACAGTTTTAAGTGAATCTATTAAGGGTTCTTTAGTAGTAGTAATTCCACCTTTCCTATTAGGGTCATCTACTGCAATACTATCTTCTTGACCATCTTGGTCTTTAATAATGGTTCCTTTTTTAGGTTTAGATACTCCACCAGTAATTATTTTAGCAGTGTCACTTAAGAGCTTGCTAATATTTTTACCAGATACATTAATTAGGTTGTATACTGATTTACTACTATCTAGTAGCTGAGTAGTATTACCCTTAAGAGTCTCAACCAAAGTGTTAGTAGTCAACTGTAATTTATCTATTAATGATTTTTGTAAATTAGTAATAGAAATAGCTACATTTTCACTATTATTCTTAGTCTCTTCTTTTTTATTCTCTTTATCTATAGGAGATTCACTTTTAGAAGTAGAAGTAGTAGAGATATTAGAGCTTTTACTTAACCCTCCAACACTAGGAATATTTGAAGTGGATGTAACATTAATTTTATCTACAGGATTAGTAGTTATATCAATTGGCTTTCTAGCTTCCATAGCTTTTTGAAAATCAGATATAATCTTATCAATACCTTTAGTGGATACAGTAGCAATACTAGCTAAACTATTTTGGTCTTGCCCTCTGAATTGTCTAGCTTTACCTGCTACTTCTCTGTCATCTGTAGTATCAGAAGTTAGTTGAGCAAGAGCTTGTTGAGCTTGTAACTTTTGATTTCTTTGATTACGAGCATTAATAACTTCTTTATTTTTTTCAGATTGTTCTTCTATTTTTGATAATTCAAGAGATAATTCCTTATTAGTTTTTGCTGCTAATATTCCTTGTTCTACTGATTCTACTGCAAGTTTAGCTGCTAATTTCTCTTCATCAGTAGCATCTTTACGAGCATTAGTACGAGCTTCTTCAACTTTAGCAGTAGCAAGAGCTTGACGAGAATTAATCTCTAACATCTCTAACTCAACTTTCTGTCTTTCTCTAATAATTTTATTCTTAGCTTTTTCTAAATCAAAACTTTCTCTCTCAATTCGTTGTTGGAACTCTAAGAAATTTAAACGATCTTTAGCCTGGTCTTTAGCTAGTTTGTCCTTAGTTAGGTCACTTTTAGCCATTGACTGTTCAATTCCATAAAGAGAATCAATAGAGCTCAATGTTGAGTCCATTAATTCTTTTCTACTATTCAAAATAGAGATTTGAGTGTCATAAGCCTTAGTTAGCATATCACCTATCATTTTCTCTTTATTTGCATTAGCTTCTATCAGAGTTCCTTTCATTTTCAGTTGGGAAAGCTGTTTTTCATAGCTTACAATGATAACGTTTTGCTTAGCTTGTTCAACGTCAAGGGATGAGTTACGTCTTGCTAAGTCCTGTTGCTGCTTAATTACTTGGATCTGATTCTGACTAATTTCAGCTTGATTAGATATTTGAGTAGAGATTAAATCTTCACTTCTACCTAATGCAGAGTATTGATCATTAATTGAATCTAACTGTAGCTGAAGTGCATCAATAGAAGCTTTATCTAACTTATTCAACTTAGCTTTTCTTAATTCTGCTTCAGTCTGTAGTTTAGTTCTATCTAACTCTAACCTATTAAGACTAATCTGAATCCGCTCTCTTTCTAATGCAGAACGATTAATTAGTTCATTATTTTTGATAGAGTTTAGTTCTAATTCTTGACCTTCTAATAGAGCTTTCTGTTTCATTTCAGCTATTTGTACATCAATCTTAGCTCTTTTTTCAATATCCCCAGTAGACCTTTTACTTAGCTCTAGGATAGAAATTTGATAGTCAGATGTAGCTTTAATTACTGAACTTCTAGAATCCTCAAGTTTAATTTGTTCTTGAAGTTCTTTAGTTAATGAGTCACTTGCACTTACTTGTCTGTTAATAGATTGTTTTTGAGCTTCAATTGAATTACTTTGAGTCTTAGTTAATCTATCAATATCTCTAATAGCTTTATCTACTACAGACTTTTGATAATCTACTTGTAACTGAGATACCTGCTTCAATATCTCTAGGTATTCCTTACTACCTTTTTGATATAGTTTAAGTTGTTTAGTAAACGCTTCTTGTTGGAGTAGATTCACTTTTTGACTAGATGCAGAGATATTATCTTCAAAAGTTTCTCTATCAATATCCCCTTGAAGTAGTTTCTTTTCTCCTTCAATATTGGATATATCAATTTTAGTTTTCTTAAAGTCTAAATTATTCTGGATTAAATTTCTTTCTTTATCCAATGTTTGCTTTCTAAGATTGTTTATTTCTTTTTGTAGATTAACTTCTAATGCTAACCTCTCCTTACTACCTTCCTTATAAAGAGCCATTTGCTTTTTAACAGAATCAATAGTAAATTTAGTTTCTTTAATCTTAGTTTCTTCTACTACTTTGAGTTCTTGTTCTGTTGCACCATCAATTAGAGCAGCTTCTTTTATAGCTACTTGTTTGTCTAATTTATTTCTTGTGTCTTCTAGTTGAGATTCTAATCGTTCTTTTTTATTTCCAAATTGTATTTTCTGTAATTTAGTAACTTCTTGGGTTAGTTGAGCTTCTAAAGTTAGGCGTTCTTTTGCTCCTAATTTATAAGTAGCTAATTGCTTTTGGATAGAACTAATATTAATTTGAGTTTCTTTTTCTTTTAGGACTCTCAGCTTATCTAAGTCTTTTTCAAAACTACCATTGATAGTTGAACGTTCTAGAAGAGCTTGAATTTTACTAATCTTAGTTTTTTCAAGATTAATTTCTTCATCTATTAGCTCCCGTTTGTTAGCTACTTTTTGCTTATCTAATTTTAATAATTCTCCTTTTAGATTACGTTCTAAGTCTTTACGCTGATTACTGCCTTCTTTAGTTAAGTTAATCTCTTTTTTAATAGCTTCAATATTAATTTGTAATTCTTCTTCTTTAGACGCACGAACCTTCTTAGAATCTTCAACAGAAGTTCCCAATACCATCAACTTTTCTAACTGTAATTGGCTATCCGCAAAAGTTTTTTTACGATTATCTATTTGAGTTTGTAATCTAGACTTTTGATTTTCAAAGACTTGTTTATCTAGTTTAAGTGTTTCTTTAGCTATTTCTTGTTCAATAGCAATTCGTTCTTTTTTACCTTTTTGATAAATATTAGCCTTTTGAGTTAAAGCATCAATAGTGTTTCTAATATCTTTTTCTTTTAGTTGTCTATCAGCTTCTAAATCTTTATCAGTAGTACCTCTAATAGTAGATTTTTCTAATGTAATTTGTTCAGTTTCTAATTGTCTGCGTTTTTTCTCAAGAGCTACTTCTAGTCTTTCTTTTCTATTATCTAGTTGAGTTTTTTCTAACTTATTTACTTCTTGTATTAATTGTGTTTCAAGAGCTAACCTTTGAGTGCTACCTTTCTCTGTTAAAGAAACCTGAGAGTTAATCGCATCAATGGATAATTGAACTTCTTTCTCTCTAAGCTTTCTAGTCTTTTCTAAACTTTCGTCAGAAGTACCTTTTAAATTATTTCTTTCTTCTAACGCAGCAATAGTGGACAGTTCAGTTCTTTTAGCTTCAATAGACTCGTTAACTCGATCCTTACCTTGTTTAACTTGAGTCTCCCTTAAAGAGAGTTGAGCCTCTACTAATTGTCTCTCGATCTCAAGGAACTTATCACTACCTTTTTTTTCAATAGCTAATCTAGCTTGTAAACTTTGAATATTAAGACTAATCTTGTCTCTTTCTAATTGGCGATTTGATTCTAACTCAGCTTTAGTAGTACCGTTTATAGCAGCTTCTCTAGCTTTTAAATCTCTTTTACCTAAAGCGTTAGTTTGCATCTTAAACTGCTCCTCAATCCTCCGTCTATTGATTTCTAATAGATTAAGATTAAAGTCTTTTTCGTCTAATTCCATAGATTTTCTCAAAGCTTTGATAGCCTTAGCATTTTTTACCTCATCTTTCATTAGCTCGGATAATGTCTTTTGTTTTTCGGATAGTTGAATAGAATATAGATTTTTAGAATCTCTAAGTTCCTCTTCGATATACTGTCTTTTTGTGACATTACCTAATTCCAAATCTTTTTTTAAAACATCAAATCTCGCCTTACTTTGTGATTTAGCTATCTCTATAGGATTATTAGATTTCTGTGCATTTAAATCTAGCTCTAAAGACTCTAATTCAGCTTTAGCCTTAACTATTTGAGGAGCAGATTCTTTATATAAACTAAGCAATCTTTTCAGCTCAATTTTTTTATTATTAATATTTTCTTCAGTAGTCTTAATGTTTAAGTTGTTAACATCCTTAATATAATCTTCCTCTAAGACTAAGCCATATTTTTTCTGTTGTTCTAATGCGTTAGTCTCCATTGTAATAAGATTAATACGTTGGGTACTAGCAGCTTTCTCATAACCTATAAGAGTCTCAGTTAAATCTTTATAAGCAGCAGGGGTAACTTTACCTTTCATTTGGTCATAGAAAGATTCAAACTTTTTAGCTACTTCCTCACTGCTAATCTCCCCACTTTCTGCCACTGCATTTAGTGATTCAACAAAAGTAGTAATACCTGCTTCAAACTTATTAAAGTCAATTGAATCGGCGGATAATGTCTGTTCAGTAGTAACTCCAATTTCTTTTAATGCACTTAATATCTCATCTTTATTTTTACCAGTAATTGCATCTTTAAGTTTTCCTAATTGTTTAGGATCAATCTCACTTTCTACTTTACCTAGCTCTTTTAATCCTTCAGTAAGGTCTAATGTCCCTTTTAAGGCTTGTTCAGTAAATTTCTGAGTGGAAGATGTCACAAACTTATTAGCACCTTTAGAAGACGCATCTAAGGCATTATTAAAGTTCTGTAAATCTGTCTCTGCTAACCTAAGAGATTTTCTAAGCGAAGTTGAGAAGGTGGTAGCACCAATGTCATCTTTAGTAGTAGATAGGAACTGTCTCTTCTTCTCTTGGTATTTATCACTTAATACGCTAAAACCCGCTAAATCTTTTTCTAAGTCTTTAAGATTTATTAATTGAAGTTCCCCTTCAGAAGCTTCATAGCTCTTTTTCATTTTATCTGCTAGAACTTTTAAGTCTTTAGGTATTTCTACCCCAGCAGTAGTAAGAGCATCTCTAGTCTCTTTAAGATTTAATACCTGCTCTAAGGAGTATTTCTTACCGTCTACTTCTTTACCTTTAATAGCATCTTGAATAGATTTTAAAACATCTGCGGGTAATTGACTTACTACTTTACTATCTTCTCCTACTTTATAAATTTCCCCACCAAGAGATTTGATAGATGCTTTAACACTTAAGCTTCCATCTTTAAGGTCAGAAAGAAATTGTTTAGATTTAATAGTGGAGTCCTTGATCGAACTAGAATAAATGTCTAATCCAGAACTAATATTTGCATTTAAAGTAGTTTGAGAGCTATCTACTTCACCTTGAAGAGTTTTTAATTCATTAAGAGATACTTGTTCGTTACTAAACTTATTCTCTCTATCTATTAGTAGATTACGAGCTTCTTGATATTTAAGTTGGTTCTCAAATTGTTTTTTACTAACTTCAACTAATTTTTCTCGTCTAGATATTTCAGCTTCAAGAATACTAATTTGAGCTTTATCTCTATCAGTTAATTTATCTCCAATACTTTTTAGTTGTTCTAGCTGCTTTTTTTGAACATCTGTCATAGATTGGAATGACTCAATACGAGTAGAATTAGCAGCTTTTTCTCGCTCTAAGTCTTCCCCAGTAAGAATCATCTTATTTTTTATTTTTTGATTAGAAGTTTCAGTTAATAAATTCCCTTTCTCTAACTCTTTATTTTGTCCTCTAAGAGATAGCTCATAAACTTGAATAAAATCAGATACTTGAGACATCTTAGCAGCTCTTTTAGTAAATGCTGCATCTGACCAACTATTCCACATAGAAGAGAGTAGTATTCCCCCAGGACTTAATTTAGTAAAATTAAAAACTATTAAATCTACTACTTTCATTACAGTAGAGCCTAAAGCATCCCAGACACTAGATGTCTCTAACATTAATTTTTTAGAATTTTCTATCCTATCTCCAAACTTACTAAGTCCTTGAGTACCAGTATCAAAAGATATATTTGCTCTATCAAATTTAGTAGCGGACTCTTCTAAAGTAATATTAAACTCTTTATATATTTTATCTAATTTAGCTTGTTCTTGACCTATCTGAACTAGCTTAACTCCTAGTCCTATCACTGCCCCAATAACTAATCCAATTCCAGTAGATATTAATGCTCCTTTAAAAGACTCCCCTATAGATTTAAAACTATTACTTATTTTCTGAGAAGTAGTTAAGATTTTGTTACCAGCAGCGTCTAATTCAACTTTTGCCTCGGCCCCAGTTTGACTAATTTGTGTTTTTAAATCTATTACTTTATTTTTTAATTTATCTTGCAACTTCCCAAAACTTTCAAAAGGAGTTTGTAGTGCAGTAATTGTTTTTCCATAGCCTTCTACTGAAGAGATTATTCCTCTATTAAAAGCAGTATTTTTAAAAGTAATTTCCCCTGATTTAGTTTTTAAACTTATTAAAGAACCTTCAGCTAAGCCTTGTTGTTTAGTAAGTTCTCTTAATTTAGTTCTAGCTTCTACATCAGCTTTGTTATACTCTTTTTGTGCTAGCTGTTGAGTAGTTCTAGCTTTTTGAACAGTAGATTGTTGAGCAGCTTCTTGCTCCTGTAATTTAGATATTTTTTGTAATTGTTGTTGATATTCCTGACTATCTTTATTTCTAATTTTATCAAGAGTATTTTGCTCTTTCCTTAAATCTTTTTGTAGTGAGTAAAGCTTCTGGTTTTGAATTTCAGTAGCAATATTGACTCTATCACTTGTAGTTTTTTTAGTATTTAAATCTTGTTGTAGCACTGCTAGCTCAGTAGTAGCTTTAGTAACTCTATTAAGATTTTCAGTTTCTTTTACTCTAGCTTTATTTAATTTTTCAGATTCCTTATCTACTAAGTTATTAGCTTCTTGTAGTTTCTGACGTTGACTTAGTAATACTAATTCTTCCTGATTAATCTTATTTGTTAGGTCAGCGCTAGCTTTAGATAAATTAGATTTTTCTTTATCTGTTAGTGGAGTACGAGTTTTTTGTTTCTCTTTTTCATTAGCTAATACCTCTAACTCTTTAGTTCTAAGTTTTGCTAAGTCTACAAAATCTTTTTCTCTCTTATTACTTTTAGCTCTTATTACATCTTTTTGCTTTTCTAAGTCTTTTAACTCATTTAAAGTAGTATTAGAATAAGTGTTATTTAATCTAAGTTTTTCAGAGTTGATTTGCTTTAGTTGAGCTTTTTCTCTATCCCCAATTTCCCCTTGTCTGATAAGAGATTCTTTAGCATTTAGTTCTTCTAATTTTTTAAATCTTTGAACATTTCCAATATCGTCAGCTAATTTAGTATCAATAGTTTTTTTAAGATTTTCAGTAGTTGATACTGTACCTTCTGTCTCTACTACTTGATCTTGTAACCCCCTACTTTTATCTTGCTTCTTTTGAAGAGATTCCTCTATTTTAGCTACATTAGCTTGTCCTTTAATAACTGAGTTATCTCTAGCTACTATTGCGTCTATTTCTTTTTGTACTGCTGTAATAGACGATGCTCTTGCTTCATTAGTCTTACCTATTGAATTAGTTAATTCTCTTTCTAAAGTTGATGAGTTAGCAATTGCTTTATTAATTCTGTCTTGACTTAGTAGTTTTTGTTGGTCTATTCCTAATACCTGTTTACCAATAGCTACTAAACCTTGATTAGAAGTGTAAAGGTCTTTAATTACTGAGCTTTCTTTTCTTAAATCTTTGAAACCATTAGTTAATCCACCAAGAATTAAACCAAAAGCTTTGAAGCTAAGCAGACTACCTCCAATACTAATAATTGTCTTAGCTACTGCTCCTAACACTCCTGTAACTTTACTAATATTATCGAAAACAGCAATAGATGTCTCCGCTATTTTAATAAGAGGGTCTTTAAATGTAACTAATAATTTTTTATAAATCTCTACAGATTCAATTCCTTCTTGACTTCTTTGTTTAAAAGCTTTACCAAAAGAAATCATAATCTCATCATAGGAGTTAGTGATTTGTTCCATCTTAGCTTGAGAGGAAGAAGTAGCAGAGTCAAAAGCTTCAGTTAAATTTTCAGAAGTAACTTTACTAATACTCTCAATTGAGTCTTTAGCTAATTTACCATTCTGAGCTAACACTTTCATTGCAAAGTTGAAAGCATTAGTCTCGTTATAGACTTCTTTAATCTTCTCAGTGTTATATCCTACTGCTTCTGCAAAATCTAATATACCTTGAACTATTCCTTTATCTTTAAAATATTCTTGGTTAAGAGTAATCGCTTTACCTTGAGCATCAACTAAACCTTCTAATGCTTTTTGTGCTTCAGGAGTTTTGCTAATAGTATTTCTACTAAAAGCTTCCATCTGAGTAGTAATCTCTGGAACTTTAGCACCTAACTTAGTAAAAGCTACTACTAAGCCTTGAGTCTCATCTACTAATTTATTAGTACCTACACCTGCATTTTTAAGAGCTGAATACATACCAGTAAGATATTCAGTCATTTCTCCTACAGTAGTTAAACCTAACTGTTCAGTGGCTAACCATTTAGCAGTAACAACTTCTAATTCTTTAACATCTTTAGTTTCTAATAGTCCAGCACCTTTACTAATAGCACCCCCAAGCTGGTATAGGTCACTACCAGGAGCAGCTTTATTAGCTTTAATTGCTAGATTCACTACATCTTGGTTTTGTTGAAACTCAGTAAACCCACCAGAAGCAGCTTGATATGCAGCGTTTAATGCTGTAAGCGAAGATACACTATTCTTTAGATTCTTTTCTAATCCATTTTGTAGTGCATCTCCATATTCCGATAACCTTTCTTTTGATAAACCAAATACAATATTTACTTCATTTAGTTTTTGTTCAAACGAGTTAAAAGCTAAAGTAGATTTAGTAGTGAAGTTCTCAATAGCTTCTTGATTACCTGTTATTACTGCTGCTATTTCTCCAAAAGTATTTACTAGAGGAGCTGCATCGTATCCGCTAGCAGCCATTAAGTTTAACCCTCGACCTGTCTTTTCAAGAGCTTCTCGAATTTCTAAAACCCCACCTAAAACTACATCAAAATATGCCTTAGCCTGAATAACATTAGTATAAGCACCAAAAGCAGCAAAAGCTAACCCAAAACTTTTAGTTAATGTCTGAGTTGCTTTATTTAAAGTGAGAGTATTCTTAGAGAGCTTATTATATTCAACTAATAACTTTTCTACTGCTTTTTGACTATTAGTAATCTCAGCAGAAGATGATTTAAACCCTGCACTAAAAGTTTTAAGAGTCTTTTCACTTAGTTCTTTTAATGACTTCTGAGTTTTTTCTAGAAATTTAGAGAACTTATCATCCCCCTCAACGTTAAACTTAATATTGCTACTGGTATCCATTATTAATTACTATCAAATTTAAAATTCATAAAATCGTTGGCAGATACTTGTTTACCATTATTTATAGTAATGATAGAAGAATCTCCTTTCTCCTGCTTAAACTTCTCTCCTAGCTCTACTGCAAATTCTCTATTTCTTTCTTCTTGAGGTCTATGATGTTCAAGAGTCTGATTAATTAGTAAATCTAAAGAGATACTATCTAATTTCTCCCATAAATCTCTAACTGGATTAATTGGATATTCTTTATAAACTTCTAAGAGAAAAGCTAATTGGTCAATAGAACTATCACCAGAACTAGGTAGAGGAGCAGATAATTTTACTCTTTCTTTTCTTCCCTCTTCTCCTGGTACTTTTTTATAGCTTCTCTCATATATAAAGGAAAATCTAGTTTATGTAAATCTGCTAAGAGAGACGGTTTCCATCCTTCTTCTAAATCTAGCACTCCCTCATCACTCATACTTTGAGAAATAAATATTTGGCAAATTTGCTCTAAGTCATCTGCAATTTCTTCTAAATCAAATCCTTTCTCTTTCTGTCCTAAAATATTTAAATTTTTAGCTAAAGTCTTAAGTAATTCCCATGACTCATTATTACGGATAAACTCTCCCATATTAGCATCAGTATCTAAAAACCTAATAAGAACCTCTTTATGTAATTGGATAATAGTGTCTAACTCACTCCTAACTACTCGTTGAATAATATATACTTTATTAGTAACTAAAGAAGTCGAATCAGTCTCAGGATTGTAAATTGAACTTTGTACTTTAACTTTGAAATTTTTCATTATGGATTATTATTCTTTTAACTTACCTTCTCATAATATAGCATTATTATTTCTTTATGCTATATCTTCTCGATTTCTACTATTTGATTATAAGATAACTGGACTACTATGGCAAAAATTACTCTTATGGACAAAAGAACAATTTGAACTATCTACTAAGAAAACCCAAAGTAATAATACTAATCTCATAGTCTATACTACTAATGAGAAACCTAATATTTATTGGTTCGGATTATATAAGACATTAGAGAAACTATTAGCTTGTCCATTTTGTAAAGGATGTTGGAGTGGATATTTAGTATATCTATTATTCATTCTTAACCCTAATGATTTAAATTTAGACTTAAGAGAAATAATGGATTTTGCTATGTTCTCTTGGTCTTGCGGTTTACTATCTTATTTATCAGCTCAGAAGTTAGGGATATGAAATTTGTCGCATATTTTAACTGAACTGTTTAAACTGATTCCAAGTATTAAGTCTAATTCTTTTTGGTTCTCTTAAGTGTTATAGTAAAAGCTTTTAGACCCTAAGAATATTAAAACCTCGTCAAGTTATTATTAGCTCTAAATTTACTAAGGAACTTACCAATTTTACCTAACTTTCTACCATCTAATTTAAGGGCTGCACCTACTGGGTTAGAGGCAGTTTTAGTAGCGTTTAACATAGTTCCTGCTCCTTTTTTAGCTAAATAAGTAGTCTCTTTAGGGTTTCGTATTAATAATGAACTTATTTTTTTCTTAGCTTTACTTAAAAAAGAACCTCTATTAATAACTTTGTTACCGTCAGTCTTAATTGCTTTTACTGTTTTGTCATATTCCATTAGATTACCAACAGTATTTTTAGAAACTTTAGCTATTTCAGAGGGAATGGAAGTAGCTTGTTTTCTAATTGTTGATGAGCCTAATTTTAGAAAGTCACGTCTATTCATTTTCTTTTTCTTCCTTTATCACTTCTTAGTTTTCTAGCAAATCCAGCACTATTACTCCAACTACATATTCTTTGATGCATACTATTTATCGTTTACTTTTACTACTTAATTATACTCTATCATGTTAGAATGTTATTTAACCTCGTTTTGTACTCAATAGGACTGAAGAATATGACTAACTATACCTCCGATGAATTCTTTACTCAAGGCTCAGGGAACGTAGTATTGTGTGGTTCTACTAAATACTTCTTCCAAGCTATGAGAGTTAACAAGCTACTTACTTTTAAAAATTGGATAATAACTATGTGTGGGAGTTGGGGTCATTCCTTTGATTTATATGGTACTGATACTTTAACAAGAGACTATGATCAAGTAAAAATGCTTCACTACTATAAAATATATCAGTCTAACGCAGCAGTAATAGTGACAGATGAGACTAATTATATTGGTTACTCAACTAAAAAAGAAATGGAGTTTGTTGAGAAGTTAAGAATTCCTTATTTCTGGTTCAATGGAAAAGAGTTTACTGGTACTACTACTATTACTCCTAAAGATAATTTAAGTAGTTATCTTTCTATTATGGAGGATATTAACGGCGGAAAATTTAACTCGTAAGAACTCGTTTAGAAGAAGTATAATAAAAGTATAATAAAGAGACAAAAACTATGAATGATCAAAAGCCAGATGCTGAGTGGATTACTGAAGATGACAAAGGAAAAAAAGTAAGTATAAAAGTTTATATTCCTGAAAAACCTAAAAAAGATACTAATAAGTAAGAGATAATAAAAAGAGGTAATTAGAATAATCTAGTTACCTCAATAATATGTTAGTATTTAATAACGATCCTGTAACTCAACTGGACAGAGTACCAAACTTCTAATTTGGATGTTGTAGATTCGACTTCTACCAGGGTCATTTTAATTTAATTGAAGAATAACTCAATTACCTCATGATTGAAACATTTTATCAACATTATGTTTTGGTACTATTGACATTAATCCCCTTTTTTCTTCTAACTTTCCTAAGAATAGGATAGCTTTTAAAATAAAAGGGAATAAGTCATTCTATAAATTAAAGATAGATATAAAATAGAGGTTACTTCTATATCAACTCGTAACCTACTACAGTCTTTTTATTTATCTTTTTTGCAGTAGCTTTAACGTTTAAAACAGGTTCTATATCATTAGCTTTAGCTTTCTTATCCACTCCTAAATTTTTATAAAGATAACTCAGTATAATTTTTATATCCTTAGATAAGTAAAAACCAGATTTCCCACTAAATAATTTTTTAACTTCACTATCTCAAAGACATAAAAAATGAAATATTTACCTTAATATGATATAGAGATTTAATAAAATATGTCAGTGAGGAGTTTTAAGGCTCCTCTACTAATTTACTTAATGATTACGATCATGTTTTTAAGAACTCCATTTACTCGTCTCTGTCGTTTCTCAACTTCAAGGTAATTATCAATTTCAGTAGCTTTAGCTTTCTTTTTGATTCCTACTTTATAGTAAAGACTATTGAGTAAACCCTTAATATCAGATAAGACATATTCCTCCCCTACTTTAAGATTCGCTTTTAATTCTTTAATTATGTAGTTCTTTGTAGTATCCGAAGTAGCTTGCATTTCAGCTAAAAATCTTTGGGCATTATAGCTAAGAGCTTTCATCCTAGCTTCACCTAATTTAGTAAAAGCTTCTTTAATAACAGGGAATCTATCCCCAATATAAAGTCTTTCATCTGAGTTATTGATATACCTCTGACAATATTCTTTAAAACTACCATTAGTAAGTTTGCTAAGAAACCCATCATCTTCAATCTTCTCAAAGTCTTGGAAAGTAGAAATATCAAAACATCCAGCATCAATATAAGCTTGTCTAATAGACACTCCATCTCGATAAACATTACTAGAAACTTCCCATCTTCTTTTATCATTTAGAACCGCATAATCATTGAAAATAATATCTCCTTCTTCAGTTAGATAAGTATAGTCGTCATCTCTAAATCTACATTTAGCTTTCAAATAATAATTCTCTAACCAAATAGCTCGTTCATCTTCGTTCCCTTTATAAAACATTGAAATAATAGAGTTAGTAGCTTTTATTTTCTTTTGTACTAATTTCTCAAAATTCTCAGCAGATAGTAATGAATTATCAGTATTGTAAATGTGATAAATGTGATTGTTGAAAGGATTATTAGCGTTACGAATTCTACCCGCTATTTGTTTAACATCCGTATCAATCGAGATTAATGTATTACTGTTAGAAGTGTTACTAATAATATAAGTAACTCCAGTCTCAGAGTAAAAGTCACATCCTTTGAAAGCAGTGCTAGTAATAAAATTGAACTTCTTCTCAGGAGCTAAAGCAGTTTCTATTGGATAATTTTCTAGCTTTTTTTGATTCACTTCGTTATTAGCACAAATAACTCTTGCATCAGTTGGATTTAAATCAGAAGCTTCTAGAATATTAGCAATTGAATTTACTGAATTAACAAAAAAATAAGCAGCTTTTGAATAGTGACCATTAGGCATCAATAATCCTTCTCCCCCTCCAGCTCGATAACTGTCGATAATATTACAAGCAGCTTTATAAGGTTTATTAGTTTTCTTTCTTTCAACTTTAATTTTGACTGTACCTTGCCAAACTATCTCATACTCATTAAGGTTTTTAAGAGCTTCAGGATAATACTCTTCTTTAAGTGGAGTAGCTGAGATATAGCTAACATAATCAAACTCTTGAACTGAGGTAAGTAAATGTTCAATAGCTTTTTCTCTATAGCTATAAGCATCTAACAAATCAGAGAATTCATCCACTACTACTCGATATTTATTCTTATCTACTAATTTAGCTACCCTATGGAAAGAGTCATAAGTAACTAAGATTTTAGGAACTGTGGTAGACTTAACATAGTGAATTAGATTTTTCTCTTTAATATCTGCGTAATAACCGAATACAGATTCTAACCTTCTGTTATTTGGGTATTGGGCAGTTTTATTTTTAATAACTTCAATAGTAGGAACAGCTATTATAGTAGGATAATTATCTTCAAGAGCAATAGAACTCATTCCTACTCCACAAGCTCCTTTATTTACTATACCTTTAGGAATCTCATCTAAGAAATTACTAACATATAAAGCTTCGATTGGTGCGTTGATTTGACATTTCATAGTTGACACATTTTATAGAATATATTCATTATAGCACTAATTTCAATAAATATGTCAAAGTAGATAAAAAAATATATCTGACATAAAAGTTGAAATATATAGCTATATTTGAATTCCAAGTTTTATAAAATATGTCAGAGAAATTATGTCAATAGAAAAGAATGCTTCCTAATAAAGACATAAAAATAGAGGCTCTTTATCAGAACCCCTAGTAAGTGTACAAAAGTTAAACGTGTAATACTCTTATCACTATTCTACTAAATAAAATAGGAACCTAGCAAAATATTTAAAGTCTCGTTCGTAAGATAAGAGACGTTGGAGCTTAATAAACTCTTTATCTCTTAACTAATTTAACAAGAAACCTTATCAGAACTCTTAATCAAAGTAAACGGTTGACATCCACCAGAGTTATATAGTTTCAGTTGTAAATCAAAAGACTCAGCACTAAAATCAATAGAACCTCCAGCAGCGGACGGCTTAGCATTAGGTGCATGAAAGAACCATACATAACCTTCTGAGTCAATAATAGTGGCTACTACTTCATGTCTACCAATCATTTCCGAACCAATTCCTAGTCCAGTGACATTATAAGGAATAAGCATTGATACCGTCTCTTTAGCAGCTACTAGAGCAGCAGAGAATGTTACTTGTCCACCAGCACCAATAGTAAAATCTGGTCCTTCTACTAAAGCCTGAGAGGTTCCATCTGGACGTTTAATAGACGCAATAGCATCTGCTCCGTTAATTACTGAGTGACCTAATGAAGGAGCTTGAACAGCAGGAAAAGTCCCACCACTAGCTAAGTCAAAGAAGGTAGGTAAATAGAGATCCTTAGTAACAGTTTCAAAGTAATTTCCCAGTCTAAATTGTAGTAACTCAGGTTGAACTACCCCATAAGAGATATTAAGTACAGGGTTCTCTGCATCAATGAAGGAGGCAACCTCTACTCGTCTACCTAACTTATTTCTACCCATAAGAATTCGTTCATTCTTTCCAGGTTCAACTACCATATTCATAGGAGTAGGCAAGTGATAAACAAGATTATCCTTTACTCTCCTCATTTTTAATTCACCAACACCAATAAAGGTTGATTGAAATTTTTCGATTGTCATATATTATTTCTCTTTTATTATTTATTATTTATTTATTAGGTATTCTTTCTTAGATCACCAGTTCCAGTAAGGAAGGTGTCTAAATCAATTTGGGAACCTCCTCTAGTAACAGGAGAGGTAGAAATAGCTGCTGCGTCAAGCGGATTTTCAATAGCAGTAGGAGGAAAAGTGAGTTCAACAAAATCTAGTCTCATTGAAGTTCCTACTAATACAGGAGTTACTTTGATTCTTTTAAGAACCTTGATAACAGTAGTAGCATCGTCTTTGGTAACAGTGTATTTTACGTCTATTGCATAAAGATTATTAGCTGTATCTTCTGCTAGAGTTGCAGTAAGAGATACTACTTCTGGTAATGTGGTTACTAGCTTTGGTCTATTAAAATTAATTGAAATTGCCATTATTTTATATTTATTTATTTATTATTTAGTCTTAGTGGTTAGATTTTGAGCTAGTCTATGATAGTTATATCTACTCTTAAGAAGGAGTGGATAGCTTGTCCTACCTCATTAATCATTGTTCTATACTGAGTTCTAACTCCATCTTCTAGAATCTTTACTTTGAAACTAGGGCTTAAGAGATGTTTTCTAATTTCATAACTAATCCAGTTAAGTAGAGACATTAGCCTTTCTTGTTGAGGAAGAACTAACGAGTAAGAGATAGATATAGAAGAAGTTCTTAGTAACTTTTGAGGTTTCCAATTATCAGATACTCGGTAAACCTTAAGTAGAGGGTATTCTGGAGTAGATACTTGATAAGCGTCATAAGTCCTATAACTCCTAACAGCTATTTCTCCTAAGCTACTTCTAAGTCCTGGGTTTTCCTCTATATAAGAGAAGAAGTCTTTATTGATATGTTCAAAAAGATATCTAGCTATATAGTCAACTGATTCATCTAAGTTAGGAGTAATAACTAAATTAGCAGAATATTTTTGTGTACTACCTAAATTCTCTTTCTCTATTAACTTCTCAATTACTCTAGGAGATAGTGAGTTTTCCATTATTCTTTCATCTCCTTAACATCAGATTTAGTTCTAATATGTGTTTCCCCAGTTAATATAAACTCTGAGATAACGTCTACTAACTCAGTATTAAGAGACTCATGAATAAATAGAAAAGGTCTAGGAGGTAGCTTCCCTTCGTTTCTGAACATGGTAGAAACTCTTTCATCTTGTAGCAGAGATAAAGGGATAGAAGTACCAATAGAGTCTGGTTGATGATCTTTAGCATATTTAACTTTAGTACCAAATTCAAACCCCTCTCTATTAATACTGAAGATTGAGTCGTCGTTCCCAACAATTAAAGAGTTAAGCAGTTTCTTAGTATCTGTTAGTAATGGTTTTCCCATTCTTTCAGGATGAGTAGCCAACCAATTAGGAGACATTGCACTCCAATAAACGTTCCCATGAGCTATTCCCCCTTTGTTAGTTAGAGGAGCAGTAGCGAAACGTAATTTAACATCTTCTACTAAGACTTCTTTAATACCTAATTCAAGAGGAGTTAGGTCTTTTCTTCTTTTCAATGCGTTTTGGAACTTTTTACTTAATCCATCCATCCCAGAAAAATCTGCTGAAAGAGTTACCATGATAATTACCTTAAGATATTTTCATCCTAGAATCTATTTTCAATTAGGGTAGTAGTGAGATTAAAATAACCTGCTTCTACTGGAGGATAACGACCATCTAATGAATCAATTACTCGGACTTCATAGTATAGTTTAATAGGTCTTTGTTGACTGATTAGATAGAAATCAGACTCTTTCAATTGAATTTGAGCTTTGTATTCTTTAAGAGTAGTTTCAGGAATATTTATCACTTGGATAAACTTAATCCCTTGTCCATTGATAGTAGTGTTATAAATTACTGCACTATCATCAGGGTCAGAAATATTTCGTTTAACTATAAATTCTAAATGAGTTCCTTCTCTAGTTAATCTATTCCCATAAATTAGAATATTGATAGCATGAACTGAGTTTCTAGCTAACGAGTAACCATTAAGAGATACATCTACTCCTTTAATAATCACGTAAGTTTGACCAGTAGGAGCTTCAGTAAGAATATCTCTTTCTAAGGTACTAATATTAAAAGAAGAGCTATCAACTTCCATTACACTACTTAATGCTCTATCAACCTTCATAATTATTTTCATTCCAGTATCAAAACCAGAAGAAATAGTAGCTTGAGTATATCGTAAAGCAGTTAAAAAAATATTAGTTTTAGCTTCAGGGATATTAATGCTAGCAGATGAAGCAGTATCCTTTTGTAGTCTTAGAGTGATAGAACTCTTGTCGGTATAAATAGTAGAGATATAAGCAGTAAGCTTAGTAAGAATAGCTTCAATTTTACTCTTATCAGTATAGATATTAGCAGTCATTGCTCTAGTATATTTTACATCACTAATACTCATTTCACTACTATCTGTCTCTATAGTCGCTACTCCTGCTCTGTCATAACTCATATCTGATATCTCCATTTTAGAATTATCAGTATAAATAGTAGCTTGTAATGCGTAATCAGTCATTTAATTACTCCTTTACTCAGTGACAGTAATTGCACTAATAGGAACTCTAGCAATATCTAAAGAGTTAATTACTTTAGTATTGTTAGGGCCGAATGCTCCACAGTAAAGCATATTACCAACACCAGTAGCACTTCTATGTAATGCAAAAGATTTAATAGGTTCCCAAGGTGCGTTGTTAGCAGCAGGATAAATAATTTCCATTAAATTTCTAGCTTGTCTACCTATAATCTGCCAGTTAGTAGAATTACAAGGAATAGGAACTCGAATATAACCAGGTGAGTTAGATGCTACAAGTTCACCAATATCTCCATTATTAGTAGGAGTCTTAGTACCTAGAGCTAAAAATACTTCAGCAGGAGTCTCAAATGTTTCATTTCTCAATAACTTCAACTGAGAGTGAGCTAGAAAATCTGACTTAACAAAGGTAGACTGAGTTTCTTTAACGATAACTTTACCAGGGGGGAAATATAGCGCATCTCCTATTTCAATACTCATTCCTTGATCGATATGTCCAAAGTAAATAGGTACAGTATCTGAGGATTGATCAAATAGACCAATAGCAACAATAGTAGGATACTGAGTTAAAGCGTCATTAAATCGAATAAGTTGTTGGTTAAAACAAGTACGATTAACTGGCTCAGAGAAATAAGATACCCCAGTTGGATACTGTACTTTTGCATAACCAGTAGATGGTGCAGGCTCAGTAAAGTTACCACCAGCAGCAGTAGGAAGAGTAGTAGATAGACCAATAAATAGATTATTATTTAGAGGAGATGTAACTAATTCCCCAGTAAAAAACCTGAGAAGATTAGTAGCTTGTAACGGACTTTTATTATCTGCCATAATTGAAAATTGATATTATTATTTTTATACTTTATCTTTATACTAAATTAAATAAGACTAGATATTTAGTATTATTCACTTTAGGAATCATTTATTTTTCCATCTCTCGTATAGCTTATTCCAACCAGAGGAACATACTTGTCTAAGCTCTACAGGATTCCCAGTAATTAAATAATCTAACTCATTTTGCCATATAGAGTAATAAGTAAAACTTTGATTTCCTATATAGTTATTATCAATATCTACTAGAGAGATAGAGTATTCAAATGTAAATAGACCTTCATGATGTTCCTCATATCTGTTAATCCAAATAGTATGAGGAATTAATAAGATATTATCAGCAACTACTTTTGATACTAAGGGATAGAGTTCAGTAGATATTGAACCTGATACATGATCATTAAAGTCATTGCAAATAACTAATTCATATTCTTTACTATTAAGATATCTTCGTTTTTCCTTTATTCGTTGAGAGGTAACATCAAAATCATATAGAGGAGAATATATCTCTAAGTGGCAAGTATTATTCCTTATAGTTCCTTGATGGTCAGTTTGCCAATTAAATATTTTATCTACTTTCTTTGAATTGTTTTTATAAGATTCAGTTTCCATATTATTTCATTCTCTTTTTACCTTTATCAGAACGCCCATCTATATCTCTCATTCTTTTTCTACCTAAATAGGCTCCACCTGCACCTGCTACAGTACCGATAAGACCTCCTGCTAGTTTACGTTTCCATCCTTTATTAGCTTGTGTTAGTGCGCCAAGACCTCCAAATAAACCACCAGTTAATACCATATCTGTCTTTATATTAGGTACTACTTTTAATCTCTTTTTTCCTACTCCACCTTTACCTTTGAAATCCATAGTTACATAATCATCATCATCCCATTTCTTTTGATTACTATCTTTACCAAAGTTAGCAGTAGAAAACTCACCCATATATGTAAATTGAATCATAATTTTATTTCTTCTTATATTTGTTTAATCCTGATTTACTTCCCCAGTCTCTAAGTTTGCCAGATTCATTAGCATCATCTAGTTTTTTAGCGGTTAATAAAGTTGCCCCAGTTAGTCCAGTACCAATAAAATAAATTACCATAATCTGTCTTCTACCCCAAATACTTTTTTATTATTTGTAAAATCAAATTCCATGTTACTTCTATTTTTCTGATAATTACCTATAAGAGTATAGCTCCTAGTAATATTATCTCTCCTCTCTGTTAATCTAGGAGTATAAGGTAATAGTAATGGGTAGGCTTCTTTCATTGCATTATCTTCTGGGGCAAAGATACCTGGAATATAAATACCAGAACCTATAAAATATCCTTTCAATAACTCTTTAGCTTTCTGATAAATAGTAGAACCAAACCCACCATCTCCTCCAAGTGAAGCAATCATTCCTTGGTCATAAAGAGACATCATTAAATCATTAATAACGAATCCCTCTAATATTGGCTCAATTAGTGGAACATCTCTTAAGTCAATTGGAAGAGCATAAAGCATCCCGAAATATGTATCTATCAAAGCCTCATTTCTAATAATTAAATCATGTATTAGTTCTGTATCTAAATTACTAGATATTACCGAGACATTATCACTAGGAATAAGTGAGTTAGTAAATACATTAGCTCTTCTACCTAGTCTCCTTTGAATCTTTTCTACTGTTATATATTTATACATTATTTAAGGAATCTCCCAATACTTACTCCTGTATTAATCCATTTACGACCTTCTCGTACTACTTGAACACTTGTTTTAACTTTATCTCTACTATCTTTAGTAGCTAAAGGGTCATTAGTAATTTTAGGTTTAAGCTTAAGTTTTCTTTTGTACCTTTTTCGCCCCTGAGCATTAGTCTTACTGAACTCTGCTAGTTTTAATTTCATATTAGTCTTGTCCTGTTAATTGTCTAACTTCTTTATTTATATTAGTAATAGTAGGTTTAATAATTGAAGGATAAATAGCAGGTATCAATTGCCCAAATACTATGTAACTAATAATCATAGCTGCTAGTAGATTTTTACTACTTAAATTCTTTAAAAAAGTAAGCACATTAATATTTAGTAAACTTTCTAATTTAAAAGATAACTCTTTATTCTGCTCTTCTAGTCTAACTAATTTTTCATTGAATAAGTAATCTTCTTTTTTAAGGAAAGCTACATCATTAAGTAAATTATTATCATTATTATAAAAAACAGTGTTATTAAGTCGAGTAATTTCTTCTTCTAATTTACGAATAAGAATTTCAGCTTTTATTAGACTTTCAGGGTTAGCAGTAAGAGGACTATGCACTAATTTACCAAATACCTCATTAGAAACATTATTAGTATTAAATAAAGTTTGAAGTAACAAATCAGACCTTTCCTGTACCTCATCTAACCTCATAGTTAAAAGAGCTTCTTGGCTTTGGTCTACTACAGTAGAAAGAACTCTAGTATCCCCCTTTCTATTTATTGCCCTATTAGACCATTTAGTATTTAATATTGAGCCGTCTTTTTTAGTTATTTTAAAGCTACTAATTATATTTTCAACTTCTCGATTAATTAGCCTATCAACTTGACCTTCAATTTTAGTAACATCTTCATCGTTAAATAATTTAAGTTCTGAGATATGTTTATCTATTACTGAATCATTAGTCCAACCTAGTATATTAGCAGCTTCCTTATTCCAACGAGTAACCTTATAATATTTATTCCATTCAATATTTATAACTGCTCCACTATTAAAACCTTCCTCATCCAAGTTAGTTAATTCTTTTAATTTACTAGACATTTCAATTTCTAAAGTAATATCTCTTAAATAACCAACTATAGAACTACCTTCACTATTAGTAATTACACAAGAATGGTCTAAAATACTAATAGGTTTTCCTAAGCTACTTATTAAACGATATTTTTGATAAAAAGAAGGAGTCTTATCTACTACATATTTAGTTAACTCTTTAATGAAAGTCTCTTTATCTTCAGGATGAATAAACTCTAAATAAGGCTTAGATAATAACTCCTCTTTTGTATAACCTAGTAAAGAAGTTACATTATCTGAAATATCATCTATAGTATCTTCTTTACTACTAAACCATCGAACAAGAAATATATAATCCTCTTTAAATAATGTCTCTTGTAGTAAGTCATCTACTTTTTGAGTACCAACTACTACAATAAATTCATTGTACTTATAGCCAAAGAAAGTTAACTCTATATCTTTTTTATTACGAATATCAGTAACAGTAGTATTAAGAGTATACTCACCTAACTTATATACATTATTTAAAAAATCTCTAACATTTACTGAATAATGATACTCCTTAAAGCTATCAGTATCTTTTACATCTTGATTAAGTTTATCTATTTTATAAGACGGAATATAGTAAGTAATCTTGTCACTTATATACCGGTAATAGTAATCCTCTCCACATTTTTCTAATAATAAGCTAAATACAACCATTTCATATTACCTTTCAGGTTTACTAGGAATTACTTTAGAGGTTAAGAGTCCGGTAGCAACTCCTGATTCTGCACTCTTTCTAATATCATCGTTGACCCTCATACGACCTTGACTTACTCCTAAGAAACTAAAAGTACCTATTAATAATGCAGTGAAATCCTCCTTAGTTAGTTCTTTATCATATATATAATTAACTAGAGGAGAATAGACTACTGAGAAATAGAGTAGTAGAGAAAAGAAAAAAGTCTTGGTGAAATATAGTGAGCGTTTCATTTTATTTTTCATATTTTTATTGTGGAACGTGAATCCAGTAATTTCCTTCACCTTCTGGAGCGCCTACTTGTTTAATTAAAGAGTAACTGTAAAGAGTCTCGTTACCAGCTATATTAGTATGAATATAACCATTATGAGTAAATTCTCCATAAGGGTCATTAACTATAAAAGCTCCTCTTCCATCATAAGCTTGATCATCAAATCCTACTAATAGTACAATATGAGTCCCTTCAGTAAGATATGTCCCAAGAATAACAGGGGAAGTCTTAAGAGTCTCTTTTATCTCTTTAAAAGTTCCATTAGTTTTAGAAGTATATTTAACTCCGTAACTTCTTAATATTGCAGAAATATCTTGATGAGAAAATCTATTGTAACCTAAATCTAAACATTTGTTATATAGTTCATCAGGGGTTACTTTAACCTTATGGAAAGATAGGAGCATTGCTACACAACTAAGGAAACAAGAAGTATAAGGATGATACTTGTTATATAACTGGTAGTAATAGTCAGTCTTAAGAGTATTTTTACTGGTCTTAGTATTACCTGGTTCTTCGGTTACTTGGACGTGTTCTTTGTAAATATACCAGACTTTAACTCCTACTGGTAAATTTTTAAGATTAGATGTAAGTAATTTAACCTCTAAGTGCTTATCTTTTTCTCTTAAGATATCTACTACTATTTCAGTACCAATATCTAACCAATAGAAATAATTAGGATTTAGCTCAATAAACGGAATTGCTCTACTCTTTAGTGGAGTTTTATTAATAATTTTTAATCTTGACATTTTATTTTACTTTATATTTACTAGAGTCTACTATGACTGGTAATTTCTTTCTATAGAAAGGACTATATTTATTATTAGCGTGTTCTAAATAGCTAATACCTCCTAAACCTACTGCCCCTAGTCCTGCTCCCACTAACATAGCTTTAGGATTTTGAAGAACTACTGCTGATGGAACAGATAAAGCTGCTCCTACTACTCCTCCCGCTACTGCTAATTGCCCAATAAACCTTAAAGCTCTACGTTTACGATAATATTTATACCCAGTTCTTTGTTGACCGATTTCATTAAGAGGAGCTTGACCATCTGCACTTGGCCTGTTATTAATGACTTTTCTTTTTCTTTTCTTTTTATCCTTAGAGCCACGTTTTCTATTAAATTCAATATTATTAGTAGAACCCATAAAGGTAATATCTCTCATATTTTTAATTAAATAAGAGTAACTTTAGAAGTGAAATAGCCCTCATCAATAGTAACTTCAGCAGTATCAGGAAATACAGCTTTAGTAACGAAATATACTGAAGAATCTAGATTTGGGTCTAATCTAGTTTGTAATTGTTCTTTCTCTACTAAGCCTTTAAAGATAATTTTAGAAGGTTCAGTAACAATAGGAGATAAACCAGTAAGAGTTCCGTAATTCCCTACTGAGAAATTAGTAGTAGAAGTGTTAGTAAATACTATAAAATTAACAGATACTCCAACTCCTAAGAGAGAGGGATTATCTATAGACTCTAAACTAACCCCTAAAGGTAAATCATCTTTTCTAGGAACAATAGAACCTGATAGTCTATTATCTTTCCATTCTCGATATGTATTAACTTTAATAGACATAGAATTCTCCGTTATCAGTAAATTTAGAAATATTTCGAGTAGTATTAGCGGATATAATCATTTCATAGTTAAGCTTATGAGTTTTATTTGGAAATTCTAAAAGCTTAGAGGCATAGAAGTTAGGTATATCACTTCCATTAACGTATAAGATAGCCTGTATTTTATTGACTTCTACTATAGGAAATATAAAACTATCAGTATTATATTGTTGAAGTATTAAGCCTGTTAATTGGTGATATATCCTAAACGTCAATCCAATATTATTAATAGTGATAGGAGTAGATGAAGTTATATCTACTATTACTGGGATAGTATCTCTTATAGAATGTTTAGATTCCTTAAGATATATCTGGGGTTTTTCTTTATAACTATCTCTAACTACTTGGAGAGTTGTAACTTTATGTTGTATTATCATAAAAAAATAGGTATAGCTCTCTAGTAAAACTATACCTAGTATTATCTTTTGTACTAGAGATATTTTTAAGAGAACATGAAATTGAATTCTTCCCAGTTTTTACCAGGAGAGGGTTTAACTTTAGTAGTTAGGTCAGTTAAATCAGTGTAAGGTCTATTAGTAATTAGCTGAGTAGCAATCTTCTCCCCAATTCCTTTAAGAACTTTCAATTGGTCTAAAGACATAGAATTAATGTTTAGCTTATCAATAACCTCTACTTTACTAGGATCGTAAAACTTAGGAGTAAGAGTAGTGACATCCTTCCCAGTTAAATAATGTGTTTCATCTGGAGTATTAGTTTGTGTATGAATAACTGCTTGTGTATCTTCTACTACTATTACGTTTAGAGGATTAATAAACTCTTTAGGAATTTCACCTTCCATATAAAAAGCTTGACGAGCAAAAATCATATTACCCTCCTTAGTAACAATATTTTTCAGCAAGGTATATTTTTTCATTACTTAACCTGTTGAGAATATAATTGCTTAGGATTCATTACGATAGGAAGAAAAGTTGCAGTTGCCATAGATACGTCTTGCTTAGGATGTTTATTTTGCTCATAAGTAGTTACATAAATACCTGACTTAGGCTCAATAGGAACATCACCACCTCCAATAATAGTAGGAACAGATTCAAGAGTAGGGCCGATTGCACTAATCCCCATATCTTCTTTAAGGAATACAAAACGATTATTATTCAAGAAGTTAACATCTACAATTGAACCATCAGCTAATTGTTCTTGATACTTTTCTTCAAATACTTCCACGTCTGGTAAGTCTCTCATAGCTAGTAGTTTTCTTCCCATATCAGGAGATACTAGACCTAGTTCAACAGTAGACATTTGCCTAGCTGCATCACGAGTGCTTCTTTGTTGTAAGAAATCTTTCCATAACTTACGACTCATTACAATCTTGTCTGGCATATAACCATTAGTATCGTAGTAAGTATCACAGGCATCAGAGAGATTTTGAAGAGCCTGAGCATTTACATAATCACTCCACTTATTCAAAGTAGGAGTTACAGTATTACCAGTTAGAGTAAGAGGGGTAGGGAAATGATTATAGTTAACTCCAGCCTTCTTAAAATCAAGAGATAAAGGAATACCTGTAATTGGGTCAGTCATATCTACTGCACCAGTTTGAGCCACTTGCCATTTCAAGTGATCCATTCTATCAGTAATACCTCTTAAAAGATCATTAACTTGACCAAATAGAATAGTAGCTAAATCTGAACTTGAACCAGGAGTAACAGTACCATCAGGATTATAAACTTTTTGAACTTTAATACCTTTAGTGATAGCTAAGTTCTGTGCTTCCATCATTTTCCACTGAGTTTCTTCATCATATAGACGTGAAGTACCTAGCTTGAATAACGTAGCAGCCATTCGTTCAACTCCACCAAAGCTTACCAATGGAATTTCAGCACCATAAGCGACAATAGATGCAGCAGGGGCGACTCTCTTAGTTAGTAGACCAACAAAATCTCTTCCATCAAACATTTGAGTAGGAAAATATTTATCAATCAGTTTACCTCTTTTAAGTAACTGATGTTCAGTTTCATCAACCATAGCCATTACCTGCTTGGCGACGAACCTCTCAGAGAAAAAACTTGCAACGTATGCCATATATTTTTATTATTTATCTTTTTATTATTTATTATTAAGACCACACTTCTCTAATATGAAGTCTAGGACATTCATAAGTAAGAGAGTTATCCCAGTGAGGTAGGTGAAGTTTATAAACTTTAGCCTCATCAATTACTCCAATAGTGTTACCAGTAATCCCACCAGAAGTATAATCTACTGAGTGAGAGAAAATACCTAACACTTCGTCTTGTGAAACTCCTACTACTGAACCAACAGGAAGAGTACCAGCAACAGCAGCTCCTAAGATAAGTTCTTCAGTTACTAAATCAATAGCTTGAAGAGTTCCAATAGGAGTAGTAGTAAGAACAGTAGTAGTTACAGTAGTGCCAAGACTTCCACTAGGAGTAAAAGTTACAGGTCTCATACTTACTGGGGAATAAAAATAAATATTTGCCCCCATAGAAATAAGTTCTAATGTGCTACTAATATCAGGTAGAGAGTTAAAATATGTAGCAATCATAGTAGCTGCTTCAGTTGCATTAGCTGCCCCTACAGGAGTATAGTTAAATGTTCTCGTCTCATTGATAGTAATACCTGCTGCTGTTGTCCCAGTAACTGCTAGAACTGCTACTGGTTGAGTAATTTGAAGTACATCCCCTTGAACAAAGACATAGGGATTCTTTACTTTAAATCGACTTCCACTAGGAACAGTAGTAACTCTTGAACGAGGGAGAAACCGATGAACTCCATTCTTCTTAGAAACAAAGTGACCTTCTTCTAGAGCTTTTCTACCTTCTTTATTGGGGGAAATATGGCTACCAGTCATTGCAACATGGTAAGGAACTCTGACATTTCTTGGGAAAGCAATAATAGCTTTTTCTGAGTTAGTTGACCCGTATCTTGCAAACATAATTTATTCTTTAGTATTTTTTGAACAACAAACGATTTTCAATCATCTTTTCTACTTGAAGCTTTGCTAATTCTTCTTCTTCACTATTAACTGAAAATTCAGCTTCATTAATATAAGAGCCAAAGTTGATTCTAGGATCTCCACATTTTTCAGCAGCTTTAAGAGCAAATTGAATAGCATAAAGTTGAGTAGAAAGGTCTACGTTATTAGCTTCTGCGGTTTGAGAGAATGCAGCTACTCTATCCTCATCTCGGTTGAAGGAGCCAATCAGTAAGTCGTATTGAGCTTTAGATAACCAACGTTCATCAATCCCTTGACGAGCATAGTCAGAGATAGTAGAAAGACGTTCTTTAAGTTCATTACTTAGTTCAAAGTCGGCCATCTTAGACTCTAACTCTTGAACACGAGGATCGATATAAGAGTAAACAGCTTCAGCGTCTACTTCATCACTTTCTTCCTCAACATCATCCTCATAATAATACTCATCATCCTCATCCTCGTCATCTTCGTAATCAGATTCTTCCAGTTCTTCTTCTGTAGTATCCCCACGATCCAAAGCTCCCATCATTTGAAGACCAAGAGCAGAGTCGATATCTGTGGCGGTTTCCTCAAACATTCCACTTAAGATATCAATGAAGTCAGGAGTAGCTTCAAGTTGACCAGTCAAGAACCCTTCTAAGTCTTCTTCATCAATCCCAGTAGAATCCATAATGTCATAAAAAGCCTCATCTCGATCTTCATAATGACTATCAATTAGACCCATAACTGCTGGAACTAAATATGTGCTTGCCGTACTAAAATTTGCGTAGTTATTATTCATAGAATATTCTTCTGTATCATCTTCATTATAGTTTTCTAAATCTTCTAGAGTTAGTCCTCTAAGTTCTGCTAATGCTTCTTCTAGTTCAGCTAAAGTTTGAGTCTTAAGAGAAATAAATTCTTCTTCATCTATTTCTTGAGATTCATAAGCTTGTTCTAAAGATTCAACAGTATCACTGTAAAGTTCGGTGTACTCTCTTTCAAGTTGTTTAATTGTAGTCATTACTTTACCTTTTTAAGTAGTCCATAAGCTCCACCAGCCCCAAGTCCTGCTAAAATAGCTGCTCTTTGTACTGTCATACCTTTTTTACTAGGATTCTTTTTTAATTTTCCTTTAGAAAGAACAGGAACTTTTACATCCGGTTCTCCAGCTAAATAGCTTGCACCATAACCTAAAGCAGACCCAGCAGCAGCCCCACGAGCTAAATTTAATAGTTTTGGCTTAATCATTGCTTCCACGTTTTCTACCTTTATCTGAGCGAGTCTTACGGTAGACACCATACCCAACCGCTCCCAAAGCACCAGCAGCAGCTAGACCTACTCCTACCTTATTTCTCATAGCAAAACGTCCGGCTGCTTTAAGACCTTTTTTACCAGCATAAACTGCATCTCTACCAGATTGTTTAGCTCCAGCAATTGCAGATTTAACTTTTTTTCCAGCTTTCCCCTGTGTTTTAAAAGTGTCTCTAGCTCTTTGATTTGCTCCAGCAGCAGTAGACCTAACATTTCTTCCTACACCCGGCTCTCTTATCTGAGGCCTAGATAAAGTACCTTTTAATGCTTTACTTTGAGCGCGAGGGCCATAAAGAGGTTGAGGGCCAACTTCATTAGGGAACGCACTAGGAGCAAAATCTCCTCTACCCATAGCAGGATTTTTAGAGTTGAAGGATGACCCAGGAGTAGCAATCTGACCAGATTTTTTCATCTCTAATCCCCTCTCTACAGTTTTTCTTTCCTTTACAACTTTTCTAGCAGCTTGCCCAGCGGAAACTCTTTGAAAATTAGCGTAATTGTATCCGTCATTGCCGTAGTTAGAATTCATGAATTTCATAATTGTTATTTTTTATATTATAGTTTTATACTACTTTAGGTTTTCGGTTAGGTCTAGAAAGTGCAGGATTCATAGGTCTTGGTAGTGGTTTTGGATTAGTGCTTCCTCTACCGAATTTATCAACTTGATTCATTTGTTTATTTACTTGATTATTAGTTAGTTTAGGAGCTAATTCTTTTATTCTTGCCCCTCCAGTAATAGCTCTACTAGCTTTAGTAAACCCTCTACCAATACTTGCAAATTTACCTCTAGTAGCGTTTCCTATTTTACTAGCAAACTTACTTCCTATTTGACCTACAGATTGACCAGTTAGATTTCTATTACGAAGCTGTTTAAATGCCCCAGTAATAGCTTGACGATAACCGAATTCTGCTGTGTAGCCTTGTCCAGTGTAAAACATTGCTATATCACTAGGAGAGTTGAATTTACCTCTAGCAGGTGGTCTAGTTGGAGGTTGAGATTGAGGCTGTTGCTGAGGAGGATATTGTTGTTGATCGTCAACCATACCTCCTAAAAACATATCTCCTAATCTACTACTCAAATCATCAATAGCAGATTGAATAATTTCAGAAGGATCTTGAATTCCCATTGAACTCATCTCTTCTTCATCAATTTCATTAGCATCCTCAATCACTTCAAGAAAAGCGTCAAATACTTTCTGAGCCTCTTCTCGTTGTTGCTCTGTTGTTTGAGCAGCATTTAGAGCTTCATCAATAGATAGAGCATAATTACTTTCATTATATCCTTTAGCTACTAATAAATTTTTATTTTTTACTTTTTTCATATTAGGAATTGATTTGTTTCCATGATAGCTAAATAAAGTAGCATTTGGTATTGCAGGAAGAGCAACTAAGGATAATTCTTTAATAGAGAAAGAATCTAAATCTATTCCAGCACTTACTGTTTTAGCTAATCCTCTTTTCATTCTATCAATAATTTCAGGAGTTTTGATAACTACATCTTTTACGAATACTCCGACTCTTCCTAATAAATGTTTTAACTTAGGATTACCTTTAGTATAAACTTCATCAATAATTCTAGCTTCTACTGGGGACTCAATAAACCCTACTACATTATTAACATCTTTTTTATGTTCAGTTAATACTGGAATACCTACTTCTGATATATCAAAATGTTTATTAGTATTAGCAACTAACCTGTAAATTTTATCAGGAGAGAAGTCATGAGACACTTTTCTACTATCAACGTGAGGACTGTTCTCTAGTGTTGAGTAAAATATTAAACCTTCTTTAGTTAACGAATTTGGGTCACTATTCTCTACTTCTTGTAATGGAGTAGGAAGAGTATTAAAATGTATAATCGTCATATCTAATTTATATCACCTATTTTTATGTTAGTATATTTTTAGAGTTTAGTAATTCCTATAGGGAATAATGGATTATTTAAGTATTAACAAAAGATTTGGAAATAAATTAAAGGAGTATAGATGTAAAAACAATATATCTCAATTTGCACTAGGTAAATTACTTTCATATACTCAAGCAGAAATCTCCAAAATAGAAAATGGGAAAAGAGATATTACTATTAGTAAATTTGCTTATATTAATAGTCTACTCAATTTAATAGATTTTAATCTATAGCTAAGAAATTTTTTAATAAATCTAAATTCTTTTTAGACGTAACAGTTTCTCCATTCATATAAGCTCCTAAAGAGTGAGCTACTGCTCTTTGTTGATTTTTTGGTAAATCTACATCTCCATAATATCCTGTTTGGTCAGCTTCTTTAAGAGCTTTAGTATACCTTATTTTTTCAAAAGCAGGAGTATACCCATTACCTATATAAGTAGTATTTCTATTTAGTGAAGGTAAAGATACTTTAGATTTATTTGTTAGTGTTTTAAGTTTATTAGTATATAGGTCATCACTATTCATAATACGACTTGCAGGAACTATATCATCCACTAAACCAAAATCAGGACTTCCCATAGAGAATACCTTCATTAGTTTAGGTGGCACTCCAGCAGCTTTTAAAATATGAGGAACATCTCTACTTTGAAAACCTCCGGCACTATGAGTAATTAATTTAATCGGTTTAGTAGGGTTTAAAGTATGCCATTTAAATATTTCTTTAGACATCAAAACTGAGTCCATGTTATATCCATCTGCTACCGCTTTTCTAGTAGCATCAATAGCAGAAGTGTAAAGCTGAAACTCATCATTTCCTGACACTTGATAATTGTGAATTAAAGGTATTAACTCATGTTGGTCTTTTAATTTGGTCTTTTTTAAGGCTTTTTTAGTAAGTACCATTAACGCTGCTCCACCAGAATCCCCTTTAGCACTTAGCGGGCCAATAAAAAAATCCATAGAATCCTTATCTCCTATATTATAAGGTGCTACATAATTTTTTTTAGGAGCTTTCATATCCATTGGAAGCTTGTTTGCTTTTATCTGTTGACCAAATTTAATTAAATTACGATTATATCTGAGCTTAACTACAGCAGCTCCAGCCAAGCCAAGCCCTAAGACTCCTCCTAATGTAATTAAACTACCTATAGCTACTTTTTTAGCTAACTCTTTATTCTCATCATTTAGCAATTGTTTACGTTGAAAAGATTGAACAAATTTACCGTTTCTAACATAACCTTTAACCTTAACATCTTTCTTACTTTTCTTAGAGGGTTGAACTTCCCCTGCAAAAGTGATAAACCTATAATCTTTCATTTATTTATGTATTAAATACTATATCTTTTATACTGGGTAATTTAGAGATTTTTTTAAGTACATCTCTATTTATAATAATATCATTAGAATAATTATCAGAAAATTTGATTGTATTATCTACTATAGTAGTTTCAAAATTACTTAACTTAGCTAACATATCTTCAGTTTCATCTAAGTAGGATTGGTAAGTATTACGAGTAGTTATTAAATCACTAGCCTTTTTATACTGTTTATCTAAACTAGAAAGCTCATTATTACTCCAAGTATTTTTACTATAAGGGTAATTAGTTTTAGCTTTATCTATTATCTCTGACCTATATAGGTTAACAAAATTATCTATTTTATCTATATCATCAGGAAGTTTTTCTAACTCTTTAGCTAATATTTTCTGTTGCTCTATTACCTTTTTAATATAAGTTTCTTGAGTATCTATTAGTAATTGTCTATCTATTGAATTTCCACCTCTAATTCTAGAGGTACTAAGAGAACGAATAGTGTCTTTAGTAGTATTAATATTATTTAGTTCTTTTTTAATTGAATCTATATTAGTTATTATTTTGTCTAAAGTCTTAGGTTTAGCTACATAAGAAGCAGTAGTTTCACTAATATTACTTGAGACATTTTTAAGCTCTACTACTTTTTGTTGAGTGTCTACCCCATCTAATACAGAGTCTAATACTTTACTTTCTACTCCTATCTTTTCTCTTAACTGTCTACGTTCTAAGGTTAAATTATCTCTTATAGTTTTTAATTGATTATCAGTAAAGGTTAAAGCTTTTCTACTTCTCATACTATTAAGAGCATCTTTTAAAGTTAAATTATTAGGAAGGCTACCTCTATTAGCTAAGAGTTGTCTATTAGCATCTACTGATATTTGAGATTGTACACTATTAACTGTATTTTTTAAATTACGGGTATCTGATAAATGCTTAGTAATAAGAGAGTCATAGTTAGTCCTGGAGGTAATATAAGTGTTATACAAAGATTGTCTTGTCTCTAGTGCGACGGAAGTATCATAAATAATATTTCTTAACCTGTAGTAGTCCTCCCTAGCTTTAATAATTGGTTGAAGAGATTGAACATAATTAGGTATTTCTTCTATTACAGTATTAAAAGTCTTAGGAGCTACGTTTAAAGTCTTATAAGGTGTATTAGATACTACTTCATCTATGTTATTTACTACCATTTCTTCTACTAACTCTGGTTGTTTGCTAGGAAGGTTTAAAGGTATCATTAGTAATTGTTTAGTATCTAGCCCTACAGCATCAAATACTTCATCAGTAATCTTATTAACTTCTTGTAGTTGTCTTAAGGGAATATTTGCTTTTGGTCTATCTAATAGATTATCTACTACACTTTTTGTCTTTTTAGGAATACTTTGTACTTTAACTAACGCTTTTTCCGCTGTTTCTTTAACTACCTCTTTAGTCTTTTTAAGAACTTCTGAAAGTTTTACTTTATTACCACCAAATTTATTAAAAGCTAAATAAGCTCCAACTACCGATGTTAAACCTATACTGGATAATAGAAGAGCATCATTAATCTGAGATTGAGGTACAGGTAGTATAGAATCTTTCTTATCACGATCATCTACTCCTACAAAATAGCACCAACAAGATACATGAAAAGGAGGTACTCTAGAATATCTATTATGAAATTGAGTATTTACTTTACCTTCATAGATAGTGTTGATATTAAATTCTCTTCCATCCATCTCTGCACAAAAATTACATAATAAAGGCATCAACTTTTCTTTATCAGGCTGCTTATATACTTTCCATAATTTTCCATTAAATCGACTAAGAGCTATTACTCTATTAATAGTATTTTCTCTTTCATTAGTGACTTTTACTCTTGTATACCCTAACTCTTGTAGCTTCTTTAATCTCCCTAAATTATAAGCTAGTGATATCTCTGTATTTACTATTTGTTTAACACGATTAATATCTGTAACTGAATCACCTTTAGTAGTTAGTGAATCAAATAACGTTTGCTCTCTATTTTTATACCTTTTTCCATCAGTAGTCGTATCAAAGTAGTTTTGTATTTTTTTAATTACTTTATTCTTATATGAGCTAGAATAATTTTGACTTAAGAGTAGAGTCCTTTTATTTATATAAATAGTACCGAACTCACTAGAATTTAAGATATCAATACCAGTAGTAACATTAGTATTATTTTTATCCTCATAAGCTTCTAACTCTAAGACTCTAATAGTTTCTTGTAAATCTCTAATTCGTACCTCATTAAATGCTAACTGTTTTTCTGTACCATTACTTCTAATATTTCCTAATATTTTTTCTAGTAAACTACTTTCCTTTTTTAATCTACTTACTAATCCATCAATATTATTTTGATTTCTACTATCACTACTTAACTCTTTTCTAAGCTCTCTTTGAATCCGTTTAATTCTTTTATTAGACTCTTGTAACTGTTTTTTTTCAACTATTAGTTCTCCTTTAGTCTGAGCAAAAGTAGTAAGGTTTAAATTTCCACTATAATTACTAACCTTATTTTTTTCACTACTTAGAACATCTTTTTGACCTAACACCCAATGGTAATTCCATAAGTCATCTACAGCATTTTTAATAAGTAATGTAGGTAATTTAAAATCTTTCTCGATATCTTTTATAACGGATAAATCTAATTTATCTAGTTTTTCTTTATAAGGTGTTAGAAATTGAGTATTAAAGTTACTTAGTTTACTCTCTACATTACTGACAAACTTCTCAACATAATCTCTACTAAGACTACTTTTATTATTTTTTTTCTTCAATCTAGTTGTCATATTAAAACTCTTATACTATAATTAATCAATACTGTAATGAATATAACATAAATATATGTCTGCTAATTTTCCTAAAGTCACTAAGAAAGACTTAATTCTCGAAATTCAATCTCAACTAAGAGAAGAAACTGATACTCTTTTATCTCAAGCTCTTCTTACTAAACTATTTGATATTAACTTTGAAGCTATTATTAAATTTTTAGAGGAAGGTAAAGAGGTAACAACTCCTCTAGGGGTAATTGAGTTTAAAACTATTCCAGATACAGTACGGAGAGATATTGGTAGAAATACTACTCTTCCAGTTAAAGGATATAATCGTCCTCGTCTAGCTCTTAATAGTGCTGTAAAGAAACGATTTGCTACTAGAGGTTACTCATTCTTATCTGAGTCTTAAAACCTAAATCTACTACTATTAACTGAACCAAACACACTATTAGGAGGAGTATCATCAAAGATATTTCTCCTTTGTTTTATATGTTCAGGTACAATAACCACTGTTTCTTCAGTTAAAATTACTTTATTATTTCTTTCTAACCATAAGACTCCATAACAGAAGGCATCCATAATATCATCATATCTAGTAAGAGGGTAAGTAACTATTTGGTCTTTAAGAGTTTCAATTTTTTCACAGGACTCTTTAGTAGGGAAATATATCTTTCCAGCCATAAATGCAGGAAGAGTAGCTTTCAATCTGTTTTCTTTCTCATTCCCATAGTCTCTAGGTTCAAGAGCTATAATACCAGGAATCTCTCTAGACAAGACATTGATAAGTGCTGCTCCCATACTCTTTTTTTCTATCAACTTATAAGAGATAGGGTACTTAGCTAAGAGATTTTTAACTTCTAATATTTGATCATCAAAACCTAATCTTTTCTCTACTACATCTACTACATAATATTTACCCGCATAAATACCAAAAACTACTAATCCAGTAAAGCACGCATCATCTTGTACTGATTCAGCTAAATCTGCTGCTAAGATATATTGCTCATAAGGAGGAGTATTCTGATATTCCTTAAAATATTTATTCGAGATAACATTACCAGAAATCCCTTTAACGTTCTGCTGACATTGACGTTCAAACTCAATAGAAGTCATCTCTACTTCCATTCGTCTAATCTCTTCAATATTTAATAGTTCTGGGACTAATATTTCCCCAGGTTTAGTTCTCCAATCTTTAAAACCTAGCCTAGTATCACTCTCAGAAACACCAGTATAAAGTAAAGGCAATACTAATCTATCCCATCCTCCCATTGCCTCTAAAAACGCAGAAGTATCATCTTGGGTTAACTTTTGCTGGATTAATATAAAGACCTTTTCCTCACTGGTCTTGTCTAACCTAGAAATAAGAGTCTCACCTATAAATTGGTTAGTTCTCATATTTACTTTCCTACTCTTAGCCTCAGAAGCTTTTAAAGGGTCATCTAGTATGATTACATCTGCACCTTTACCAGTAATCGAGCCACCAATACCTACTGTACTTCTATCTCCACGATAAGAATTGAGAATATGTTTTTCACTATCAGATATTATTTTTAAAGGAGAATCGTTGTACTTCTCAATAGTGCTTTGAACTAAATTATAATAATCATGTTTAACTAGATTCCTAAACTTCTCGGAACATACTTTAGCAATATCAAAGGTGTAACTACAATAGATAAACTTTAAATGAGGTTTCTTTAACCACCAATAAGCAGGGAAATAGACTCCTGTTAGTAAAGTCTTCATAGTTCTAGGACTAATATTTATAATTAGTCTTTTTATCTGTCCAGCCATAACAGCTTCTAAATGCTCACATAAAGCTTCTGCTAATCTACTATCTCGAAAATTATGAGTCTCAACGTGATCAAACCCTATCTTGAGAAAATCATATAATGAGTTAGAAGCATTTAAATATCTCTGCTGATTTAGAAGAAATTCTATCTCTTGATCTAAAAATTGAATCTTATCTTTCTGTGATCTTTTACTTACCATTATTTGTTACTACTCTCTAAGCTATAATATTACTACAATAACATCTTAAAAATATGATCACTAAGAAAACTGTTAACGGTAAAGACCTAATTACTTCTTGTACTCTTGCTAATTGTTGCCTAACTTCTGAGTTAGTAGGAGACACTGAAATTAAACTTACTAATGAAAAAGGTCAAGAATTAATTTGTGCAATTAACGAATTAGAAGAATTGTTCTTTCATCTACAATGTATCGGAGTAGCTAATTATTCTGGAATAAGTACATAATACTGCTTTACTTGCTATAATGTTGATAAGTCCTCTGAACGGGGATTTTTTTATTAGTGAGAAAAAACAAATGAACCACGATCTTCAAATTACTAAATTTACTAATTATTTAAATTCTCTAAGAGAAGAAGCTATTAAAGTTAATGAAAATGACAGAGTAGTTGATATCACTTCTTATTGCTTTAATTCTTTATCTAATTTGTTTAGTAAATATAAAAATGGAATACTACAGGTTCCAGATTGCTGCTATGGATACGGTAATGAAGATTTTAGAATAATGCTTACTTGGGATAATCAAATTCATCATCTAGAATGTGAAATTAACCAGGAATTAGTAGGAGATTTTACTTACCGTAATAAACTAACTAAAGAAGTTTGGGGACAAGATTCTAACCTCAATAATCCACAGTTTCCAGATACAAATCTTGATGAAGTATTAATAGATAAACTATCACATTTTACTTACTAGATTATGAAAAAATATACTATTACTGTTGAAGAATCTTTTGAGAAACCTAAGAAAAGAAAACAGACTTCTGACCCTTATGTATTAGTGTTAATTATTGCGATTGTAGTAGGGATTTTTATCTCCCCTGATTTAATTGATCTAGACACTTTTATCCCTAAAGACAAATATGAAAATACAAATAGCCTCTGATAAAAAAAATTATCAGCTAGTAGTGGAAGTATAATAATGGAAGAATTATTTAGTAAATTAGTATTCTCCTCAGATATAGTAGTGCAAGAATGGTTAGAGGTTAGAGGTCATTTAGTAGAGAATGATAATGGAAGCATGGTAGTTAAAAGTCCTAATCATAAATGTGTAGTAGGATTCAACTGGAACACTTTAGATTGTTATACTAGGCTCACTCAATTGAACTTTGCTGTATTTGGTGGTCATCATTTTATTGATGCTACTAAGCTTGTAACTAAGAAATATAAAGAGCTATATGTCAAAAATAAAAAAATCTAGTATCATTTGGGAATGGGATCTTGGAAAATTCGGTTACTACGCAATTAAAGAGAAAAACAAATATTCTTTATACGCTAATGGATGTACTCATGCTACTAGGATATCTAGTTGTTCCTTCTTAGACAAAGATAAAGTGTACGAGTATTTTACTAATCAAATAACTAGAAAAGAAAATAATGAATAAAAGTGTAGACGAGAAAAAAGTTCCAGTAGTAATTGTTTCCACTGGAGAACAAGTAGGAACAGCTATGATATCCCCTTCTGATAATGGAAAGATATATGCAAAGATTACTATCTATAATAGTAAGTTACTAAAAGAACATAATGGGCTAATTAAACTTTTATTTGAAGATGAGTAAAATATTTACACTACCATAAATCTTCTCTACTTAGAAAATTAGGAGACATGGGATTACCTTTAGTTAGGTTCCCTTGTCCATCTCTTATACCAGCACTTCTCGATAAATAATTATTTCTTCTCTTCTCACTTCTATGACCATTACCGTAGTTATCCATAGGTTTATAACCATAATGTACTTTCTTAGTTGCTCCAGTAGATAAGTTAGTAATTTCTCTAACCCTTTTCTTATTCTTATTGGTACTGATTTTACTAGCTCCTAACTTGTATTTGACTCCTTGATAAGTAACATTTTTAGCTTTTAAGTTTCTCTTCTTTTTATCTTTACTACCTAGTTTTCTACCGAATTTTATTAACTTAAGTCTTGGAATTAGTAACTGCATCTTATTTTTTATGTACTATATTTAGTGTACTTTATTGAAGAGAAGAAAGATAAATGAGTTAGTTTATTCTTTCTATCTCTCAATTAAGTATATTAACTTATTACCTCTACTATGAGATATTTATGGATAAAAAAAAACAAAATAGACTATTACTAATTACCAATTACTAAAGTTAATTTATCAGGAGAAACTTCATCTAAATTATATTTAGGAGCAAAAGTATTAATAAGATAAGTCTCTAGTCGTTCACAGTCTGTTAAGGAGTTACAAACATAATATTCAATTCTATCTATATCTTTAGTAGATGATTCTTTATCTGTAATATAAAAACGCTGTTGTGGTCTTATTAAAATATTATTGCTTTTACCTACATAAGCAAGCTCATCTTTAACGTATAGAAGATAGATTCCTTTCTGGTCTTGGACTGGTTTTAAATTGAAATAGGTCATAAAAGAAAGAGGTAATTTAATGCTGAGAGTTCTCACTTAACTACCTCTATTATAACTTAGTATTCCATTTTTTACAGTAATTATTCAGTATATAGGATAAAAATACTTAGAGAAAAGGTAATTACACTATAAAGACTCCTTTAACTAATTTATTTTCTACAGTTCTACTTACCTTGCGAATACTACAATATTTATCAAGTTCTACTGCTTTAGGTGTTTTTTCAATCTTAAAATCTTTATAAATTTTTCCTAAAACTTGTTTAATTTGAGCTGTAGAATAAAAAGTATTCTTCTCTAGTTTGTTGTAGATCGCTTCACTAATAGCATCTTTCACCTCATCACACTTGCTATATAATTCTTTGTTGATAGCTACTTTAGCATAATTTAGTGTTCGGATTCTTTTAGTTCCTACTTTTTTTACTATCTCTTTTATATCTAATGATAAATTTTCTTGAGCTAGTTTTTCTAAAGTAAATCTTCTACTGTTTACAAATTCTAAATCTAAATTCTCAATATTATCTGCTAGCTTACAATACTCTAGCATGATACCTTTGAAGCTAATCTTTGTCATATTTTCAATGAAATCTTCTTCATAGGAAATATATTCTTGATCTTCACTTACATCAAATCCTGCATTTTCATAAGCACTTCTAACTGAGAAACCATTAGTATAAATATCATTGATAATACTAAACTGAAACTCTTCATTTAGTTTCTTTAGTTCATTAAATTGTAAGAGATTAGTATCTGGATTGTAATAACTATAATCATCTTCTAAATCCATTGAGTATCTTTTAAGATTAGCTTTCTTTGCTAGTTCACTTAGTCCATTAAAAGTTTCTATTTGAACATTAGTATTAGCTACTTTCTCTTCTAAAATAGTTTCAAACTCTTCTTTAGTTAAATCAGAAGTTCCAGTATTATAAATGTGGAAAAGAATATTTCTAAAAGGATTATTAGTATTTCTGATTCTCCCACTAATCTGAAAAATATCAGTTGAAATATCTAGTAGAGTATGTTTCTTATTTACATTACTAATCATATAAACTATCCCACTTTCTGAGTAGAAGTCGCATCCTAAAAAAGATTTAGAAGTAACAAATGTAAAAGGTTTATTTGTATCTGTTACTGATGAAATAGGAAAAGGGTCTAACACATCTCTATTAGTGGAATTATTAGCACAGATAATTTTTACTTCACTTGGAACTAAGTTAGTTGCGTGTAAGATATCTGCTATAGAATGAACTGAGTTTACAAAGAAATACGCTTCATTACTAATACAGATTTGTCCGTCTACTTTAAGTTCAGCGGAATAGTTATTAGCTTTATAATTGCTAATGATATGAGCTGCATGAAGTAAAGGTTTAGCAGTCTTTTTCCTATAAGGTTTAATACTTTTGGTACTATGCCATTCAATTTCATAGTAAGGTAATTCGACTAATTCTTTAGGAATAAACTTAGGGTTAATCGGAGTAGCAGAAAGGAAAGTATAGTAGTTAAATTTTAATGACTCTTCTAATAGCCCTTGTATTGCTTTATCTCTATAACTATAATCACTAAGAATTTTATGGTACTCATCTATTAAAAGTTTAAAGTCTTCATAGACATTTAATTTTAAAGCTTTTAACCATTTGACTACTCTAGGTAAAGAATCATAGGTTGTCATTATCTTAAAGACTTTATGAGTCTCAATATACTCTTTAAACATTTTGAAGGTAACTCCACTATCTTTAATTGAGTAAATACCTAGTAAATCAGAGTGTTGAAAACATTTATTCTTTATTAATTCTGTAGTAGGTACAGCAATAATATAATTCTCTGGATTAGTAATAGCAATGAAACTACCTCCTACTCCGCAAGCTTTTTTATTTATAATGCCGTGAGGAAGCTCAGTCATAAAGTTACTCATATAAAGAGCAGACTCAGGAGCTTGGATTTTAATTATATCAGACACAGATATTACCTTTTTTATTAGTTTATATATCTATTATACTGAATAATTACTGTAAAAAATGGAATCTAATAAATAAGTTTTGTAAGTTTTTCCAAAAATATCTGAAATAATAGACTAACCAAAAGTATAGTTACAGTAAAAAAAGGAAGAATCCTACTCTTCCAATAACTCAAGGTAACTAAGTCTCATTCTTTCTCTCGCCTGAACTCGTTCTCTCATTCCTATATTAGTAGCTAGGAGAATAGCTCTTATCTTGCTATAATGTAAGGAGTAACTAGAAAACTATTAATAATAAAATAATGATTCAGCAAATACTTACTAATTTCCTAATCCGTAATAAAGAAGATATCATCCACATTAAGAAAAGGATTGATACTGAATTTGGTACTATTATTATCTATAATCATTCCTACTTCGATAAGTTTACTCAAGTAGACTATTTAGACTCCTTCTTCTCTTCTGGTTATGAATACTGCTACCAAATACCTGAACAAAAAATAGAAAAAACTGACTTAGCAAGTAAAAAGTCAATAGCTCAATTGGAGAAAAAAGAATTTACTATTAAACCTTCTATCACTACTGTTAAAGTCTCTAAATGTCAATGGATTGATCTCAATAATAATTTAATGGGAAACGTTGAAGAGTGTGGTTCATGCTATGTGGCTATTCCTAAGCAGCTACCTAGCTTCTGTAATAAATACCTCTTAACTCTTTCACTATTAGACTCTAAGCATAATTATTTAACTATTGAGCATAGTGAGAAGTCTTATAAAATAAAAGCTTTCATTGACCAGGACTTTACTAAAGCTACTGATAAAGCAGTTGAACATTTTGCTACTAATGATTTAGATATTACTAACTTAGATAACTGGAAAGTATAGGAGTTAAGATAGTTTCAAAGCTCCTTTTTTAACTCTTATAGTAATAAAACTCCCTAGTATTTAGCTAAGGAGTTCTTTTTATATTAAGGGTTAAGATTCTATCTCAGTTATTGTTTTTACGTTGAAGATATTTACTTCCTCAACTGCTCGTTTCTCTTGGCTCATCATAGATTGCATTCGTTGTCTTTCCTCTAAGAGTTTTTTGATCCTGTCATTCATCTCAGTGGGTTTAAATTGTTTAGTCTTATTTTTATTTTGTATCTCTTCTAGTTTGTCTTGGAGAGTATCTGTTCCCATTATTACTTTGGATAAGGTATGGATTTCTTTGATTACTCCTACTATATCCTTTAAGTCTCTGGGATTAATCTTAGGAGGTTCGTATACTTCTGACTCTAACTCATAAGTGTTAATGTCCCTAGCTAAGACATCAGTATATTGTTTAAAATAGGCGTTTACTAATTCGCTAGTTTTACCTAGTTGTGCAAGAGCTAAGTTATCAAACATACTAGCTTCTCCTAATATAGAAGTGACTTTACCTTCAGTCATTCTTCTTTTTAGTTGAGAGTCTAATAGGTTACGTTGATGAACCCATTTTTCTTTTTTACATCTTTCAGCTATTGTAGGGTTTGGAATTCCATGTTTTTCAGATAGTCGAGCGATGGTGAATGGTCGATGTGTTTCTAAACCACTCTTATTAATGTATATCTCTCCTATCATATAGTCCATTCTGATTGACTCCCAATCCCATTTCTTTTCAAATGCCATATTGTATATCTACTATTAATGTTCTCTATTCTTATTCTACTTGGTATTTTAAACTAATATTTAATGTGGTTATTTGTTATTAGGTTTGGTTTAGTTGTTATAGGGTTAAGGGGGTAATAACTCACAAATCCCCAAAATATGCCTCTTATACATTGTATACTCTCACTTATATATCATATACATACCTCCATATAACCATTCCCTATTCCATCCATTATACCTATAAGATATTTTAACTTGACATCTGATAACTATCTGCTACCCTATGATCCTTATATATAGGTGTTCGATTGATTGTGAACCTAGACCATAGACTGTGTAATGGTTCGAGAGCGTCTACTATACCTGTACTCCCATAGACTGCTACCATCTCAGCTAGACCTAAGCCCTATCCCTATTTAGTAGTGGAACCCTAGTCCATTATCAGACTACTACATGGGATTGCTTATATTATCCCTATTAATCCTTACCAGAATGCTACCAGATGGCTCTATCTTCCTGCTCAACCGATGCTGGAGCGTTAAATGTACTATCTATCTATATCCCTATAGACCACCTTAGAAGTCTTAAGAGATACCGAGACGTGTAGTGGAAAAGTAGTTTGAAAGTAACACGCTTAAGGGCTTGACACATCCCTAAAGACTTGTTATCTTAAATACATGGAAACGGGGAGGACACACACAGCACTCTAACCGCGCCAAACCTTTAAAGCTTTCATAAGCCTAAAAGGAACTTCTAACCTTTAGTCCATCAGAAAATCTTATAAGAGAAAAGTTTAAAAAGACTTGACACTCTAAGAGATAAAAGATAGATTATAAGAGTTAAGAAACACACTTCCTAAGTTACCAGGAGGAGATATCAAAGATAAGAGATCGCTAAGTTACCTGCGTACCTCAAATCATCCCCGCGGATCTAGGTTGCTAGGTAGGAGCTAAAAAGTTCTTACTATAATAGTTATCTAGCCCGCCCGGGAAAATAAGTCACCTACTAATCACGGTCTAAAATCTCTTAGGAGTTACTCGATCGTGTGCGGGACAATCTCAAATCAAGAGAAGAAGGTTCGATTCCTTCTATGAGCTTTGTCACTCACTACCGGGTGACTTTTACACACAACAAACGGAGAAAATCAAATGGCTATTACACAAACTGCATTCTGCCAACAGTATCTCTCTTCTAACCCAGAGGTTGCTGAACTGTTAACCCAAGTCTCACAGGCACTAAAGATTGAGCACAACTTAGTCGATGCGGGTTTTCAGTTTGAGACTCTTGACTATCTCGGTAATCCAAACTCGATCCGGTGGCAGTTAAAAGTAGTTGGCACTCCCTACATCGTCGGGGAACTGGTACATTGCATTTTTAAATCATCGTGCGGTTTCTCATTCCAGTCTCACCTTGATGAGGACGGGGAAGAGTTTATCAGTACAGGTTGCCGAATTCATTCTAAGTTAGACTCAATGTATCAAGCTTGGATGACAAAAGATGACATCATGGATCGTCTAAAGGATTAACTCAACCGCTCTATAGGTTCTTATATCCTAACTGTTAAGTGAAAATCTTAACTAGAGCATCGTTACCTAATACCGGGTGACTTATCGGAGAAAGCACATGACTACTCAAACACAGCCTACAGTAGCTTCTACAGTTAAAGGTGACGTACCTGAGCTATTTTCGAGTTGGCACGTTGTAACATCGACTGAATATGTTGCTAATTACGGAGGTATCTACCAGATAGTAGTGACGAGTAAAAATGAACTGAGCGCCAGCTCTAATCACTTTACTGACTTAATATGTGACAGAGATTTCAATTATCTCTCAGCATCAGATAACGCACTAGAAAGCATCAGGCAACGGGAACTGGATTATGAGGTAAAAACCTTGTCAGCTACGGGTACGATCAAAAGTCAATCCTTGAAGGAACAAGTCTTAGACTCATCAGCCAAAATCTTGCAATATTCACTAGGTAACTTGGTATTCCGTGCAGAAGGTTTGCACCCAATATCAGATGCTATAATCCACATTCAATGTGATGATGATTGTGTAGTAAGTATCTGCTTTTGGCGAATACTAGGAGCGTTCAGAGGAAGTGTAGGTGAAATTGATGATAGGTTATGTTCTGCTTTATTCCACTACGGGAAAATTGACGGAGAGAAAATGAAAAGTGTTGAGTTCATCCGTAACGTGTTCTGTTTTATCATCTAACTCAACCGCCCTAACAGTTCTTATATCTGTCTTTTAAGTGAAAGTCTTATTTGGGGAATTAGCTATATGAGAAATTTCTTATTCCATGTAGCTTATCTTGTACCATGATTACCACTAACACAATTAACACTTCTGTCAATCTTAATGAGTTCTGGAGTGTACCTAATCCAGGCGGGATCACTGTTAGCTTCTTCCTGTCGGAGGTAAAGGCAATAGGTCAAGCTAAACTGTGGGCGAGTCAAAGTCCGGCTCACTTTCCAATTGGCTCTACTAATAAAAGTGACTGGGGGAACTGGATCGAACCAAACTTTGAGGTAGTAAGCTGGGGAAACCTAGCGACACAACGCACACGCAATCCCAAAGCTAAATTAGTAAAACCTGTTACTAAACAACCTGAGCATATCTCGGATACAAACGCTGCTTACAACGAGCAGGTGGAGCTAAATAGTGTAGAATACCTAGAGTTCTGCGAGACGGATATACAAAATTATCCCCGCATCTAATTTCTTCTCTTTGCTATACGATTAAATAATCGGGTTAGCTTGATCTAGGTTCGACTCCTAGAAAGAGTGTTGCTAGTAATTCTTTACCGACTAGCTGCTAAGACCATGACATTAATCGTAACTGCTAACGGTTCTATCGACTTGTTTTCTGATGCACTGAATGTGGGAATGTACACTGATGATGGGCGGTTCAACGTCTACTATAAGAGTAATTTTGTAGATGTAGGAGGTAAAGGTGTTGAGAAATCGCACTTCAAAATGTATCTAAAGGTAGTGGGATTCAAGATTACCGTAGAAACGGAAAATTACTAAGTCTAACTGCTCTATAGGTTCTTATATCTTACTATCAAGTGAAAGTCTTGATTAGAGCTTTGTTACCTAATTCCGGGTGACTTTTACACAAAGGATACACAATGACTACTCAAACACAGTACACAGTAGCTTCCACAGTTAAAGATGCACCTGATTTATTCCGCGATTGGGACGTTGTGACATTCACTGAACACTTCACCAATGGGAACGCTTATCAGATAGTAACAATGAGTAAAGTCGGAATACGTGCTAATTCTATTCAGTATTTAGATTTGATATGTGACAGAGATTTCAATTATATCTCACTAGGAAGTGAAAAATCTCAAAGGACATTTGAAACTGTTGAGCTTATCTCTTTAATTGCAGAGTCAAATAGACTATTCCCATAACTCAATCGTCCGAGGTAACTAAGGACATCTCATCAAATATAGGTTACTTAAAAAGTGATCTATACTGACTGAGAAAACACGTTAGAAAGATAAAGAAAATCATGTCACTAACCAAAAATCAGTTTGAGAAATTAGTTGATTTAGTCATCGAAAAGATCCTTTACACAGAAGTCGAGAGTTACATACGAGATAGCTTAGAGGGAGATTTTTTATTAGAGTACGATGGGAAAGTTGGAATATACTATAAAGCTGATGACGGTATAGTAAATTTACCGTGGCTGGTGGATAACGGAGACCTGCTCCCTATCTCTGAAAGGTGTAATTTTATTGATGGTCTTCTAGCATCTTTGAAAGAGCTAATAGAGAAAAACAAAGCACAACAGGATGATTTTTCGATCTACTTAGAACAAATCAAAGGCTTGTAGTCTAACGGCTATTAGGTAAATAAATAAAGCCCATCACTAAGGTGCAATTCCCTAGTTAGCCATAGCCTGTTACTAAGGCATCGGAGAAAAATGTACAATCCCAAAATCAAAGATAAGATTGAAGGTTTTAATCTTCTGAAATCTGCATTTACGGAGTATCCTCTATTACTCACCTTCACGATTGAGAGTGTTGTTTATGAATGGGATCGTCAAGCTTTAAGAGTTTTTGATACTTGCAGAGTGATTAAAATTTCTGAGCTAAGAACTGCGTTAGGGAGATTGCCTGACGTAAAGCTATTACAAATTTATGGTGCTGAGGTTGATGTTGAGTTTAGTGTTGAGACTGGTCTATTCGGAGGTATAAATGAACCGCAAAAAGTAGCAGAGGTTAATCAGACTACACCTGTTGCCCCGTTTACTGAAAAAGTATCCTCCGGACTGATTAGTGATTTATTCTCAGATGATGATGGTGATAGTGATGATTTTGACTCGGAACCTATTGATCCACCTGAGATAGTCGAGCAATCAACGATTTCAGATCCAGTAACTGGTAATTCTGATGATGATGATGATGAAGACTTAGCTCTTTCTATCCCTATCTTCATGGGGCAAAAAGATTCAGAAAACAGGATCGTCAAGATCCCAACAATCTTAAAGTATGAGGACATCGAGCCATTCCTTAACGCTTTACTGTCTGCCACCGGGCAAAAGTCAGATTTTATTAGGGAGTTAGAAACCGGAAAATATAACGCCGTGACTCTTTACTGCTATCCGGCGGTAAGTTATGAAGTCAATCAAGATGGCAATTTGAGAAAAGTAGTGCATCGCTCACAGAAAATCGCAGAAATCAAAAACCGCAAAGGTTCGATAATAGAAAGAAATGGGAGAGAGTCGGCTCCTATCTATGCATCATTATTAGAGCCGTCTATTATCAAAGTGCAGGAGAAAGAAAAAACTTTTTTGTGCCAAACCTATCTCAAGAAAGTGGATAGTAGGTGGGTGCAGGGGATGAGTAAAATAGCATACTTTGACCCGGAGAGTAGACATTTAGCATATTTCAACAAAGATTCTAACGAGCATAACTTACACCCAATAGTTTCTGATCCTGAAATATTCCCGGATCTCTCTGTGTGGAAAATAGGTCTAGAACACCTATCCCCAATGGATAAAGATTCTAATCATTGGGAAACCTCAAAGTCTCTGAGATACCTTGATAGTGTAAATCAGAAAGTGGATGTATCTTCTGCAAACAAAGTACAAGAAAAATTTCTAGTTTCCCCGGTATGGTTTAAAGGTTTTGATCATCCTAATTTACCCGCATCACCCCCCAAACCTGCCACAATCACAGAGAGAGTAGAACCTAAACCAGTCAAGATCGATGGTTCCCGGACTAACAATCACGAATTGCAGTTAAGAACAATCTTAGGAAACGTCCCATGTATCTTAACAGTACAGAAGTCTAATCAACAATGGCAACTAATCGCACTGCCAATAAGGACTAATCCATTAGACTTAACCATTTATCTTTCTGATAAACTCCCATCTAGGGATTTGTTAGAGCATATAGCTAAGCAGATAACTGAATTAGTGCAGTTAAAAAACACTAATACTAATGTCAATCTAATCATCTCTCAATTAGACCAACTAACGTCTAACATCAAATCAGGAATAAAACCTGATAAAACAGATGTTCTAGGAGCAACACAATCAATACGATCTGTGCTTAATGAGAACTACATAAAGCATGAATCTAGCTACTCTGATAATTACTACCGATACCATGTACTCGGCAACATCAAGATAGTTGAGACAGTAGAAACTGAGAAGCCCACCTATTCGATGACAGTCTTAGGGGATGAGAGAGTTACTCGGCGATCTAGTATTCCTTTAGTGATAAATTGGTTGAGACGTATCCCACAAATACTCTCAAAGCACTTTAAGGAAGATTATCCTACTAATGATGAGATTAAAGCGCATCTAATGTCTGTATACCCATTCTACAAAAAGAGGTTAAAGGAAGGTGAGAAAGTAGACAAATCATTTACTAACTCCGAGTCAGAGATGATTGTTAGGACTGACAAACGGCTAGTAGTTGAAATATATCTCAACGGAGATATTCAAACACGCCAATTAATCTCAATCACTAAACCTATAGGAGATAAGGAACGGCAAGGTAAGATACCAGTCAAAGTCTCATCATCTCTAGGTTTTTCTCTGGATAACTTGCAGTCATTCCTTAAGTGTACTAATGAGAGAAAAGACTTTGATCTACTTCAAAAAACACAAAGCGATCTAAACGCTATTTGTCAAAAGTTTATCAACAATAATGTTCGACTATTCTCAAGAGAGAGAGAAAACAAAACGACTCAAACAGTGTCTACTAAGGATCTATTAGGGTTCACGGGTAACTCAAAAGGGTTGCCACAAGTTCTAAAAGAGTTTAAAAAGTTCACAATTCCTTATACTTCAAACTCGGAGGTAAATATAGGAAAATTGGTCAATCTCTTAACTCTTGAGGTTTACGATCAACACGATAATCAGATTTTATTCGATGCAATGATCAAAAACTGGAAAGTATGGGCAAAATCAGAGGCAGAGTTAGAGTTAGCTGGAGTAGTTCTCAGTTGTAAAAACCCTGGGGATCTACTGGCTAGTATTCACTACAAAACTAGAGGACATCACTCGCAAATAGTTTGGGGGGCATTCATTGATGAGCTACATATTTTATCTAATCTCAAGATAGGTTTTAGAACTTCAGATGGTGTACTTCTAACACCGTGGAGTTTATTAGATACTTCAGCTCAGACTTGGAACTATCGAGTCAAGATTCAGCTAATAGATATCTTCCAAAGTTATCAGCCTAACGTGGGAATAGAGAGTTTGTTACAGCTATCAATTGACACTCTAGAGCATAAACTTGATACAGTCATACCTAGCTGGAGAGAGTCAATAAGCCAAAACCTAACTAACCATCTAGAGGCGTTAGAATACGCTTTGAATCACTGCTAATTCATAGGCTGGGGTATTCTGGTAAATTATCCTAGCCATTCCTAATAGCTTAGTAACGGATCTAACGATCTACCTAACTACTAAGTAATATCAGGATTGTAAACCGTCAACCATCAACAAAGGATACTAATTATGTCTTACCAAAAAATCGCATCTATTCAATCTATCGAATACGTTCGTTTATCGATTCTACCAGCGACTATGGTAAAGAAAGAAGATAAAAAAACAGGAAAGGTCTTCAAGGTCTTCAAGCCAAAAAAAGATAGCAAGACTGAATATTTACAGATTTCTTTGACTGCCAGCAAAACATCAAAGTTGTTAAAATTCAGTTATCAGAGTGCGGTCGATCAAATCCCAAGAACCGTAGCAACGTTTGAGGTTAACTCTAATGCTACTGTTAAGCTATCGTTTGAGCCATCATATATAGATAAGGTGGATCGCATCCATCTTCCTATCAACTCAAATTATGATGAGTTTGAGTCTACCTCATTAGAAGACTTGTTTGCCCAATGGGTATTCGGGGATGCTTTCTATACACATTTAACATCTAGCGCTGCAACAAACGGCTATACAGTGGGATTAGTGAAGATGATCCTCTTCTACATATCATATCTGGAAACCCGCACAAACCTTATCTCAGGTGAGAAAGGAACTGGTGATGCTTCTCCTAACTTAGAAGTAAGCACCGAAGAAGTGATAGAAACCTATCAGTATAAGCTTGATTTAGCAGTTAAAACTGATTTGGGGCATTTATCCCGTCATTATCAGGGTTTACCTGCTCTCCCACCATCGGAAACTGTAACGGAGAAACCAATAGAATCCGAGACAGTAGACCAAAATATTTCAGAAGAGTCTACAACTGAGAGTAAGAGTGCAGTCGATGCTCCGATAGTCGATATCACTAGCACAGATACAGAGGAACCTAGCACATAACTCTCTCTCACCTTTCATAATCTTCCTATCCTCTATTCCTTTAATTAGGAGTAGGGGATTTTTTTATGTCTATAATGCAGACGGTTTCGGACATAAGAGAAAGTCTTTGTATGAGAGGTTAGGTTTCATTCAAGAAGAAGATAGCAGAAGATACGTTTATCGTTAAAAAAGAGAAAATTATTATGACTTATATTCGCCAAATCACTTTATCTCTGCTTTGTTCTAGTCTCTCAAATCAAGATTTTGAGGATGAGTTTGAGGATTTATTGCGGTTACTAAACTCAGAATCTTCTATCGAGATAGTAGTAAATCTAGTTAAAGATGCTTATATTAATAAAATTCTTGAATCAATTGATGTCTTAGTAGAAAATAGCTTATCCCCGTTAGAAAAATTAGAAGATGACTCAATTTTTGAAAAAGTTATTACTCATGAGGCTGCCAGTTTCCTATATAGATTAGTAAAACTAGCTTAGTTACTTCAGCTAAATGAGATTCTTTTTAGGCTATATGTCTGGAAAGCTTAGGTGCAACTCCTAAGTTAGTTTTTACCCTAGCTCTTATAGGTATTTTAAGGAGAATTATCATGGTCACTACAAAAAGAACAAAGAGTATTGAAACTAAACAGCTAATAGACTTAGGTACTTGGGAAGATGATGATTATTTTCAGTATAAAGGAACAGCTGAATTTGGGATGCACTATATCTATGGGAACTCTAACCCATATTTTTATATTACTGGGGAAACTTATCGAAGAGAAAACGATAAAGAGAGATGGGTAGAAGACTCTTGTGGATGTATTCATGACTTAATAGTTGAAAGAAAACCTGAACTCAAAGCATTGATACCTTTTCATGGATGCGGTCAAGATGGAACTCCTATGCACTACATAGCTAATACTATGCATTTCTATGAGTGCTATCGGAATGAGTATCGAGTTTTTAAGAACTCAGAACCTAAGCAACACAGTGATACGGAAAAAGAAGAATACAGGTCATACTTCTGTAGCAATACTTTACTAGACTTAAGTTTTGATGTGGACTCATTAGAAACTATTCTTAAATTAGAGGTTGATGAGCTTAAAATCTGGTTAGAGGCAAGACTTCCTTATTTACAAGAGAAGTTTCTTGAGAATATGACAAAATTTAATGTAGAGTTTATCGAAGTTATTGATTAACTCTTATGACTTAGCTATGTCTTAAAACTGGCTAATTACTTACTTAGTGAAAGGAAAACTCAAATGTCTTACAACTACATCTCTGTGGCTACTGATTCAGAACTGGTGAGTGCTTTTACATTAGTGATGAGGGAAGTAGATAGTTCATTAGCAGTGAAAATGGCATCTTATAGTCTAGTTTCTTATGAAAATATGCCTAATACTATGAGGTCAATTTGCAATGAGGAGGAAGAAATAAAGAATCTAGTTAATCAAAGAATCAAGGAAGTAAGAATTGTTGAAGGCTTAGAAAGACAAAAAATAAGAAATGAAGAAAACAAAGTAATTCGAGACACTTTATATTATCTCATGACAGATGAAGAAAAAGAACGTTTCTTAGATTCTCTAGATGAAAAAGTAGCAAAAGCAAAAAAAAGCTAATAATTTACCTCTTAGTTCTAAGCTATCAACTAAGTGCAAGTCTTAGTGAGTATTTATTCACACTCTAAAATCAGCTAACTGCTAGAGGATAATTTCTTCTCAGTTACTAGGTGCAATCCCTAGAGAGTGTTTAGTCATAAATTCTTATTCACTATGACTTCTTCTGTACGTGTTAAACTACTCAGAAATAATTCCAGAAATAGTGGCTTGTTTAGAAATAGACTTGCTTAACTCCCCACATATCGTCAAAGTGGAAGTTAAAGATAACAGTAACTGGTTTGATTTTCAGTTAACAACTAACCAAGAGTTTTGGGAAGATGACGACTTAGACAAGATTTTTGAGTTGGTCTTAAATGCAAATTTAAGTCTAAGGAGAGCCGGAGAATATGTAGTCTATTTAGAACATTCCTTTGTGGGAGTGCAGAAATATTATGTGGAAGATGAGGAGTTCGACTCGCTCTCTTCTGCGTTAGATTGTGCAGAGAAACAGTTGAACGGAGACTGGCTAACTGAGGAAGGCTTATCTCCATATCAATTAGTTGAGATAAGAGAGATTTAGCTCGTAGAGCCTTGCTTCGAGAATATTTAGTCCGCAATGACGTTAAACTATTCTGTTCATTTACCACTAAGGAGAATTATCATGTCTACTCAAAAACTCACTGGACTTCACGCGCAATTATTTCCTGCTCTGATTGACACTGGATTTCAAGTTTTCTCTATCGAAAGAATTAAACTGATTAAAAGCTTGATAGATACTGGGAGTCTGACAAAACCTACTAAAAAAGCATTAGAAATTCTCCCTCTTTGCTTAAATTTTGGTTCGCTTCCTGATACATTTCAATCGTTTAATATCTATATCAGAAATAATCAGGTTGTAGCAGGATGGAATAGTGATAGCAGGTTTAACATCCCTTTATTTGAGGCTGTCCAAAGGTTTGAATTAAGGTATAAACCATTATCTAATACATGAAAAGAGGTTATCCCCGCATCAATTAGTTGAGATAAGAAATACTAGGGAAGTAACTAACCTAGTTATCTACCACTTAGGAGTCACAATGAAACTCACTGTAAAAAATGACGGTTCTTTCCATTTTTGCGTTGACAAATTAAGACTAGGAGTTTACTGCGATTCTGAAGTACAAACCACTATGTATTTTGGGTCTAATATTTTCTGCATTGGACATTTTGATGATGGATTCTATCTTCATGTAAAATTTAAGTTAGGCAAAATTAGCACAAACATGACTACTTAATCTATCTCATAAGTCTAGAGTTAATGGTAATTTAACAACCAAGTTCGATTCTTGGCTAGACTCTTCCTCTTAACAACTCAGTTAAGGGATTATCTACTTCAAAGGAGACTAACTATGATGAAGGGGAACTATCACAAATTATTAAACGGACGTAACTACAGCATCTCAGACGCTAAAATATCAACCAAAAAATCGCGTACAATGTGTTGGGTAAAGCGTGATGCCTCCCGTACTGGACGGCGACAATTCAAATTGATAACCCGTGAGTTAATAATCGACTCTAACGTGCTAGGATAAACAATCTCACCAGCTTTACAACCTCTAAATTTGACTACATTGCTCACTATCAGCGAGAACATTAAAAGGGCTTGTAGATCGCTGTACTAATAATTGCTGAAACACCTAAAGGAGGTGTCTGGTAAAGATTACTACTTTATCACTGACGATGCTAGTAAAAAAACGCAGGAGAAAATAATGGATTTTGTATTTAGTAAAGAACGAGAATTGATTGCTACCGAGCAAGCATTACATTTACTGAGATCGGAAGAAAGTTCCGAGAAGATATCCTTCGCCAAGAACTTAATCGAACAAGAAGATTGGAAAGAATTTTATGTCGAAAGCACCTGTAGCTACGGAGAGATAATTGATGGGGTTTGGTGGCTCGTTCATCCTAGTATCGCTGCGTTGGAGTGGCAAGATATTGACTTCGATCCAGAGAAGGCTGGTATAGACGCGTCGTTCTATTACAATCTCTGGTATTAATCACACTTAACGCCTAATTCTAATCGCTCTATAGGTTCTTATATCTTACAACTAAGTGAAAGTCTTAGTTAGAGCATTCTAGTTTTTACTGCAATCAGTAGTAATCTAACACTAGAAAGATAAAGAAAATGCGTCACTTTAAAATCTTAGACAACGACTTAGTAGCAAACTCTCGGTTTGGTGTCGAAGTTATGAAATCCCCTCGCCCAATCGTCTTAAAACTTTCAAAAGACTTTATTTCCTCAGAAGTTGAAGTTGATCTCGAATTAGAGTGTGCCAAAGGGAACATCTCAGGTGCTGAAATGGAGTATATACAGCTTTCTTCGCAGATTGTAGATTATCACTTTGCTATTGTCGAAAACACTTTTGTAGCGCTAACAGAAGTAGGGCAGGAGATAATGTCTAACCCTCGTCCAGTCGTTGTACAATTGTCGAAAGATTTGACGTGGGAGGAGGTTAATGTTGACCTTGTTAAAGAAGTAGTCAATGGGAATATTTGCGATATCGAAAAGCAATATTTAGAGTTTGCCCACGGGCTCTAAAGGTTAATGCCTAGCAGGTTGCTCTGATGAGGGTTCGACTCCCTCTTAGGCTTTTCCCCTATAAATCTTTACCAATAGGGATTCTATAAACTCATGATCAAGATCAATTTTTCTCATCCTAATGCAGTATTGGAAGCTGAGGGTTACGTCAATCACCAATTCCATGTTAGATTGGAAGATCCGGATCTTCTGGCAAATCTCATAGTCTATTTGTCCCCTATAGTGGGAGATGGAAGCGAAGATGTAACTATAGTGTCGCCGGGGTTAGCTCCGCTATCAGTATTGGTAGTAACTGTTATACACGGTTTGACTGGGCGGTTTCCGTTGGTGGTAGCGATGAAAAAAGGTGATGATGGTTTCTTTCCTCTCCCAGCAGTTAATTTGCAGGAGTACAGAAATAGTTGTGTCCGGCTTTCCAGAGAAGGATTAACAGTCCTCTAAAGGAACACATCATTGCCATCTATCCCCTATAGTTTTTTCTATTCTGTAGGGGATTTAACTTTCCTCAGCTCTAATAAAAGGAGAAAATCATGCCTATTACCATCAATAATATCCAATCAACTGACTACTACTCTGTTTGGGAAGCTAACGTAGATGCTTTAAATACTTTTCGATTCACTACTCAACTAAGAACTTTACCTAATGTAGGAGAATTTAAAGGGTTACGAGTTGGTGCAGAGTATTTTGGTGACGTTACTCTTATCTTTCAAAATGATGAAGTAGAAGCTAGATTAGACTCTTGGTACTTAAACACTACTCCTCTCTCTGAAAAATTTACTTGGTACAAACTAGGAGAATTTGGTATTTGTGACTTAAATTTAGCTGCTTTGGGGATAGCTATTGAGGCGGAGAAAGAGTTAATTGATGCGATCGAAAATTACAGAAAAAGAATGAGTAACATCTCTGAGGAAAAAGAAAAAGGAAGCTATGAGGATCATATATATTGGAGAGAAATAGAAGGTTGTCCTGTACGTTTTCCTAGTGGAGACTTAGGATAGTAGATAAAGATAAGAGGTTACTTGATTTTGGTAGCCTCTTTACTTGAACTTTTTATTGTATTTCTATCTTGAGTAATAGAATAATTTAGGACTTTTTGTTGCAGGTATGTCTGTATTTTTTATATATAAAGTGAGTTATTTAATAAAACAGTATACTTAAGATTAAAAATAGTGTACAATGATATTAATAACTTAAGTCGTTGTTTTCACTTATGAAATATTTTAACCTCAGACCAGTTAAGAACAAAAAAGGAGTTTATCTATTCTATGTTGGAACTCAACTAGCCTATATAGGAAAAAGTTCTAATCTAATTAATAGGTTGCAACGACATTTAAATTTTGAACTTAAAAAGAATAGTATTACAGAATCTTGGAAAACAGAAATTAGTAAAATAGAATACTACTTTTGTAACTCTTTAGTAGATTGTGAGTTACTTGAAACATACTTAATTAGCGTCCTAAAACCTAAGTATAATATTGATAAAGTTTATCCCGATACATTATCTTTAATTGTTAGTAACTTACCTACTAAATATTGTCTGGAAGAAGTAGAGGCTAATATAACTTCATCTTCTACTTTAAATAGGCTGAGATTGGCTAAAAAACCTAGTTTTAAGAAGCTATGTTTAGAATATATCCAAGCTAAAGAAGATAATAATCAAGAAGTAATTAAAGAAATTGAGATTAGTTTTCCTTTAATAGAAGAAGCTTATAAAAAATTAGGAGTTGAGAAAATGAAAGCTTTAAATTACAGAGCAAGTAATTTCACTGCTGTATTACTTAACTTGAAAATTACTCTTAGTATGGAAAGTAAGATTGTCAGTATTCTTGACTTGAAAGTAGGTCAATTAGTGGATAGAACACTTATTAAAAAAGAACTACAGAACATTTATACTATTTTAGGCATTAACAAAATTGCTAAGGCGACTGATTTGTCTCAATGGTACACTATCAAAGAACATGATAAAAGAGTGCAAGGTAAAAAAGTTGCAATGCTTAAAATTATTAATTGTTAATGTTAGATAGAATATCGGTAAAAATACCGAAATAATTCTTATATCAACAAATAAAAGTGTAATTTAGTAGTTTTTGCAAGAAAAATCTAGACACTGAGAAATAAAATGTTTCTAGTAGGGAGTTACTAACTACTTCCAATAATCACCAATAAGGAGTTTTCCATGCTTTATTTTCCTATCATGCTACAAATTATCACTACTTCTCCTTCTCCTTCTATTAAATATGCCTCACAAGAGGTAACTTATAAATCTTCGGTAATTCTTCCTAAGAAAAAGAATAAAGAAGAAAAAGAAGAAAAACCACCAGAAAGAGGAGAAGGGAGATAGTTAAGTCCACTTATTTCTTAGGAGGAAAAAACAATGACTGACTGGGAGTACGTTCTAGAAGAAATAGATATCCCCAAAGAGCTTTACGACAGAATCTCAAAGTTTAGTGATGTAGAAAAAGCTATTATCACTAATATGACTGAATGGGTAGAAATAATGGAAGACAATGAAAAAAAAGAGAACAAAACAATGATTACTAAGAAATTTGGAATCGATTTTGACTCTAAGGGAGGAGCTTTAACTTTAAGTTCTGAGGATGTAGGTTATTGGGATGCAGGTTGTAGGAAGATAGGAGAATACTCTAAGACTCATGAGAATGGTTGGACTATTTCAGCCCGGGTTCATGAAGATTATTTCCGTTGGGTAAATGAATTTAAAGCTGAACATCCTAAGTTAGGTAAAGTCAGAGGTGATTTTGAACATGAAGTTTTTGCAGATTCAGAAGAAGGATACCAAGATTTCTACTCTAAGTTTCCACCTAGACCTTGGGATTATGGGGATATCTGATTAGCCATCATATTTTGAGTTTTAAGGCACTTTGCATCTCTGGACGTACAATCCATCGTTTTTAGCTGTAGAGTGTCTTAAATAAGTAAGTAGAACCAACTGAGAGGATATTATGAACTGGGAAACTAAAGTAGTAAAAGATTGGTTGAATGATACAGAAATGTCAAGTCTTTTAAGAGAAGATGTTGAGAAAATACAAGAGGGAGTAGAATCTAAGTTATTGGTTAGAAATGTAGTTGAAATAAACGCTACTGATTTCTTAAAGAATTTAGCAGTTACAGAATTTTTGAAAAATGTTGAGTGGGATAGATTAGTATATAACCCTAATGCTTGGGATGATTATGATTACGAATAAATTACTTGTTCAAACGTATCTTTATTATTCCGATTACTCAACGAAGAAAATTCCTGTTAGCGAGGTTCTCCTGTCAAACACAGAAGTATTGATTTGTATGGGAGCAGTGGTAATCCCTTTACTAATAACTGCTTATTTATTATGGAAAGTAGAGAATGATTGAGTTAGCAGAAATTACCTTAGTTTAACTTATTCAAAAAGGGATAATATTACAGGCATGATGACTTACAAAGGTTACAGTGCAAGCATTGAAGTTGATTTAGAAGCTGGTATTCTGTTTGGTCTAGTGCTTGACATTAATGACGTAGTGACCTTTAAAGCAAAAACCATTGAAGAAGCTCAGCAAGAATTTCAAAATTCAATCGACGATTATCTAGAATTTTGCAAAGAATTAGGACAGGAACCGGATAAACCTTATGAGTCTAATTGGAGGAGTAGTGCTACTTAAGACTTGGGTAAAAGAAGATACTGCCCCTATATTAAAAAGGTTCTATGCTGTAAGAATCGTTCAAGAAGAGGAAAATGTCTTAGTAGCTAGACCTATCTCTTACTCGTTACAGAACACCGATGAGATAGATTTAGATACTATTATTTCCATCTATGGAGTTGATAGTGAAAGAGAAGCTTTAAGAATCTCTACTCTTTTCAATAAAATGATAAGTAAGAAGATTAAGGTCACTTTACTATCAATAGTTGATGCTGTGAATATTTTAGGAGATAATTAAGACTAAGATATACTCCTTATTATTAATCTGATTACTATAATAGGACAATTAAACGATGAATAAACTATTAAGATGGACAAGAGTATCTGAGGACTCTCCCCTATCCCTTGAAGTGTTTGAGAAAGATAAATGGATAAACTATAAACAATCTCGATTTTATGTTCCAGATGTTAAGATGTCGTCTCAATCAGGATTTGCCACTGCTCAGAAATACTTGAGTCTCGGGTATAAATATGAGGTAAAACAGTGATTGAATAGTAGAATCAAAAAAAACAGTTTCCAGTAAATTTATATTAAAATAATGAACACATTACTCGACTATTTGAAGAATTATGACAATTTATCTCCAGAAGATAGATTTACTATTGATGTTCTAAAAAAGAAATCCGGGGCATTCTTCTTAGAGGATACAGCCTGGTACTGGAAAAATCAAAAACAAGTAACTCTTAATGAATCAGATATTTTATCCTTAGAGCCTATTAAATCTCTAAGACCTGAGTATTTGGTCTTATTTAATAACCGAATTACTGATATTACTCCTATTTGTAATATGGAAAGTCTAGTACATCTAAACCTAATTGGAAACAATATTAGGTTTCTTGACGGAATTGAAGAACTCGTAGGACTAAGAGAATTATTCTTAGGTTTCAATCAAATTACTGATATTTCTCCTCTAACTAATATGAGAAACCTTAAGCTCTTAGGACTAAAAAGTAATCAGATAAAAGATATAAATAGTTTAAAATCTCTTACGGGGTTAGTTGAACTCAATTTGTTTGGTAATCCTTTAGACTTAGCTCAAATAAATTCTTTAAGAGGGAGCTTACCCGGGTGTAAGATAACTTTTGAATAATCTCTTTAGACTTTATTCTTTAGCTCTTAGATGGTAAGGAGAATTTATGAAAAAGACAGTTGATGTAGATGATTTTATTAAAGAATTTAAAGATTACAATCGAGAAGATAATTTTAGTCCTTCTGGTTTACGATTACTTTTTGATTATTTAGAATATTTGGAAGAAGATATAGGGGAAGAAATAGAGCTAGATGTTATTGGCTTTTGTTGTGATTTCAATGAACTAATTTTTGACGAGTTTATTGAGGAATATAGTTTAGATATTAATGATTTTGTTTATAATGATGAGGTAATTAATTGGGAGGATATTGAAGAGAAGGAGCTAAAAGAGATATTACAAGACTATTTAGAAGATAGAACTTCCATAGTAGGCTTTACAGATAGCAGTGTTATATTTCAAGTGTTTTAGATGAAAATGAAAATTGAATTTATAGTAGGAAGTAAAAAAAGAGTATTTCCACTAGACTTGATTTCTAATAATTCAATTGAGTCAGGAGGAATAGCTTGGGAGAACACTTATAACTTAGTTTTGGATCATAATTTCTTTATTTTTTGGAGTTATATTCTTTCTCTTAGTTTTTTAGATCAAGTACCTAATCCTAAAGAAGTTACTAAGGCTATTATTTATCAGAAAAATAGAGGTATTAAAAGTAATCTTCCTTGGATTAATACTTTAGAAGTTTCAGATAATAATATTACTGAATCAATTGAATTTTATCCTTATAGTTGTGAGATAGAAGAAAATGAGTAGACGAGAGTTTCTGTACGTTTTTGTAGCTATTCCTATTAAATGGCTTCGGAAAATTCTACGTTGTAAGACTTCAAAGAAATAGATTTTTGACCGAGATGTCATAAAACTAGAAAAATTACAAGAAAAAACACATGAATTCAACAACTTGGACATTTCTCGAACTTGTCATTGGTTTAATTCTTCTATCTTTTCTATCAGGTTTGATTGTGATGGTAGCCTGGAATGCAGTGATTCCTGTGATTTTTGGACTTACTGTAATTGACTTTTGGCAAGCCTGTTGGCTAGTTATCTTATGTTCCGCTTTGTTCCGCTCATATCCTGGTTCCAGTTCTAAGTAAGAGCTAATAGTTTAATTAGTAGGAAGTAACTAACTACTAACTCAATTAACTAAGGAGAAAAAATGATTAATATCTGTGAGTCTATTCAATGCCCATTTGCTACAAAACTAACTGAAAGTTGCTTTGGTTGTCGCTATTATTCTGTGGCAAGTCATTGTCATCTACTGCATTCCCCTTACTCTAATACACATTCTTGGAAGTTAGAAGATGTAGGTAAACAAGTTATTTCAGAGACTCAATATTTCCTTTATGGATTCCCAAAGAATTTAAATTTAGAGGAATTGAGAAGACAAAATGAAGAGTGGCTATCTAATTGTACTACGGCTAAAGAACAGTTAGAACTAGAGAAAGAATTGTATTAGAAATATTGGGAGGTAGTTCTTATCTCCCTTTTTAGTAGTTAATAAAAAAGAGAAAAGATGAAAGAAATAAAAATTCTAGCATTGTCAGGCTTTATTGGGTCTGGGAAAGACCATATTGCTAAGATTCTAGAAGAACGATTTGGATATCTTCACTTGAAATTAGCAGGATTGATTAAGTTAAACTACTGTCTTATTCATGGTATTACTTTAAAGCAATTAGAGGAGAGGGAAAGAAAAGAAGTCGCTAGACCTTACCTAATTGAGTTGGGAGAAAAGATGAAAGAAGTAGATATTTATATTCACTGTAAATATGTTTATAATCAGATTCTTTTTAACCTACCTAAAAATACTAAAATAGTGGTGTCAGATTGTCGCTACCCGTATGAGTCCTTATATTTTAAAAAATTAGGTAGATGTTTTAAAGATTATACAGTCAACTATAAGTCTCTGTACGTTCAAAGTGATTTAATAAATAATAGTAAAGCAGATTCTGAATCTAATTATGAGTCCTACCTCAAACCAAATAGTGACGGAATAGTAATCAATAATCAATCTCAAAGATACGATAGAGAGAATGAATCTCTAGTTAATCAGTTAATTAAATTTATCTAAGGAGTTAAGTCTTATGTCTTCTCTTGCTACTGATACTAGAAAACCTTTAGCTACTATCTACTGTGCTGAAAATAGTATTAGTGGCAAGAAATATATTGGATTTACGACTAGAACTTTAGCAATTAGAAAAAAAGATCATTTCAAAAATACTGTAAAATACTCCCATCATTTTGCTAATGCACTTAAATTTTATCCTCCTGAGAGTTGGCAATGGTATATTTTAGCAAAAGTTGAACATGAAAAGGTATACGAATATGAAAGATTTTTTATCGCTGATTTAGACACTTGTAATACTGCTAAAGGGTATAATACAGCCAAAGGAGGTGGAATAGATGGGGAAAATAATCTAACATATAACCCTGAAATTGTTAACTTGTATAACCCTAAATACGGAGTAGTTACTGGAACCAGATTAGAACTGAGAATAAAATATCCAGAACTAGATCGTGTATGTGATTTAGTTAGTAAAAAACGAAACAGAGTTGGAGATTGGGTACTAGCAGAAAATAAATGTAGCAATGTACTTAACATAAATAATAGAGGTAATAGTGTGACGCTTACCCATAAAGAACATGGAACACATACTCTCTTACAATGTGAATTTGTAACTAAGTTTAATTTAGCTGCTGCTGGGGTTTCTACTTTAGTTATAGGTAAGCAAAAAAGTCACAAAGGTTGGTCACTAATTATCGGAAAAAATGAGTCTAAAACTAAAAACTAAACAAGATAGACAGCTCTGGCAATTTTTAACTCCTAATCAAAGAGTATTCGCTAAAACAGGTACTTGCATAAATTTAACTGCTGACTTTTTACCTGAAGATATTCTTACTAGGTTCGTGTTTGTTCAAATTGATAAGATGATTTGGCAATATATTATGAAAGAGGGAATAGAACTAGAATGGAAAGTTACGTTTGAAAGTTATATTAAACTCTATTTTGAAGATGAAAAATTTAAAGCTACTCAGCAACCTACAAAGCACTTATTTTTTCCTTTTAATCTTCTTAGTGCGATTATTAGGACTAGAGATTATTCAGAACTTCCTGTTAAATATCAAAAATTAGTTCTAAGTAAAGTTGATATTAATTTTGAACACGTCAGTAAATTTATAATCTGCTAATATGGCTACTGTACTGGAATCCATAACTAAGAAGATTGAAGAATTAGAAGTAGGTCAAGTTACAGACTATCTATTAGGTAATGAGACTCCTGATAACAGCATTGTTGAACTCTTAGACCCTAGAGATTATAAAGAATTCTTCCGACTAGATGATTTAGGTATTAATAAATCTCTTAAGGCTTGTGCGATTGAAGTAAAAAATAGTGAGTGTGAGCTATATTACTTGCTAGATTCAGCACTTATTTCTATTACTCTTAGGTGTAAATTTCAACCTATAGAGGTAACAAAAGAATTACCATTAGCTACTATAGATTTCCTGAGAGTATTAAGTGCTAAAAAAGCTCCTATTGAACTTAACATATTTATAGATAAACTTCATATAATTTTTGAAGATACTATCTCTAAACCTATCAAGAATATTGATATAGAAGAAACTGAAAAACCCACCCCTAAGAAAAGACAAAAGAAAGAGAAACCAGTAGCTAAGAAGTATATCTTAGAATTACCCTTAAGAGATTTACAAGAACTAGATAAAACTATATTAGAGTTTGTAGAGAAAATAGATGTAAACAGTGCTGAGGATACTGAACCTTTCAATATACCTATATCAATTAAATATAACTCTCAAGACTCTTTTTATAGGATTCTTCACGCTACTTATGGGTATTACGATGACTACGGAGATTTTAATTACTCAGTTATCTCTTGTAATAAGACTCTAACTATAAATATTATTGAATTTCCTATTATAGTAGGCAATAGTTTTATTGAGGAAAGAGTAGTGGAGTCAAATGATTACTCAGAAGAAGAAGAAGAAGAAGAGGTAGATGAACTTTTAAAGCTAAGCGAGTCAGTAGACAATGTTTTTGAAGAAGAAGATTAAAACGACTTGAAGCCCTGCCAATAAAAGTATATTTAAAAGTCTAGAACCTTCTGTAGGTAAGAGTTTTACTCGTTTATAGGATGCCAATAATAGAAAAAAAATTACCATCAGATTTACGTGGGGGGGTAGTTTAATTACTCCGAGTTAACGAGCCTACCAATAGAGAGCTACTTAAAAATCTACAACTCTTTACTGGTAAGGTTTTTAAGCTTTTAGAAGCCACCACCAACAAAGACAATGCTAAAGTAATTTCTTCAGAGTTACCTTGAAATAAACTATTCAATTCTTAATTTACTATTATGTTGACAGTAAAAGACTTAATCGAGTCGGGTGCTTATGAAGTTGATTTAGAAGAACCTACTCCACTAGAGAAGAAAGCAGGACTAATTGATAAACTCAAAGTTAGATTTTATGATGATCTATTATACCGAGATGTTTCATTAGCTACTATATGTTTAGCATGGAAGTTATCAGAAGACAGACATGGAGAAGATGAGGCTCTTAATTCATTATTCTTGTTTAGTGTAGTGAATTATATTGAGGAGTTAGAAGAGTTTTTTAGATTAAGAACTGAGTACAAAAAATGATTAATCCAGTAGAAATTGTAACTATCACTGTTAAATACCCACTAATTAAGAAAGGAACGGGAGAAGAAGCTACAAATATAGAACTAATTAATTTCTCATTCCTTAATGGGGAGGAATGTGGGTTCAATGTAGTGTCTCAAAAAGATTTATATCAGATTGGAGATAAAGCGCTATATATTCAACCTGACTACTGTGTTCCTGATACGAAACTATTTAGTAGCTTTATAACTCCTAATGGTGATCCTAAAAAATCTAAACTAGGCAGAAATAATAGGATTAGAGCTATTAAATTTAACTTTACTAAGGAGAATAGTAGCGACGTTATTTATTCAAATGGTATTCTTTTACCTGAAAATGAAGTAGATATTCCTGAAGATGTGAATGACTTAGCTGAGTTTTTAAATATTACTAAGTATGAAGAACCTGAAAAATTTGGTACTGGTAATACTAAAGGTAATCTACCAGGATTTCTATATAAAACTGACGAAGAAAACAGCGCAAATCTCAAATCTTATATTAATAGGCTTATTGAATCGGGGGAGTCTATTGGTTATTCCTTAAAGATAGATGGTTCTAGTTTTTCTCTGTATGTTAAAGAGAAAGAAAGTGGGCTAACAGTAGGTGTGTGCAGTAGAGTATTAGAAAAGAAAGATGCAGATAATCCAAGTAATGAAGATAGATGGGTCAAACTTGCACATTCTACAGGGCTATACGAAAAAGCCTTAAGGTATAACAGACAGTTAGCTTTTAGAGGTGAGATATATGGGTCGGAAGTAACTAAAGGTTCTGGTAATAAACAAAATCCACACTCTAAACTAAAATCAGGATTATCAATATTTGGAATAGATGATTTAGATTTAAGTGGTGGCTATGCTACTAAACTACTACCTAAAGAAGTAGAATCCATCTGTAAAGAATTAGAACTAGAGTACGTCACTTATACTCAAATTTTCCCTAAAGACTACAATCATTTAGTAGAAATTGCTGAAGGTATTTTTAATGATTATGAGATAAATGATAACTGGGCAGTGGAAGGTATAATAGTAAGAACGTTAGATAGTAATAATCTTAGTTGTAAAGTAATGAATCAACATTACGATAGCAAAAAGTAAGTTCTTTGTCCGTAATGACGTTAAACTATTACCAATTTACTTAGGAGAAATCACAATGACTATAAGAGCTAGTGAATTGAAAGTAGGAGATGTAGTAAATCCTCCATATAGTAAAAGTGTTTGTACAGTAAGGAGCGTGAAGATGTATGCAGATGCAGCAACTGAAATTTATTATGAAGGTATGAATGCTTCTAGGCTTTATGGTGATACAGAGCAATTCACATATTTAGGTAGTAAAAAAGAGGATAATATGTTAGACCAACTTTGTGTTTATCTTGATGACTTAGCAGGAAAAGAAGAGAAGAATGATTGGAGTCCGCTTGAACTAAGACAGCAGTTAGTTGAGGCTCATGCTCTGTTCTATGGGGTTTTCGATATTAGTCTCAATGATGTAAAAAAGCTATATTTTGAGAGGAAGATGAGTTCAGTAGAGTCTAAGGTTGAAGAATTTCCTGAGACTAAATTAGTAAGAAATTTAGAAACAGGGGATGTAGTAGTTTTTCCAGGATGCAAAGGAACTTATACCATAAAGTCTAATGAATATCTAGGTAGAGGTAAAAACAGACTCTTTTTTGAGGAAGTACCTAAATGTGTTTATAGGGAAACAATGGAAGTTACCCTTATTAGCAAACAAAAAACTAAACCAAAAATTAAAAGAGTAATGAACTTAAAGACAGGAGAAAAGTTTGAAAGAGAGTTCCATTTCTAATAGTAAACCTTAACGACAATAACAGGTTTACAGTCTGTTTCATTTAAGTGATAGCTAGTAGATTTTTAAGTCATGCTATGATAAGAAAAAAGGTTGTAGCATGACTGATATCTCAAATATTTACCTCGATATAGGATTTACTCGATTAGGTTGGGCAATATCCAGTAATAACGAACTAATCAAATACGGAACATTCACTACTACTCCTAAAGAAAGTAATGGTGAAAGATTAAATTCTATTAAGGTTTTTCTATCTAATCTGTTTTCTGAACATAAGATAGAAGATTGTTTAGTTGAATTACCCGTATTAGCTGGACTTAATGGTTCTAATCTATCTAAGGTAGTTGGTATAGTAGAGCTTGAATGTTACCTAACTAATTCTATTTATCGAACTATTTCCCCCAAGACTATGAAACTTAGGTTAACCGGAAAAGGAAATGCTAGTAAAGATGAGGTTAGGTTTTGGGTAGCTAAAAAAATGGATGTATCTAAAATTCCTAAAAAAGAGTTAGATACTATTGATGCGATTGGTCTTTATTTAGTGGATACTAAAGATGAATAATCTTATGGATAAGTACAACAAAATATTAATTAAGATTCATGACGATATTCAACTTGAAGAATATTATATCCAAGTATCTATAGGAGGGAAGCTAAGACTTACTAAAGAGGAGCTTAATCTCTTAGCAAAATTTTTGTGGGAATATAGTTGGGAAGTAGAAGGCACTTTTTTAGCAGAGAATAGCAAACATCTACAAGATTGGAATTTTGAACTTTCTAGAACAGTAGCAATAGAAGAAGTAGCAAAAAATTTATATAATCAATTAGAAATAATCTTTCCTAATAAAGTAGGTTTGTATGAGTAAGCTTCAATGCTGGTGGTTAGTTGTATTTTTATTAACTTTTGGAATAAGTGATAGAACCATTAACTCTATCATTAGAAATTATTCGATTAGTAGTTTATCTCAAATATTGGTAGGCGCAATTTTACTCCTATTAGTTAATCAACTTTACCCTTACAATCATTGAGACTATATCTAATTAATTGACACTTTAGCTACTAAACTCTAGGAGAAAACTCATGAGACATAAAGTACCAGAAAAAAGAATCAATAAAATCTCCGAGACAATCAAAAGTCTTAAGAGAAACAGACCACTATTAGGAGTAGAGACCGGGAAAAACTTATCCCTTGATATGTTATACAAAAATGGGACTCAAGCTCTTAATAATAGATTGTTTAAGAATAATCCTAGTAACTTCATAAGCAAGGATAGTAAAGCAGGAAGTTATAAAATTGAGAGTCTTGTAAACGAGATAACTACTAAAGAATTAATGGAGGATTACTTCTATGATTATATTTAAGAAAGATCAAGACATATTTAGTTCGACGGCTAACTATTTAATTAACCCAGTTAATACTAAAGGGGTTATGGGAAAAGGGTTAGCTCTTGAGATGAAACAACGATTTCCTGAGAACTTTAAATTTTATAAGTCTTTCTGTTCCTCTTCTAGTCCTAAAGGAGGTGATTTATTATTTTATTATCCTAAAGTAGAAGACTACTTAAAAGGAGATAGACGTATCATTAATTTTTGTACTAAAGAAGATTGGAGGAAGCCCTCAAAAATAGATTGGATAGAAAAAGGATTAGCCCAGCTAGTAATAGATATTATAAGTATATTCCCTAATAATGAGTACCCGTCTCCTTTGTTAGCTGTACCTCTTATAGGATGTGGACAAGGCGGATTGAATAGAGAAAAAGTTATTGAAGTAATTACAGATACATTTAAAGATTGCTTATTTGACATAGAAGTTTACGTTTAACTCTTAGAGGAAAAATACTATGAGCTATCCCTTGACATTAGACGAGTTCAAATCTTGGTTGAAAAGTAAAAGTGAAGATGAGATAGTAGGGGAGCAACGCAGACTTGTAGGTTGCCCTATCTTTAACTGTATTAAAGGTAAAAGAGATGATATATTTTCCTTAGATTTTGGGTGTACTCATTTTTTGAATACTAAAATATTTAAGGCGATAGATAACCCTGATTGGGTAAAAAAATTTATTAATAAAGTAGATGATAGACAAATAATCCCTTTAAAACAAGGTGAAATGAACGCATCTATTACTGCTACTCAAGCCTTAGAAGTTATTAATAACCTTTATATTTGTACTAAGTGTAATAAGTATAATCCTGAAGGTATTAAGTGTAGTAGAGATGATTGTGATTGGTAGTAGATTTAATAGGTATTTTTTAGAAGTTGCTTGACAAATCTGCTGTTATCAATTAGAATAAAGTAGAACAATTAAAACAAATAAAAATAATGACTTTCTAATTTAAATTCTCAAATGGTAGAAGTGCTTAAAGGTATTCGGTCAGAAATATCAGTAGATAAAGAAGGAAAAGGAAGTATTACAAAATACGGATTGTGTCAGCTACTAGGTATTTCTCGAAGTAATTTGGACGTTCAGCAGATGTCAAAAAAGCTAGTTGAAATGCTTACAGAGCTTGGGTTTGAGGACGATCGGCGTACTTTTGAAAATGGTGTACCGGACATTGCAGTAGGATATAGAAATCTAACTGGTAAAAAACCTGCTCAAGCTATTAAACGCTATGTTGATAAAAGTGGAAAACAACAAACCGCTCATGTTGCTGCGTATCCTCTAGACTTTCTCCCTATTATTGAGAATGCAATTGAGTTAGGATTTGGTTCTTAGCTCTTAAGGTTTAAAGAAAAAAAATAAAATTTGCTCGTATTAGTTAGAAACAATTAGTACGAGTATTCTTTTATTTAGATGTGCAGATTATTAGAACAATGAAAGCTCACTCTTACTATCAAAGAAAATTATGACCTTAATTAATGTCCAGAAAGCTTTAGATGAGTCTAGGATACTACAAGGGCATTGGATAACAGGAGGATGGGATGCAGTAGTGGAAAGTCCAAGAGACATTTATCCCCTAATAGAGCAAGATATTAGTGTCAATATTACTATTATTTTTACTGAAAAGGTGTATGTAGCACCGTTAGAGGATGTTAGTGATATTTCAGTTAATGACAGTCTTACTATTTCTCTTAATGATTTGTACTCTGATTGGGAAGAAAGAGTTTTAAACAACTTAGGAGTATTGGTAAACTGCTCTTCTACTTCACAATGGGAGGTTTTTAGTTATTTAGGTTCTGATGGAAAAATTAGAGTAATTAAGGAAAAAGTATAGTCTCGTTAAATTTCTTTTCTCTTTGGAGGTTTTTATGATAGTACCAGTTAAGTACCGATTCTTAAGACTCAATTCCAACACATTAGCTTTAGTAGAGCTATATCCAAATTCAGATATTCCTGAAGTATGTCAAATTCAATATTTGGAAGCTCCTTATTTTACTGAAGGGCGATTAACAGCAATGAGGAGAATCAATAATACTAAGCAAGTAAAAGAATGGAAAGAAGATTGTAAGTTTAGTTTTAATCTTGCAGTGAGAGAAGCTAAATTTTACTCTGAAATTAATTATTATAGAACTGAGAAGAATTGGGAGAAGCTTTTATGGGGCAGACTAGATCCATTAATTTACTGGGATGAGTTTGTTCCATTGTTTGATAATGATTACAATTTAATTCTCCGCTAAATAACTCAGCCGAAGTGCGCTCTGAAACGTTGAAGGGGTTAATTTTGAACTCCACAGATCGGTGGAGACTATATCTAGTAACGATATCAGCTACCTTAACCAAGCTTTAAAAACTGTATTAGGATTAGATTAATGAATCTTGAGAAAGACTTTGAAAACGTAAAAAATAGAGTTATACTTTCCAATATAACTGTAGAACAATTTGAATTGCTTAAGAGTATAGCACTAAATTTATACGACCAAAATATGTCTGCTAAGGAAATGCTTCTTAAGTTTATGAGAGAAGGCTTAATAGGTACGTTTGAAGAATAAATCTTAGGTCAAACTAAGCTACTGAGTTAACCTTTTAAGTAGCATTTACCAATCCTCACGAGGCTAAACATATGTCCATCTTGAACCATGCAATCGTATTTAATGATGAAGACCTTTTTTCTCTTGAAAATCTTCTTCGTTCTCAGCTATCTTACGGTTTAGGAGAAAACATCAAGAGTGCAATTCGGAAAGCTTGCAGTGAGTATCGTTTTCTGAAAAAATACTTACCTGCAAAAGGGTTGACGAAACAGGTTATCTTTTTCTTGTTAGACCCAGTTTCTAATACCTCTCAAGGAATTCAATCTTTCTTTGAGAATTTACAGATTTGGGTTGTGATTGTATCAGATGAGGAACAAGCACTATATCAAGAGATTTTGGAGTATTATGAGCCTCGTGAGGATTGGGATGATATTGAAGTAGCAGCAATTCGCGACTCCCTAATGTCTGTGCTATTGGAACTTCAGCCAATACAGGACACAAAGGCTCCTATGCAAAATCACCCAGAGTACAAAATTTATGAGTCTTTCATGATGAATTATGGAAGTGATTTAGCTCCTGAGAGTCTGGTTCCTGATTTAAAGGGGAAAGCAGTTTCCTCTAAATTCTATAATCAATATTTAGAGCAACCTATCTAATTGATTCCACTTTAGTAGTTGTCAAAAGACTTAGTAGAAATGCTAGGTCTTTTTTTGTAAATTTAGGAGGAACAAATGGTTAGCTTTGGATTTTATGGAAAGGCTGTAAAAATTGAACTCTCTGATTTTGAAGTTCTGAGACATTTAGGATTTCAAGAGAATAAAGCGATTGGTATTAATTACCATAACGATTACTATGTTCTACCTGTTCAAAATAATACTCCTAATAGGAGCAATGAGCTGAAAATAGTAAATGTTTGTAGGTTTTTAGATGCAGAAGTGTATGAGACAGGAGTGAACTCTGTGTTCAACATTAATCTTAAAATAGATGTTCTTCTCAGAAAAGGAGATGATGTTTGGGGTTTTCAAGCTAAATCGAGTGCAAAAAATTGTACTAACTACTTGACTAAGTATGAAAACAAAAAGCTTGACCCGTTCTACTGTGTTAAAGGAAAAAAGTATAAGGTTGACCTTACTAGCAATGAATTTGAGGCTCCTGGGGTTAGCTATTTAAATATTAAAGGGGAGTCTCACGTTTCTCAATACTTATCTAATCTTTCTAAGTGGTTAAAAATACCAGTAAAGAGAGAATACGTTGACCTAATTACGTTACTAAGGAGAAGACCTGGTGACTTATATTCCATAGATACGTTAAGGAGGATTCTAAACACAGATAGCAGAGAAATAGTACATTTAGTAGCACAAGCTAAAACTATATTTCCTATTCAATGGAAGAACCAGTATGTTTCTATCAACAGACAAAGACAAAAAACCAAGGCCTAGTGAAAAGGTTAGTTCTGAACAAGTCATTCCTATTTATAATGGGAAAACTCAAGAATTAACCTCTCTAGAACAAGCTATTGCAGACCTCGGAAATAATCGACCTACTACTTGGAGCATAATTAGATGATGAACCTTCCTAACTCTACGATCGTCAACACTTTTCTTAGTGACGATGAGCAAGACAAAAGAGCAGTAATAAATTTAGTTGAAGAGTTTCTATCATCTAGCTTAGGGGATAAATTAAGTCTTCCTGAACTATCTATCTATACCTTTGGAGATAAGTACCCTGACAACTACCAACGTACTAGGTATTTTGTCTTAAAGTTTCAAGAAGACCTCAAAGTGGAGAATTTAACTTTAATGGATAAAAACTTAGCACAGATATCGGTAGAAGGTAAAGGATTGACAAAGATAAGCTATCAATTTACTCCTAAGATGTTAGGTTTGCTCTTGTTGGTTAAGAATAGTCAGTTTAGAGAATTTGTAAGAACTACTGCACTTTCTTACGTTCCTCATAACTTAGAAAAAAAGAAAACCAACATGAGGAAATATGTAGTAGCCTTTAACTAAATAGTTGTTCTTGGGGATATAGAGTAATCTGTGTCCCCCCTATACTTAAAAAAATGAATAAAGAGCCAGATTTAGCTACCCTTTTAATGGCAATATCTCTCCTCCACGTCTATAGAGATATAACTACAGAGGATGATTTGTGGCTACTGCTAGGGATAGATAAATACAAAAATTCCTTAATGCTTGTACCTTACGAGAATGAGTCTTATGAACTTCCTATGACAAGGGGGGTTCAACATATAGTAAGAATACTGAAAGCACATGAGTTAGCATATATAGAACTGCTATGTCAATATTAAAAAGTAACAAATTTGATTTACCTCCAGAGTTGTATAGGAGGTTTAGAGATGTTCTCAAGGAAGTAGTTGAAGAGCTATTACCACAAGACAGACTATATCCTAAAACATTAGGAGTGTACTTGAGGGATTTAGGGAATCTTTTATTTTTAGGAGACTTAGACGAGAAATCAATGGTGAAGTTTATGGCGTTAGTGTCGGAATATTATAATAATGAAGATACTGATAATGATGTAGAATAAAGATATATCATTGAAGTAAGCTAAATGAATACTCCTATCAATCTAAATATTCCAGAAATCAAAAAGAAATTTAAAGAAGTTTACCCTGAAAAAGAGGAAGCTTATTTATTTTCTGCTTACTATTTAGGTTATTCTGCTCACTTTCTCTCTAAAACTCTTGATCTTGCTATTCCAGGACACGATCCTCTTATAGTAGTTGCTGCTCATTTAGGAAAAGTCCAGTGTAAGATTGAAAAAGAGAACAAGCTTTATCTTGAACAGTGTAATAGTGATAAAGTACCTATCATTAAACATCCTACTTCTCAAGTATCTGAGTCTACTGCTGAGTGGTACTAATCAACTTGGAACTACTTAGTAGCGTAATATTAAGTAGTTTTCCTTTACTCTTTAATAAAAACTAATATGACAACACTTGCTCAATTCATGTTTATTTCTGCTTACCCTGATAAGTCTTATGAGTCTCCAGATAATGAAGACTTTGAACAATTTAGAGATGTATTATTATCCGCAATGCCTCTTGAGAAAGTAGATGGGGAGTATCTAGATAAAACTAAGAAAGAAGAAAAGCTTAGTGGAGCTGCGATTTGTAGGAGAAGTCATAAGGTTATTCGTAGAGCCTTAGAACGTAAGAAAATTAATCTACTAAACATTCAAAGATTCCTACTAAATAAGCTTTACGAACTCTCTAAAGACTTAGAAGAGGCTATAGATGAAGAATTAGAAAATGATTGGTCACTACAAATTCAACCTCATCTACAAGGAAAGTCTGATAAGATTAGATATGAAACTCTATTGGGAGTATTCGCTAAGGTTCTGACCTTATCAGAGGCTGGAAAAACAATGGTAAGCTACTTAAAAGCAGGAGGTAAAGAACTATCTACTGAGAATTCTTTTGAAGATGAAGCTGATAGTAGTTTTAAAATCCCTAAATGATTGACCAGATTCATTAGAAGATTTAAAAAGTGATACTAGCTTCTTTCAATGCTGGTCACTAAGTTCAATTTTACGTTACAATATAACAACTAACACAGGAAACTAAATCTATGGCTACTTTTTGCGTTATTACTCTCAATGGTAATCTAATCAACGACCCAACTGTCCACCATTTCCCCGATGGAGGAGCTATTTGGAAATTCACTTTAGCTCAAAATGCTAAGGATAAGGAAACCAAATCAGATGCTACCATCTGGTACAAAGTATCCTATAACGTCTCAGCAGATGATAAGTTTATGGCTACTCTGAAAAAAGGTAGTTGTGTAATGGTGGCAGGTAAGATGCCTTATACTTTAAATCAATACTCTGCATCCTATTCTAATGAAGGTAAATGTTCATTGAACTTAGCTATTGATGCCTATGGAGTAACACGGGGAACATTCGATTCTAAGAAACCTGAAGGAGGAAAAGAATCACCTGAGAGCTTTAAAGAAGATAACTTAGTACCAAAAGGAGAGTTTTCTATTCCTTCAGATAAGCCCTCAAGACCATCTTTTGCCGGATAAGTAGTAATGTAGTTTAATTTAATTAGGGGTCAATTGGTTAAGAGCTAGTTGACCCATTTTATATAATGAGAGAACTTAAAAAATACCAGAAAAAAGCAGTAATATCTTTAGTACCTTCCAGATATCAGAATCTCTTAAAAATAGAAATTAACCCTTTAGAGTTTGAAAATACTAACTATCTCTTAAGCTTTCAAGGATTAGTAACTAAACTTAGAGAACTTAAATTTATAGTTCACGTTGATAAAAGTGAATTCAATACCCACTTAGAATACAAAAACATTATTGAGATAGTAATGGAACCTTATAACTCTCTAGTAGAAATAGCCAAAGATTTAGAAGAAAAGTTAGAGGAGATATTTGGCGAAAATACTATCCTGAATCAGGTTAAAATAAAGGGGAAGTGAACATGAAAAACTGATGAAAATTGAGCTAGTAGATAAGGGATTCGAGAGATACTATAAAGTTAATGACCAAAAGTGTCCCTCTGTGACCCAAATAATCTCCTATCACGAAGATAAGAAATTCTTAAACGATTGGAAGAGTAGAAATCCTTTAAAAGCGGATACTACTTGTTCTTCAGCTAGGATGAGGGGGACTAATATTCATAAGGCGCTGTATAATCTTCATACTAATACTGCTAAATTTACTGAAATGGTAGATAAGTTTAGCAATGAAGAGAAAAAGTATCTAGATGGATATAAAGACCTTATTGATATTACTTCCTCTGCTTTATTTCTTGAGACTAAAGTAGCCTATCTTGAAGAAGGAAAAGGTTTTGGAGGAAAAATGGATAATGTCTCATGCCTCAATGTTTCAGATTTTGTTCACTATAAAACAAGTACCTCAGTATTTAAGAACCCTCAAGAGCTTTTTATTATAGACTACAAGAATCCTAATAAAGCTAAACAACCAGTACATTTAATAGGGTATTGCCTTCAACTATCTGCTTATTGTGCTGCTTTTAACTTTTCTACTCAACTCACTTATGGATTAAATAAAGCTCTATTAGTTATAGTTAGTCCTAAGATGACAACTTACTATTACCTTAACCCTATGAAGTTAGGTAGATATTGGAGTATTTATAAAGAGTTATTACAAGGGTACTACGATAAGAAAAAATGTGATTGGAGTAAGATGAAAGAAAGTTTAGGAGTTTACGATGATGATAGAGGTTATCCCCGTATTGCTCCTAATAATTTTTTACCTGACCGAATAGAGCTTAAAACTAAAGGATAAATCTATTATGGTACTAAGCAATGGATATTTTAGAACTCTTTGCTTCTCGGTTAGTATTAGTTAAAGAGCATTCAACTTGGATAGAATATTTATGTCCTAAGTGTAAAAGTACAGGATTAAAAATAAATAAGAATACTCTAAAATATAAGAATTATAAGTGTCTTTGTAACATTCAATCTATCTCCTACGAGATATTTAAAAATTCAAGTATCCCTTATGAGAAAAAGGTGAAGAAGTTACCAATAATTATCCAAGAAGTATCAAATCTATTAAACGTTAAATTATCTCCTATATTTAATCCTCCTTCTCTCCATAACTTAGATGAGGGGTACTCTAACCCTAATGCTAAAATTATTTACTCTTATAGTAATACACAAAGAACCTTAAGAATAAACAAAGTAAAAAGTAGTGGAAAGAAAAGTATATTTCCTCAAGTGTTAGTTTCTAGTGATTGGGTAAATGGTATAGGAGATAATCTTTTTCCTATATATAGTAATCAAAGACCTCTTATAGGAGAGTTGATATTAGTAGTAGAAGGAGAAAAATGTGTTGAGTATCTTAACGCACAAGGAATAGAAGCGTTCACTTACCATACTACTTATTCTTACTCTTTAGAGAAAATTAAAGAAGTCTTAATGCTTAGTAAATCTCTTATACCTAATGTCAAGCAATTTTTGTATATTCCAGACTTGGATGTACCAGGACTAAAAAAAGCTACTGTATTTCAACAGGCATCTTGGAGTTTAAATATTCCTACTAAGATATTTGATATCAGAACTAAACTACTGGAACCTTTAGGGCAAGGACTTTATTTTAAGAGAGGTTATGATATAGCAGATTATATAGAAGAAATTCATAATAATAATTTAAAGGAAATATTTGAAAATGAATTCTCAAGTAAATAACGTTATCCCGTTTAAAGATACCGCTGTAACCCAAGCATACATCAATCACCTAGATAGCCTCCACTCAGCAGTAGAAAAGTATGAGTATTCTGCGTTACAAGTAGAGGCTGATTTAATAAATATTCACAGGCTTTATGTGGACGTTTTAGGCTTTAAACTAGATGATGTGAGGAAACATTATTTTGAAAGGGCTACCCCTAAAGTAGATACTGTAAGAGCTTACACCTTAAAGGAGATACTTAACTATAAAAACACGGAATTGACAGGGGATATTGTTCCTAGAATTTTTACTACTGGAGTTAACCTTTTATCTGCTTATGCTAAAACTGGTAAAAGTCGATTTATGTACTTCTTACTTCAATCTCTTATTATTAGTAAAGAGTTCTTAGGGTTTCCAACTAGGCGAGTAGGTACTATTCTTTTTTATCAGTTAGAAGAACCTACTAAGTTAGTTCAAGCAAGACTTATGAGTTCTGATTTTGATAATGAAGATAATACAGATATTTTAAAAGCTCTTGAGACTGACCAAATTATAATTATAAGAACTCTTAAGATATACGATGGTTTGAGACAATTAGAAAAAGATATTAAGAGGTATGGTAAAGAGAATAAGGTTAGCCTAGTTATTATTGATACTCTTAGAAGAGCTATGAGAGGTTCAGGATTATCAGAGAATAGTGCAGAATGGGCGGGCCCTGTAGGGGATTTACAAGCATTTAGTATTGCTAATAACTTGTCAATTATACTTCTTCACCATCATAATAAGTCAGGGAAAGCAGCAGGTACATCTGCAATTGAAGGGGAAGCTAACCAACTTATTAGTGTGTTTAAGAACGTAGATGAGAAAGGTAAACTTATCAATGCTAAGTACCCTCATAATGCTCTTATATTAAAAACTACTCCTAGAGATGGGGTAGCTGCGACCTTTGTAGTAAGGGGAAAGAGAGATGGAAGTAAAGAGTCTTTAGAACTATTAGAAGAGGAAGGTATATCATCAGAAATTTTATCTTTAGAAGTCAAGATAGTGAACTTATTAAAACAAAATGAGTATAGAGAAAATGTTTGTACTGGTTTAACTATTGAAGAGATAGCAAATAAACTAAGTCATGAAAACAACGATACTCTGACTATAACGTTAGAGAGGTTACAACAGTCCTCTTTTATAGAATCTAATAGAAGTAAGGGAATTGATTATTACTATATTCCTGACTATATCTTAGACCTATATGGTTCACTAGGAATATTAGGAAAATCTGAAAGGTTAATGATTAAACATCAAGACGTTTCAGTTCTATTACAAGAGGCATCCACAAAGGAAGATGTGAATCACGCATTTAAAGGTCTAAGTAAAATTGACCAGGACACTATTTGGGGACTATTATCTCAAGAGCATCAAGATCGTATAAAAGAAATTCTAAATTATAAAGAAGATAAATAATATGTCTTATCTAACTATCTCTGCTGAACGTTTTACCGCTGCTTATAACAGTTATCTTTTCATTCCAGGAGTGTCTAAGAAAGTAGAGCTAGAATACCTCTCTTGGTCAAATGCTAATAAACTACTTAACCAGTTTTTCCCTGAGATAGTGGTTGAATTTGAAAGAGATGAGAATAACTCTTTTGGACATAAAATAGAAAATACTTTTAAAAAAGAAGCAAAAGAAGATATTACTAAACTTCTTAACGAAAAGAAAGAGCTATTACTTAGTGTCACAGATTGGAAAGTAAAAGCTAAGTTAGAAGAAGAGCTTAACACATTACTTAACACATTACTATACGCCAATAGAGGTTGGTATGTTTTAGCTCAGTTAATAGATAGAGAAACAAGTTTAAGAACCCCATCATTGTTCTTCCCAGTAATGGATAATAAGAATAACGCGATTATTAATCCTGATGCTAGAGATATTAATGACGCTAAAGCAAGAGCAGGAGTTAAAGCAATAGCTCTTTATACTGGAATAGGACTACGTTTATATACGAGAGAAGATATTGCTCCAAAAGGACTCATTGAAAATTCCCCCAAGTGGAAAGGTATTCAGTATATTATCAGCACATCTTCTGCTTTAGGACGTGAAGTAGATTCTTCAGTAGTGCATTTAGGAAGGTCATTAGCAGATTTAAAGAAAATAGCTGACGATTTATATAATGAAGCTAATCCAGAATAAATAGCTTTTGACTGAGGAGGTGACTAACTCAGTAGAAAACCTAATTAAGTAAGGGAAAAGAAATGAGTGAACAAATGATCTATGAAAAAGTCCGTCATGAATGGGGAGGAAATACTTATAAAGACATTGATTATAAAGGGAGATCGTTGTTGATAACTCTTAAGAGGAACCCAAAAAATAACGGAGCTTGGTATCTAGGAGAGTTTGAGAGTAAGAATTATAAGAAACGTCGGAAAAGTATTGAGAGTGTTCATTATGAGAAAATAATTTCTAAATTTAAAAAGTTTGTAGATGAGTATTGCGCTGACTGGTTAGACTGTACTAATTGGCCTGGAGTACCTAAAATATCTTATAGAGGCTATGGATTAACTTTTGGGAAAGAACCTAAAGCAGATAATTACTTTGGTATTTGTGTAATTCATAAGAACTCTACTTTTAAGTGTATTAGTAGTTCTATTAGAGAAATAGAAAATAAATTTAAGCTGAGAGTAGATAAAATAATTGAAGGTAAAGGGAAAGCAGAAATGGCTCAGTCTAATGTAACTAAAATCGTACTTACAGATAAAGAATGTAAAATTGCGAAAATTAAAGTTGAAATCTCTAAATTGAAAGAAAAGTTGGATATGCTAAGCACAGACGAAATATATACTTATAAAGGGGTCACTATTACTATTAATTATGAAGAAGGATTACAGAAAGGATGGCTAATTGGAAAAGTTCAAAATAATCCTTATAAAAATCCAAAATATTTTTATGGATCAAAGATTGACCCTATAAAAAAAGAGTTTGAGACTTTTATTAATAAACTAGAAGAACAAGCTAATCTATATTGTCAACTAACAGGAAAAAAAATAAGTTTAGTATCTCCTAGTAGTATTGTAGATAGACCTAAATTTTAATGAATAAATTATCACTTGAGTTTCAGGTATCACTGTTTCAGTTAAGTATTCTTGTTAGCAACTTAGTTACTAAGTTCTATGAGTATATTTCTAGATTTATGTATTTATATTTAATGGACAAGTATAAGAGAACTGAATTCAGAAATCAAGTAGCTACTAGACTAAGGGAAATAAAAAGTATAGAAGACCCTTATGGGGATTTGAACTTAACAAAAGAAAAAATAATTAAGTTTTATGCTTGGATGTGTAAAAACCAATAAGGGGGGGGGACAACTATGTTTGATTATTTGCTAAGTTTACTTTCAGCTTCTCAGTTAAAAAGACTTAAGACGCTAATTAACTTAGAACTAGGTAAAAAACTTCAATACTATAGTGAAGACGAAACATATACAAATAATTATAAAGGATTAAGAGTAGAGGTTAAATCAGAACTAGAAGGGAACTATATTTCTTCTTGGAAAGTTTATAAAGGTGAAGAGTTAGTAAAAGCTGAAGAGGATGAGTTTTATTATAGTGTAGGAGAGGCAGAAAGAGATGCTATTAACTATATTGACAGTTTATAGAATAAGTAATATTTGATTAGTTTTCCTCTAAGGGCTTAGTTACTCTTAGAGGATTTATTATCAGGAGAAAAATGAAGACATTACAGTTAAAGTGGTCAAATATACTAACTCCAGATGTTGAGCTAGAAAGAAATATAATAGTTGAAGGAAAAGTATCTGAAGAAGAGTGGAATAAATATTTAGACTTATTCAGTAAAGCTAAGATAGTAGGACTAGATTTAGAAACGCATGGTGATGAGGAGTATTCTGCTTTATATTTTCACTTTGGTCTTATTCGTCTTATATCTATTTCTATTCAAGTAGAGGATGATTATTTTGCTCTTATATATGATTTAGGGGGTAACTTAGACGATATAGAGAAAAAGAAAGCTATATTTATTAACTCTAAATTCTTTTTAATCCTTAAGAGTAAATGTGAAAATACCGATATTCCTATAGTAGGTCAAAATCTCAAATTTGATGGATGTTTTCTCCTATATCATTTTGGTATTCAATTACTAAACTGTAGAGACTTAATGCTTTGCTCTCAAGTGATATGGGCAGGGATAGAGGTAATACCAGGAAATGCTTCAAAAAATAGAGCTGATAGGTGTCTCTTAAGTCATTCTCTCAAAGCTATAACAGAAAGAATAAACATATTATATAACACAGAATTTTTAATAGATAAGACTGAGCAGAAAGAAGATTGGGGATGGAGAGTATCAAATGCAAAGTATAACTACTCAGGTAATGACTCCGTTTTACCTTTAAGACTTCTTCCTTATATTCAAGACTTAGTAGTTAAAAATGATTTGTATTACTCGGTAATGTCTGAGTGTTTAGTTTTAAGTGCCTTTATTCAGATGGAAGTTTATGGCTTCCCTTTAGACATAGAACTCTTAGATGAGAACATTAATAAATATAGAAGTAAATTAGAAGAATATAATAAAATACTTGTTACTTCTTTTCCTAATATCAATTGGGGGCAAGTTGAATTATTAAGACAAGCCTTTAATGAAAAATGGTCAGAACTCTGCTTAGAGTCTTTAGATGTAGAAGCTCTTAAGAGAGTTGAGTATCCAGAGGCTAAAGCATTATTGAAGATGAGAACTCTTAATGTACTTATTCAATATGCACAAGGGATTAAAGATGTAGCTTGGAAAAATAAAGGAGAGAGTTTTTATAGTGTAAGAACCAATTATAGGCAGATGACCGCTAGTGGAAGTGGGAGGTCTAGTTGTACTGGGGATTTGAGTTATAGAAATTCTAGAGGCAATAGAAAGAAGATATCGATAGGTACTCAACTTCAGAACCCTGCTAAAACTCCCTTTTGGTTTAAGGAAGAAAACTTACCAGATTTTAGGACGTTCTTTAAAGCTCCTGATGATTATTTTCTTGGGGTTATTGATTTATCTGCAAGTCATTATCGGATTTGTACAGAATTAACACAAGACCCTGTTTTACTTGAAATTTATAAGAATGGTAAAGATGCTCATTTAATTATGGGACATACTATTGCTAAACTTAATGGTTATGAAGTAGGCTATGAAGAGTTTTGTAAGCACCATGAAGAAGGCAGTAAGTTAGTTAAAGAATATAGAAGTTGGGGAAAGACAGCTAATTACTCCGGTCTTAATCAGGCAGGAGCTAAAAGGATACAAGCCTCGTTTAAGAAGAATGGTATTGATGTACCACTTGAACAATGTAAGTTAATTCAGAAGGCTTATCGTGAAACGTATGCTGTCCTCTATGCTTTTATTCAATCCTATGTAAAAACTTCTAATAGCTATAATATTAAGTTTCCTTTTTATAATATTAATGGTAATCCTACTACCGGGAATTATGGGAAGTGTAAGACATTTACTAATAGAACTGTTCATCTAAAGAAGCAGGAAAAAATAAATGATTGGGGAACTAAATGGGAAATTCCATATACTGATTCAATATCTCTTATCTGGTTATGTGGAGAAGCAGATATTATTAAATTTGCTCAAGGTAGGATTCAAATAGAATTTTTCAAGAATCCACAGTGGCAAGCTAGGTTCTGTAATAATTGCTATGATGAACTCGATTGGATAGGATTAAGAACTTATTCCTATGAGATAAATAGTTGTGTCATGAGCATTTTACATGAAGAACTTAGATACTGGATTAAAAGTATTCCAGTAGACACAGAATTTGACCCTAATAGTTTAACTCATCAATCTTGGAATGATAAATAATATTATGGAAGCTAGTTTTTATTTTAGTGGACAAACGGAAGGAGTAATGATCGTAGTACAAGAAATTTTAAAGTTGACTAATAAGGAGGTTAACAAAATTAATACTACTAAAATTCTTAAAAAATTGAACTTAGAGGACTACACAGAAGCTATACTAAATACCTATTTCTAAAAAAATGAATAAAACTAAATTAGAACAAGAATATCATAATTTTCTAATTACTAGAAGCTACACACTAAACGAAGAATTAGAAGAGGTAGTTGATGAAAGAAATAGAAGATTATTATTTTTAACAGATTATGTTTTAGATTTAACTACTTATTGTGAGAATTATAGTATTAAAATTGGTGAAAAAGTAGTAGATATATTGAAGCACATTTATTGTAACTCTTATCAATTTAGCCAAGATTCCAATATAAAACCGCTTAATTACTATGTCTGTTATCCTTATGATTTAGAGTATCAATTTGTAGTTTATGTTCAATTTATTATTCAATATTTAAATTGGGAAACTAATATTTATAAGTGCTGGTTTGATGAAAAAAAAGAAATACTAGGCTATAAGCTTACTAGAGAAAACATCAAATATTTAATTAACTGGTTTGATGGGGAAGATATGGATTAGTAATAGACTTAAAGAAAGAATTTAAAAAAACTAATCAATGTGCATCTTCTTTATTTTCAAAGTTAAAATAGGTAAACGTTCTTAAATAAAAATATGCCTCAGAATACTGATTTCACTGCTACTACTGCTTACCCGTTATTTCTTCGTAGCTATTCTCGAACTTCTGCAACTGGGGCTAAGGAGACAGCTCAAGAAGCTAAAGATAGAGCGATTAAAGGATTACAAGATTTTGGATTGTTGACAGATAAAGAATTAGAGTTAGTTAGGGAGTATTTTTATAAGAACATTGTCTTTGTATCTGGTAGATGGTTTTGGATCGGAGGTACTGACTGGGTAAAACAGCAGAAGAACTTTATTGGTGCATATAATTGTGCCTCAGTTCCAGTAGATAGCTGGAAAGCGTTTAGATTTAACTTTAGAGCTTTACTAATGGGATGTGGAGTTGGGACAGTAGTTGAGGAGCATATTATTAGTCAGTTGCCCGAGATTAATTACTCTATTGAAGTAAAAGAAGTAGTTGAGCTAGGCTCTCAATGGAATGAGAATAATATCTTTGAGAGTAGCAATTATACTTGTTCACTAGACTCAGATTCTAAAGCTTTAGTTATTAAATATAAAGTAGGAGATTCTAAAGAAGGTTGGGTTGATATTGCTACTGACTTATTAAAATTTGCATCCTTTGATTTCTCTTATAACTTTGAAAATGTAAAATATGAAAAAATTCACCTTTATATAGATTTATCGGAAGTAAGACCTGCTGGGAAAATTCTTAAAGGTTTTGGAGGATTAAGTAACCCTGAGAGACTAGAAGAAGGGCTTAAAAATATTATCAAAATACTAAACACTTCAGTAGGAAGAAAATTAAATAGTTTAGAAATATGTAAAATCTTAGCTATTCATGGGGTAATAGCCGTTTCCGGGAACATCAGAAGAAGTGCGAGAATTAATCAAGGAACTCCAAGCGATAAATTCTTTTCTGAGTCAAAAGATAATTTATGGGTTCAGGATGATCAAGGTAACTGGAAAATTGACCCTGACCGAGATATGCTTAGATTTGGAAATCATACTCTTTGTTACCATAATAAACCTGATTTGGAAACTATTATTGAAGCAGTTAGAAAGCAATACTACTCAGGAGAAGGGGCAATTCAATATGTTCCAGAAGCTATTGCTAGAGGTAATGTTGATTTACTGAATACAAGCGAAAAGAAGCTAGAGTTTATTGCACTCTATTGTCAGTCAAGAAGAGATGGTAGTAACTATCTCCTATCTTTAAAAGAAATGGATAATAAAGAACTAGAACATCGAATGCAACGGTATTCTGCCAACCCCTGCCTAATTGGGGATACTCTAATTGCTACTGCCAATGGTTTAGTTCCTATTCAAGATTTAGCTGGTAAAACTTTTGAGACTTCTGTAGATTTAAGAACTATTGGTCTTTCTGGAGTAATCCAAACACAGGCTATTGCATTTTCTACAGGAGTTAAAGCTATTTATGAAGTAAAACTAGCTAATGGTTTGTCTGTTAAATCTACTTCTAATCATCAACATTTTACGGATAAAGGTTGGGTAGAAACTAAAAATTTAACTTCCGAACATAAAGTTTTATTTCAACAAGGAGAAGGAAAATGGGGTGAAGATTCTAAGAATAATATTAATTCTGAACAGTCTCAAATGCTAGGTTGGTGGTATGGTGATGGGTATAACGTGAAAATGAAAAGCAGAAGTAAAAATAGAGCGGAGTATTTAGCTAAAGGATTCGTATTTAATCCTAAAGAATATTTAACAGCAGGAACTACAGTTCTTTATGCTTTAGAGACAATTACTGAGCATAGATATATTCCTAGACTACACAAAGGAGTGTATGAATTTAAATCCTGTTCTTTAAAGTTAAGTGATTGGTTTGATAGATTAAACGTGCAAACAAAAGAAGAGTTACCTGTTAGCTTTTTTCAAGAGAGAAGAGAAACTATTATAGGTTTTTTGCAAGGTTTATTTTCTGCTGATGGTTCAGTAGGGAATATTAATAAAGCAGTAGCTCGTCAAGCACTGTTAGTGAATAAATCAAAAAAATTTATAGAGCAAATACAAATTTTACTTTTAAACTTAGGAATTATATCATCTACTAGATGCGCTGTAAAGTCAGGAGCTAAAGGAGTTCCGTATACTTTAAAAGATGGTACAAAAAAAATAAGTAATAATAATGGTAGTTATACTTTATCAATATTTGCTGAGAGTTTTAATAGGTTTGTGGAAATAATTGGGTTTCCTCTTTGTCCTCTTAAACAAGAACAAGCAGATTTATGGGTAGAAAAACCTTTAATAAACTATTTAGAGGAGACAGTAAATAAACGTTATTCTTCTAATGTAGTTTCAGTAAAAGAAGTAGGAGAAGAAACTGTTTATGATTTACACGTCCCATTAACTAACTCTTTTATTGCTAATGGTATCGTCACTCACAATTGTTTTGAGGTTTTAGGTGAAAAATTTCTGTGCAACTTATCTCAAGTACATTTAAATAATTTAGACCCAAATAACGAACTGGAACAAGTAGAAGCATTTAAAGCATCTACCTTAGCAGCTTTACCTTTACTTAGTCATGAATTTGATATTGAAGATTTTAAATATTCTCGTGAAATTGATCCTATTATCGGAATTTCTTTTACTGGATTATTCGATTTCTTTGTCAATAAGTTTGGTGCTGACTGGCTGTTATGGTGGAAAACTGGAAGAAGTAAAGACTCTTCAGAAGCTCAATATTTCTTAGATACTGAACGTTATTATTTAGAGTTATGGAAAAATAGTGTAAGAGAAACAGTTGAAGAGTATTGCAAAAGACATAGTATTAAACAACCTAATCGTTATACTGTTGTACAACCTTCAGGCTCCGTTTCTTTACTTACTAATGCTTCGGCTGGTTGGCACGCTCCTAAAGCTACTAGATATATTCGTAGGATTACTTTTAGTAGTAATAGTCCTATTGTTAGTGCTAGTAAAGATTATGGCTATAATATTGTTCCTTCTCAATCATGCAAAGACGAAAATGGAAATCTACTAAATGACATAAATGACCCAAGAGTTAATGAAGTGTTAATAGAAATTCCAGTAGAAGTATCTTGGGCATCTATAGCGGATAAGGCAGATTACAACCCTAGCGAAAACACTGTGCTAGCTCAACTTGATTTTTTTATGCAAGTTCAGAAATACTATGCTACTCATACTGTTTCAGCTACTATCGAACTCACAGAAGCTGAAATCGAGCCACTAGGAACCGCTATCTACAACCTAATACAAAATGATGAAGGTTACATCTCTGCTGCCTTACTCGCGAAATTCGACTCACTAGAGACGTTTCCTAGACTACCTTTTGAACCTATTACTCATGAGAAATACTTAGAAGAAATGCAAGCAGTAAAAAATAGACAAATTTCTACTGACTTTGTAACTCTAGTTAACCAATATTCTAAAGGATTTGACTTTGTAGCGGAGTCAGGTAGTACAGGATGTGACTCAGATAAATGTTTAATGCCAGAAAAAAGTAAATAATTAACCTTTATAGGTCTAGGTGAAATATCTTAGACCTTTTTAAATCAGAAAAACTATGGAAACTGAATACCACGAGAATTTCTATAAAAATCTACTAGACTATTTCATTGATAATTTACATGATTTTACTTATAAAAGTGGAGAAGACTATTTAAGTGAAAAATATGACGAACAAGGAAATGAATTAGAACAGCAGTATTATTGGTTTATAGGAGATGAAGAAATAAATCACTTTAGTTCTTTTAAAGATATGGTAGAAAACGTAATGATTTATCTAAAAGTAGAGAGTAAAAATTATGACTTTTTCAAATGACCTCAATTTACCTGAGTTCGATCTAGAAGTTTATCAGATTGCTACGGAGCTAGAAATTCCTGAAGCTTTTGAAATGGCAGTAGAGGTAGCTAAACAAGATGACTCAGAATTTATTCCGCTAGATGACTATCCTTTAAATGAAGAAGAAAACAACTAAATTATTATAAAATAGTAGAAAAAATAATATGAATATCCCTAACTACGTTTCCCCTGAATCTAGAGAAGAAATAGATAAGCTAATGGAACCCAGACGTGAAGCTTCTACTCCTGAAGAAAAAAGTAAAGCTAGAGAAAAAATTGATCGTGAAGTTACAGACGATACTAAATCAGTAAAAGATAAATTAAATTAACAAATAATAACTAGAGGAGCTATTATAAAACTCCTCTTACTAACTTAGGAAATAAAGATGACAATTCAAGAAGCGGTTGACATAACAGAACACCCGTTTGACGGCATTAATGGTTGGGTAGCTATTGACACTTTTGACGAGTTAGCTTCATCATTAGGTAATAGAGATTGGCTGGCACTAGGATATCACTATGTTAAAGAGGCGGTAGCGATGCGAGGTAGTATTTGGGTCTATTTGGAAAAACTCTAACAATGATAATTCATAATGTGTTGACCGAAAAAACTTGGGAAACATTTAAAAAGATAAGTATCATGACAGAAAACAACTCACTAGGCACTTGCTTACTACTATCTGAAATATTGGTCTACTTAATTATTACTAGGAGTTAATTATGACTATTGAAAAAGATGGATTTGAAGAGCTAGAAGATTTACCAGAAGATTTCGATCCTGACTGGCTATATAAGATAATAGAAGAACTACCTCCTACTTGCTCAGAATGTGTATTTTATAATGGGAATGAGCATCTTCCTTGTGCTGTAAACCCTTCTGAAATATACCACGCTGAGAATTGTACTGATTATGAGTTGAAAGAGTAAATGAGAAAGGGAGCCTAAAAACTCCCTGGTAATTATCTATTCTTTCTAATTTTCAGTAAATCTTTAGTAGCTGAAAGATTATTATTATAGCTATTTTTAGAAATTCTAAATTTAACTACAATAATAGCTAATCACTTACTATAATGCTGGGAAAATTAAGAAATAGATTATATAATTATGACGATTATGTGTTATTTATTTTATCTTAAGGCTCCAGAATTAAAATTTAACACAATCTAGGTGGGTTTTTACTTTTTTATATATAAAGTGAGTTATAATAAATAAAACAACATAAAAAGTAATTAAATCAGCGTATGTATTATTCAGACAAATACTCAGAAATCCCTTTAGGTATAGTTGACAAAAAAATTACAGGGTGTGGTTGTAGTTCATTTGCTCTTGAGAACTCAGATGCTCTAGTCTTAGTAGTTCCTACAGTAGCTATGATAAATAATAAAGTAGCTCAATACCCTAATAATAGAAGAAAAGAAGATATATTAGGGGTTTACTCAGGAGTTACTGAAGTCACAATAAAAGATTATATTGAGAATACAGAAGTACCTAAAATAATGGTGACTTACGATTCTTTTCATAAAGTAGCTTCTTTTATATCACCTTTGTACCACATTGTTATTGATGAATTTAGTGACTTATTAGACGCTTATGCTTATAGAAATAAAGCAATTAATACTCTACTAACTACAATTGAGAATTTTCCTAAAGTAAGTTTTATCTCAGCTACTCCAATAGAGAAAGAGTTTCTTCCTACTCAATTAAAAAACCTTCCTTATACTGAATTAGAGTGGGATAATATTGAAAAAGTTAAAGTTACTCCCTTAAAAACTACTAACCCGATTTATAAAGTTAAGCAAATAGTAGCTAAATTTAGAGACGAATGCTTGGACATTGAAATAGACGGAAAAAAACCTCAAGCTGCCTATTTTTATGTCAACAGTGTTACTATGATTCGAGATATTATTGAATCTTGTGACCTATTAATAAGTGAATGTAGAGTTATTTGTAGTAATACATTAGAAAATAAGAAAAAATTAGGGTATTTTGGTATTTCTACTGCTAATAACCCAGAGAAAATGTTCAATTTTATAATTTCCTGTGCATTTAAAGGAGTAGATATTTATTCAGATACAGGTTTAGCTTTTGTTGTCTCAAATAACAGGAATAAAAACACATTAGTTTCCATTGACACTGATATTTTTCAAGTGGCTGGACGTATTAGAACTGAAACTAATCCTTTTAGGCACTATATTATCCACATATTTAATGAAAATCCTTTAAGTATTACTAAAGAAGAATTTGAAAGTATAATTGAAACAAAAATTGAGACTACTAATGATTGGTTAAGTCTTTATAATACTGGAACAGATAAGCAAAAAGAAGCAGCAGCTAAGGGATTCACAGAAGATAGTTATTTGGCTAGAAATGAAGAAGGACAAGTATACTTTGATGAGCTACTCCTCCTATTAGAGAAGAGGAGATACAAAGATGTCATTGAAGTTTATAAGAATGGGCTTTCTATCAATTGTTTTTATGAAGAAAGTAAAAGATTTGAAATTTTAGAAAACCCCTTCATCAAATTAGATTTTATAGTTAGTAAAAATGCAAGAAATATTATTAAAGCTTATTGCAACGACGAAATTAGTTTAGAAGCTGCTAGTAATGCTTGTCCATTAATAAAAGAAACTATTGGAGTCTTATCTAAAAGAGATTATAAAAGACTAGGATTTCAACCGGATAAGATTAGAAAAGAATTTAATAACTTAAGATCACAAGAGTTTATAGACAAAGAGGTTAAGAATCTTTTCACTCTTGGTTTTTACTTATCTAAGGATATAAAAGTGATTTTAACTAGACTTTATGAGGATATTGGATTAGAGAAAAAAGCTAAAGCTAGTGATATTGAGAGAATTTTTAATATTCAAGCTACTAGAAAGTCTGTCAATAATAAAACTGTTGCAGGGTACGAGATAGTTTAGCTATTACTTTTTCGTATATAAAGAGCTATAATAGTATTATAGTACAAAAAAAAGTAAGGTTATAATTAAAAGTAGTACATTTTGAGTAGATATTTTTTTAAGCGTTCTTACTCGATTTTATATATCTTTCCCCGCTATTTATCTACTTTAGATAATAAAACATCACTATTTCCTATCCAACTCCAAATTACAATAGGTAAAACTTATGAATTCTAAAAATAAATATAATAATAGAAGATAGTAGAGTAAAAAGTAGTGAAAAAATAGAAACGATAATGTATTAAATTTTAATTCTGGAGCCTTAAGATAAAATAAATAATACAAACTTCTGTTTTATGACTAATAATCTTCTCTTCCCCAACTCCAAATCACAATAGTCTCGTTCGTAAGATAAGAAACGAAAGTAAAAGTATAGAAAAGTAGGGAGTAACTAACTACTCATTCACTTAACTAAAGGATAAAACCTATGACACACGGTATCGAAGTTGAAGCTATCAATGATAACTCCGAGTTTTTAATTCCCTTTATTGGCAAGGAACTCCCTTGGTGGTCAGGAACTACTAATCGAAACATTTATACTGGTGAAAGTTTCAAAATGGTTCCAACAGTTATTAATGATAGAAATATAACTAAGGAAGATATTGAATATCATACTAATGTCTCGAATATCATAGTAGAAAAGAAACCGTATTTTACTCATGAATATTATAGGTTCAGTCCTAGTGAAGATGTTCATTATCTAACTAGACCTGATATTAATACTATTTTAAATTCTTCAGTTTCGGATATTTACGAAATTATCCAACATAAAGAAGTATTAGATAAAGCAGAGAAACTAAGAAGTGAGTTTCCTGATAAATTACAATATTACAGTTCAGGGGTCTTATTTCAAGGTAAAATGTTCTGGGTTCAATTAGAGCAAAATACTTTATCAGTAGTAGAAGGAGATGACTTACTACTAACTCTTATGTTTCTGAGTAATCATAAGGGAGCTAATGCAATTTACTCAACTATTACCAGAGTAGTATGCGATAACACTCTTAGAATGTCTCTTAGTAACTTCGACCAGAGATATACTATAAGTCATAGAGGAAATGCTAGCCAAACCTATAAGAGTCTGCTTACTTCTTTTGATATAGAAGATTTCTCATTCCAAGAGACTGTTAAGTTATACCAGTATTGGAACTCTTTAGATTTAAATTCTAAGGAGATTACTGAGCTAGTTAGATATTCATTAGAGTTAGAGAATGTAGAACACTATGATAGTAACTACCTATTTAAGGAAACTATGAGACTCTTAGAAGAACAGAAAGGAGCAGAGTTATCAAAAGGTAAGTATTCAGCTTATAGAGTATTTAATGCTTTAACTGAGGTAGTTCATTTTACTAGAGGAGTAAATAAGATATACGATTCAGTATTTGGGAAAGTAAATAATATTAGCAAAAGATTTATTCAAGGAGTGAGAAAATAACGAATGAATTAGTAAATAGTAAGAGGTATTAATATGAACAATGATATGTTTGAGACTAAGATGCGTTCTTTTGAATATTTTCACAGTTTAAAACTACTACCTGAAACATATACAATAATTAGAGTTGATGGACGTTCTTTTTCTAAATTTACTAAATTAGAGAATTTTAACAAACCTTTTGATTGTAAATTTCATAACTTCATGGTAGAGACTACTGAAGCTTTAATGCTTGAATTAGAAGGACTTTATGCTTATACTGAGTCAGATGAAATATCTATTTTATTTCCTATTGACAATTGGAATCTTTTTGACAAATCAGTTGAAAAGCTAGTATCTATCTCAGCTAGTATCGCTAGCTCTAATTTTTCTTACATTTCTAATAAGATAGTTAGTTTTGATAGCAGACTTTGCTCTTTAGCTAATAAATCTTTAGTAGTAGATTATTTTAACTGGAGACAGGCGGATGCTACCAGATGTGCGTTAAATGGATGGTCTTATTGGACATTAAGAAAGCTAGGTAATAGCGCTAGAAAAGCTACTTCAATGCTAGATAAGCAAACTAAAGAATTTAAAAATGAACTTTTATTTAGTAACGGGATTAACTTTAATGATACTCCTACTTGGCAGAGAAGAGGTACAGGTATTTATTGGAAGAATTATGAAAAGAAAGGATATAACCCAATTACTGAAAAAGAAGTTGTAACTACTAGAAGAGTATTAAAGGTGGATGAAAACTTACCTATAAAAGAAGATTATTCAAACTTTATTCAAAATATTCTTAGATAATGTACTAAATCCACTGAGTTTTCTACATACCGTATTACTTTTATGACTAAGACAATTTACTTCTACTATATGAGAGACAGTCTACTTCATTCTGAGTATAAGGTAATTCAATCTCTTAACAAGTTCTTAAAGGATACAGAGAAAGAGTCTTATAAGATATCTACCTCTGCTGCTTCAATATTTAACGTAGTAAGAGGGTTTTGTCACTTGCATAGTTTACCACTAATAGCTCACTATGAGGACTTAGAGTTAACTATGACTAAAGATATGAGAATGAGTCAGTGGGCTAGTTGTCCTGACTTTCAAAAGATGATTTTGGAAATTACAATATGAAATTATAAAACTAATCATGTTAAACTTTTTCTTTGCCGTTGGATGTATTTTCATTGCAATTTTTATCTTTTTATGGGTAGCAGAACAAGGTTAGAAATATGGAACTCATAATAGATATCTTGTTTTGGGGTATTGCTCTGTATATGTTTGCGTTCTTTATCATGGAATTTGGGAGATAATTTATGATTACTAAATGGAAGCAGCGAAACAAAAATATAAAAAAAATGCACTGGAAGATAGAAGGTGTAACATATTTTCCCTCTACTAAAAGTATTGAATTAATATTCTATTTAAAAGATGAGTATAGGTCAGATACATCTATTAATATTTTTCCCTATGCTATCCCTGTTATTGATTTTAAGTGTTTAATAGATAAGACAGAGGAAGAGATAACTAAAGTAACTTTATTAGGTGAAGAAGCTATTCAATGGGAAAAGTTAGATATTCATGTTGGATTAGAAAAACTACTAATGTCTATTCAACTATTAGAAGAGTGGGAGAATAGTATTACGTGAATATTAGTAAGAAAGTACCAAGAATTAAACTAGGCACTAAGCATTACGGTAAGGGGGATGATTTATCTTCTGAGTTTATTAAAGGACTCAGATTACCGAAACATTCTCCTGCTCATAGAGTTTACGGAGAAATTGAGAAGACTAAATGGGCTTTATCAATGGTGTTAGTCTGTCATTTGCAAGATCCTTTTTTAGAAAAGTTTGACGAATATCAGATTCAATGGTTTATAGAAAATCTCCATTCATTAGGTACTTATTGTTTTACTTGGGGAAGTGACGATTCTATTAATCATATCTTTCCTAATACAGTAGTAGAAACCTTAGATAACAGAATCAATTATCTTCAGTTAGATTTAGACGATTGCAGAGACTTCTTATCCTTTAGAGATATTAGACTCTTATGGTTAGACTTTGCTCGTATTAGTTTTAGAAAGTTAGAAAGTTCTTATTCTGAGTGGTATGCAACTCTTTATGGATTAGCACCTATCACTAATAGTAAGAAAGAGACTTCTGCTCTATTAAATAGAAGTTCTACTTATTTATTCTGGGTTACTAGATATACTACTAAGAAACTAGGTATTAACGAGCTATATTGGGAAGCTAAGGTTACAGACTATAATCCACCTAAGTTTTAAGGGATTAGATATGAACGTTAAAAGTATCACAAAAATACTAGCTGAGATAGAAGATTTAAAACCAATAATTATTTACTGTAGAAGAGGAGAAGCTATATCTGATTTTAGTATTTCTCCTTTTGTAGATATAATTTTAGATAGTGGTTATGATAGCACTGTTAGTTTTTTAGAGCTTTATGGTTTAGTAGAAAATGATGTTATTCTCATAAGCACATATTTAGTAATAGATGAGCTAATAGCAAGAGTAGTTAAAAAACAAATAACTAATAAAGATTTTCACGTTGTAATAGAGGATATTAATGGTTATTTCTATAAAAAAACAATAGAAGAAGAAGATGGAGAGACAGGGTATTGTTTTAATAGTGAATGTACTTTAACTTATTAAAGCGTATATTTCCAAATACTTTTTAGGAGTACAGAGTGTGAGCAATAAAGCAGAAGAGTATCAGCAAGACTATACCTCAATGCTCAAGGGTTACGATATTAAACCTGAAGACATAGTAGAATCTCTAAAATTTCTAGTAGAAGAAATGATTGAGACTATTAAGGAACTAGAAGAAAAAATTGATGGAGAACTAAAACAATGAATAAATATAATGTTCATATTGGGGATAGTTTTAACGGAAATACTGAGGAAATAATTTTAGATATTACTAAGAAGTGTTTAACTCATCAAGTAGGAATTCAATTACTTCATCCAGAAGCTAGATTACCAGAAAAAGCTAATTATACTGACTCTTGTTATGATGTTTTTGCAGTTAGTAAAAAAGCTATTTATACTGACGTACTAGATGGGTATTATGGTAATAGTCCTTATGGATATCAATATGGTTTAGGATTTGCTTTAGACCTTCCACAAGAAGCTGAATTACAGATAAGGGCTAGAAGTTCTATTTATAAGACTGGACTAATACTTTCTAATGGAATTGGTACTGGTGATGAGGGATATACAGGAGAATATTCACTTATTTTCTATCATTTAATTGAAGAGTTAAAGCCTTATGAGATTGGAGATAGAGTAGCACAAATTCAATGTGTATCAAGAGCAAATATTGACTTTACTGTAATTGATTCTATACCAAAGAAAGATAGAGGAGGAAAAGGCTTTGGAAGTTCTGGACTGAAGTAAAAATAAATAGGGGAGGTGACTAACCCCTACACATTAAAAGACTAATTTTACACTCTTAGTATTTTCCCACATACCGTATTTCTTATTATGATTAAATTAATAATTGCAGGTTCCAGAGAATTTCATAGCGATGAAGCTTGGGAGTTACTGAATAAAGAAGTAGACGAATACCTCTCTTTACTGAATGATAAAAATATTGAAGTAATTTCTGGAGGTGCTAGAGGAGCGGATAGTATGGGTTCAACTTATGCTCATAACAAAGAATACCCTGTTAAATACTTTACCCCTGATTGGAATGGTCTTGGTAGAGGAGCAGGTATGGTAAGAAATCAAGAAATGGCTAAATATGCTACTCACTGCATAGTATTTATGGTGAAAGAGGGTAGTAAAGGTAGTCAAAATATGATAAACAATGCTAAGAAATATGATTTAGGTTTAAAGGTAGTGCTGTACTAATGAAAAGCTCTCAATTAAAGGTATTAACATCCAGTAATAGTGATGAGCATAATACTCCTGAATATCTAATAGAAGCAGCTAGAGAAGTTCTAGGACATATTAATTTAGACCCTATGTCTAATCATTCAGCTAATAAAACAGTAAAAGCTGAGAGATATTTTACTAAAGAAAATGATGGTTTATCTTTAGCTTGGTTTGGTACAGTTTGGTTAAATCCTCCGTTCTCTTTAATAGATAAAGCAGTCCCTAAACTAATTAGTGAATATGAAGAAGGAAGAGTTAGAGAAGCTGTTATTCTTTTAAAATCTGCTGTTGAGACTAAAACTTACCAATTACTTTACCCTTACCCCTTCTGCGAGTTAAATAAGAGAGTTAAATTTATCCCTGGAGACTTAACTAATGTAGAGCTATTTATTGCTACTTTTCACTTATTAGTTACTTATAAACTATATAGATTAGCTCAATTTTTTCTTAAAGAGTACGAGTTAAAAAAGTTTAGTGATTCTTCACCATTTGCTACTACTCTTTTCTATTTAGGGAGTAACTATTATAAATGGAATAAAGTGATGAGTAAGTATGGTAGAGTACATCCTGGTAATGACCTATTTACTATATTAGTTATGATATCTAATATTAATGAACTTAAAAATTTAGGAATAAAATAATGTCAGACTTAATTGCTAGAGCTAAGGAATTTGCCAGTATAGTTCACAGAAATCAAAAGTATGGAGAACTACCTTATATTTCTCACTTAAGAGATGTCTATTCTACTCTTAAAGGTTTATTTAAAGTAAAAGATGAAGTTATATTAGCATCTGCTTGGTTACATGACTCAATAGAAGATTGTTGGGTTAGCCATGAGACATTAAGGATTCAATTCGGTAAAGAAGTAGCAGATATAGTTTATGCAGTCACTAATACTCCAGCTAAGAATAGAGTAGAAAGTCTAAAGAAAACTGCTGAGAAAATTAAGACTAATAGAAAAGCTCTGATGGTTAAATTGGTAGATAGGATAGTTAATACAGAGTGTAGCTTAGACGATAATCCTAAGTTATATAAAATATATAAGAAAGAGTTTCCTTTATTTTCTGAACTCTTAAGAGATAAGATGGAGGATAATTTTACTATTTTGTATATGTGGGAGTATTTAGAAGCTTTATATACTCAAGAAGAAGAGCTAAGCTTAGAAGATATTCAACTAAGAGTAAAAAAAGAATAAACAATGCAAAATAATAACACTCTAAATATTTGTCAAGGTTTATCTGTATTCTTAAGTATTATTCCTAATACTAAAATCTTAGCTAATAAGGGAAGTATAGATATTGTACTACCTTTAAGCATTAGTGAATTAGAAGTATTAAGAACCTTAGAATTTTTAGGCTGGGAACAGTTAAGCGATTTTAGTTGGAGGTATTGGCTAGAAAATCTTAATCGGTATGATACTTATAATTACTCTTGTAATGAGAGTTCTTACTATGACTTGGCTTATCAAATGGTAGAGGAACTATTATATGACAGTTAAATTAGTTAGCTTAACTCAACCAGTAATAAAGATTGAAGGTAAAATTCCTACTCCTGAGCAATATATTGTATTTATAGCTCGTGTGTCAAACCCCAAAAATCAAAATAATCTAGATACTGCAAATAAGCTTCTTAACTACTGTGTGAGAAAGTCTCATTGGTCTATATTTGAACAAGTGGACATGACAGTTGAGATAGTTACCAGTCAGGCAATTTCTGCTCAACTATTGAGACATCAAGCTAAATTTCAACAGTTTTCAGCAAGATATGCAGAGGTAGAATCTTTAGAGCCAATAGAATTTAGACTTCAAGACGACAAGAATAGACAAAATAGTTTAGATAGAATAGCTCGTGTGAGTGAGGAAAGTGTTGAACTATACACTGAAAATTTCTTAAATCTTATTAATAGTGACAGTTATGATGATACAGATAGAATAGAAGAAATATTTGATGAGGTTCAAGAGCATTTAAGTAATAGTCTTAAACTATATAAACGCTTATTAAAAAAAGGAATAGCTAAAGAAACTATTCGCTTCCTTCTACCTACTACAATGACTACTAGACTTTATATGAAGAATAACCTTAGAAACTGGATTCACTATATTCAAGTACGTGCATTAGGAGAAGGAGTACAAAAAGAACATAGAGAAATAGCATTACAGATTCAAGCTATATTTAAAGAACAATTTCCAGTAATTTCTGAAGCTTTAGGGTGGGTTTAATATGATGGAACTTATGTTGATTATCTTTCTTCTCATGCTGTTAATGTTGGTATTTTAAAAAAAATATGACTAACTTAATTTTTATCAAAGAATGGATCGAAGCTCTTAGAAGTGGAGAGTATCAACAGGGACAATCCTATTTAAGGAGTAGAGATAATAAGTTTTGTTGTCTAGGAGTTCTCTGTGACCTCACTAACAGGATAGACTGGGAAGCGCTACTTGAAGAAGATGATTGCTGTACTATTTTAAATGAAGAGAGTGTATTACCTAAGAGTATTCTAAACTTATTGGACTTAGAAGAAAGAACACATCTTTTTAAAATCAGCTTAGAAAATCCAAAACTAATAGAAATACTAGAAGAAAATTATAAAAAAGAAGATAGAGTTAATACGTGGGGTTATTATAGTTTAGCTGAGTTAAACGATGTTTGGGAATTAGACTTTAATCAAATAGCTGATATCTTAGAAGAAGAATTCCTAAAATAAAAAGAAAGAGGTAGAGTCTTAGTTGATTTCTACCTCTAATTATTTACTAAATATTTTCTGTAGCTTCTTGATAAGCTCTATCTACTTTCTCTTCCCAAGTTCCTTTTCTATAGGAGAAAATTTTATTCTTAACGTCTCGGTAAGTTTGCATTAACGCTCTGTCCTTAGTGTGTTCATGATTAATACCAATAGCTTGATTTAACCAAACATCGTCTTCTAAATCTGTCATAGGGAGTTCTCTAGCTTCTTTAGCAGTATATCCGAATACTAATTTTGTCACTCTATCATGGACTGCACTTGGATTCATTTTCGAGCCGTAACACGCCCTTTGAAAGGTGTTGTGAGCATCCTTAGCATTTATCCTTAAAGCTGTAATAAGAGCGTCATCAGTCAATTTGTGAACATCTGAGAGGGTTTCTAAAGTGAGAGTTCCAAATGCTTTTCTAGCTCTGAGTTCTAAAGATTCTTGAGCCAATGCAAAAATAATAGCAGATGCTTTTTTATCACCTTTCTGACACCAATACATCAGATATTCTAAGGCAACGTCACAGGATAACAATTTATATCTAGCGCCTGTTTCATCGGAAAATTCCGAGGGGGTAAAAGCCTTACTATAACTAGCTTTGAAGGCTCTAGAAGTTAAAAATTCCGAGGGGCTAGAAGGAGGTTTTGCTACTAATTCAGCTACAGAAGTCAGTGAGTAAAAATACTCGTTAGTGTCATTATCCAAAAATACAGTTGCCTTAAAACCACCAATTTGAGCAGAAGTCTTAGTGAACATAATTAGCTTTTCTCTTCAGTACCTTTATAGTTTAACTTTATAGCTGCTAAACAACAAATACAAATTTCTTATGATTCCCGTCTAAAGTATAATTAAACGTTATGAAGAAAAAGGTACGAGTCCAAAACCTTTATAGAGATGGAAGTTTAATCATTCTTATTATAAAAAGGTACGAGTCCAGATGATAACTAAAGAAGAGCTAGAACTATATCGTGAATTGGCAAATACACTAAACTCTAAAGTACAAAATAGTAGCGATTATAACTATCAAGTTACGGTCACAGATTACTCTAATTTAGTAGATGAGTTACTGAGTAGATTAGAAGAATGTGTTTATAAAGAAGAAAACACTATTGAAGCTTTAGAAGAGATGATTAATTTTGAAGAAAGTAGTTTTATCCCGAATAATGACATGAAAGCTTGGCTACTATCACTAGGAGATTGGTAAAGTTTATGGGTAGAAAGTAAACTACATCTAAAGCTCTTGTTGCATTTGAGATTGTTGATCTAATTGCTTAAGTGCTTTAGCTTCTTCAATCTCTTTCTCAGTTTGTAGTGGAAGTCCTAAAAATCCTCTAATTCTATTGTTAATAATTGGGTCATCAGGGGTAAAAATTCCCATTGATATAGCAGTAAATATAGATTGTAACTGTTGCATTTCAATTCCAGGATCGGAACTAGAATCAATAGTAAATCTACCATAATCTTTCTGTTTACCAAAATTAAATAGGATAATTGGTTTACATACTTTTTCTATAATCTGGTCTTGGATTTGAGTTACAATTACTTCAACTGTAGCATCTAACAAAGTGGACTGTTTTGCTGATAAAGTAGCTACTCCTAATGCTCCTGAACCTTCCTCGAATACTAGAGTAGGAATACCGAAACTTCTCATAATATATTTATCTAATTGTTGAAGTGCGTTATTCCAGAACTGAGAACCATCAGGAACAGTAATAGGAAAAATATCATTAGCTTTATCTGTTACTAAGACTGAATGATTTTCCAAAGCAACTAACTTCTCAAATAGGGCTTGAGCAGCATTCTTTCTAATAGGTTTTCCGTCACTTCCCATAAGATGATTCCCATAAGCATCAGTAACAGTAGTATTAGTAGTCACATTGCTATCTACTTTACCTATTAAAATGCCAGTAGCTAAATTTCTTCCCGAAAGTACCATATCAGATAAAATTGCAAGCTTAGCTCTAGAATATTTATAAGCTCTTTTACACTCTGCCGAACCAAAAGGATCGTTAAAAGTAGTGGAGGAGGAGTTAGTTACGTGAATAACTTTTTTATAAGGGACATAGATATTAGAGTTATTTCCATCATGGTAAAGAACGTGTTCAATATTCCCCTTACAACCTTTAAATTTAACTTTCTCTAAATCTAAAACATAGATAGAATCTAAGACTAAAAACATCTTATCTATCTTAAAGTTAATTTCAGCTACTGAGAAACCTAATGCAGAACAAACAGCTAACTCTCCTACATTTTTTTTAAGAGTGTCTTTCATATTAGCAAACATAGACTGCATAAACTCAGTTATTTCAGGTTTAGTATGCTGATAAATTCCAAAAGTGTTAGAAGCTCTAAGACATTTTATATCTACACAAGCTTTAACTACTGGGTCAGAATGTAACATCCTAAGATATTCAGCTAAAGATACATCATCTACTCTACTAATTTCTTGTACAGTATTTTGAGATAAACGAGAGATTTTACTACTATGATTCGTGGTATAAAGTGATTCTTGAAAACTACTATTCATTGCTAAGATAAGATTTATTATTCTACTAAGACTTTAACATAATATATAGGAGACTATTTTATGGGACTTAATATTAGTCACAAAACTTGGGTTGGCAGTTATGGAGCATTTATGGCTTGGAGGAAAAGAATAGCTCAAGTAGCAGGATTACCACCTTTAGAACTTATGGAAGGATTCTATAAACCTTTGGAAACTGGTATGCCTACTTTATGGACTTCTTCACCACCAGACAGAATATTACAAGAGTTAGATAAAAATTTACCTATTAAATGGGAGTGTCTTAGACATTCTTCTTTAAATTTACTATTAAGTCATTCCGATTGTGATGGTACAATTTCTTGGAAATATTGTAAAAAAATAGCAGATTGCTTAGAACTTTTAATTGACCTCTTACCAGTAGAAGAAGGAGAGACAGAATATTCATGGAATTGGATAGAGAAGACTGAAAAATTTGTAAAAGGGTTAAGACTTTCTTACCAAAATAAAGAAGATTTAATATTTAGCTAGGAGAATTACTATGAGAAAGATTGAAGAGCAAATGATTAAAGCTATTCAAAATAAGAAAGAGTGGAAAAACAGTAATACCAGAGTAATTGTTATTAAAGATGAGCCTATAAACAAGGAATATCCAGTAGATGACATATATATTACCCTATTTGATCGTACTATCGCCCAACTACTTAGTGGAAAAGAATTATTAGTAAAAGACGCGAGATATCAGACTGCGACTACTAAGAGTAGATTAAATGCTATACTATTTACTTATAAGTTACCTCGTATTTATCAAGAGAATTATCAGTGGTATATTGGAGATGAAAAATGGGAAGGTCAAAAAACTTTTAATTTAGGGTAAAAAATATCCTCTAAGATTTAAATTAAGTCCTAGAGGATAAATTATTACTAACCTAGTTGTACATTTTCAGTGAGTTCCAAATAAGCTCTATTAATTCTATCAATATAAGTTCCTTTCCTATAGGAGATAAATCTTCTCTTAATAGCTTGATATAGATTCATTAGGATTGGTTCTTCATGATGGTTGATTCCTATTTCTGAATCTTCCCAAATCTCATCTTCAAAGTTAACTTCTGGTAATTCTCTAGCTTCTTTAGCAGTATACCCGAATACTAGCTTAGTTAAATAGTCGTGAACAGTAGAAGGTACAAAACCTAACTGCCAGCAAGAACGTTGAAATGCACAATGCTCGTCTTTAGCTTCTCTTCTAGCTTTAGTAACCAGATATTCATCAGATAGCTTTTGAACTTGAATGACTTTCTCGACTGTTAATTGATTAAATGCTTTAGCTGCTCTGAGTTCCAAAGACTCCTGCATCAAAGAAGAGATTACTTTAGCTGCTTCTCCATTACCTTTAGTACACCAATACATAAGATAACTTGAAACTACTTTGCACGGAAGTAATTTGTAGTCTTGATTTTTTTCTGTAAAAGTGTAGGGCTGAAAACTCTCTCCATACATAGCTTTGAAGGACTTAGAGGTAAGAAAGCGTAGGGCTGAATTATCAGGTTTTCCGATTAAAGCAGCAGTTGAGGTCAATGAGTAAAAGTAATCATTTGTTTCAGATACAAATACATCAGCAGAGGTTGAACCAATTTGAATAGTAGATTTATTGAAGTCCATAAAAATTATTCTTTTTAACTTTACTACTCTATTATAGTACAAGGCAATTACTAATTTTCATTTCGTAACATTTCTTTACATTTAAAGAGAATACTAATGCTCAATCAAGAAGCAACGCAGAAATCTCTTAGCGAATTGAGAAGATTAAGCGGGTTAACCTGGGAACAGCTTGCTAAATTATTCAATGTTTCACGCAGAAGCCTTCATTTTTGGGCAAGTGGGCAACCATTGTCT